GTTTTAATATCATTTATTGTACTTGTTTCTTTTATTGCAAAAATTGATTTTAAATCAAAGCCTGAATCAGGTCTATATTTATTTTGTTCTTCAAACCGATTTATTGTTTCTTCTTGAAAATCTGCTGAAATAAAATACAAATCAGGAAATCCAATATATGCTTTAGCCATTGTTTCAAGAGTTTCGCCATTCTTCTTCCTTTTTTCTACAATATTTGTTACTAATTCCTTTCCAAATCTATTTTCAAGATTTATTATAGAAGATTCTTGCTCATCAGAAGTTGCTAAAGCCCTTGTTGATAAAACATCTGTATAATCCCAAATAAATGTATTCTCTTTTTGTATTTGATATTCAAATAGAATATTATAATATGTCGCAGTTAAAAATATAAATGGTAGTTTATAAAATGAATATGTTTCTATTAGTTTTTCTATTTGTAGTTTAGTTTGTTCACCCACACCTGTTTTATGTGCTTCATCAAAAAATAATAAGCCAAGTTGATCTTTTCCACTTACTAAATCAAATAAGAAATCTCTTTTTTTTGATGCAGATGTTTTTTGAGTTTGAAGAAGTAGTTGGGAGGAACAAAAAAATACTGAATGATCCTTATTTTTCCTTAAATCAGAAGTAGTTTTTACCTCAATAAAATCAAAGTTATTAAAATCTTGAAATTTATTTAATAATTCTTCTTCTATTTGAGGTTTAGTTTCATTAGGTGCTGCTGTTAGCCAGAATATATTTAATTTAGGTATTTTTGTTCTTGCAAGATATTCTCGAATAATTCCACCTGCAATATACGTTTTTCCTCCTCGTGGCAAAACTCCAATAAGATATAAGTTATTAGTGTTTTTTTCAATAGAATCACATAACCCTTTAACAATAATATCTTGATGAAGTTGTAAAGATAAAATTGGTTTTGCTCCTTCAATAAAATACTGTGATTCAAGTGCTTCTTTTGGTGTAATATTTTTAAGACTAGCAAGTTCAAAGATACTTCTTCTTATTTCTTCCAAAAAAGGTTTTACATCTTCTTCATATCCAAAAAAAGTATTTGCAATTTCGCGCACATATTGACGATATGATCTATTATGAGCAATCTCAAAATCTCTTTTACTTTTTAAAAATACAATAATACCAAATGGCTTTTGTTCAGCAGATGTTATTTGTGACTTTGAAATTGTATATAGTTTTTCCAAATCATAGTGTTCAGCATTTTTTTCATCTTTATACCATTTTACACTCATAAGATAAGTTTTAATATCAATAATATTTTTATCAATATTGCATTCAACCTCACAATAAGGAGCATCTGGTTTTACATCTTTACTAGATTCATTAAATTTTACAAGTGTTATATCACTCACACCTGAGCCTTTTGATGCAATACATTTCATACTTTGTAGTGCTTGTTTTGTATCATTATATCTTTTACCTCCTTCGATTCTATCCATAAATCTATAGTTTCCTCCATTTGTTGGATTAACATCTTTTATTCCACCAAAAAAAACAAAAAGACGTGCTAAAACTTCAAATATATCAGTTCCTGCCTTTGCTCTTCCTTCTGATAATTTAAATGAAACCATATCATCAATAGAGATTTCAGGATTAATAAATACAGAATTTAAAAATTCATAATTTGTAGTATTATTTGAAAGACCATAAAGACCTACCGGGACTGAATTTCTCTTCTTTTTTAATTCTCTTACTCGTTTTTCAATTAGTTCTAAACTTGCAATAGGCTCTTTTGTACAAGGATCAAATAGTTTTTGGCATTCATCTACGTTTTCTTCTTCAGTATTACTATTGTCTTCTTCAGTATTACTATTGTCTAATAATTCATCGCTAGCAACTGCAGGAACAGCCTTAGGAGCTACTGCAGGAACAGCCTTAGGAGCTACTGCAGGAACAGCCTTAGGAGCTACTGCAGGAACAGCCTTAGGAGCTACTGCAGGAACAGCCTGAGATAATACCTCATCAATCTTAAATTGAATCTTGTAGTTCTTAATAATCTCAGTCTTCTTTGCATTAATCTTATCCATCTCACCCTTTACCTCTAATTTTGCAAGTTCATTTGCTGAAATAATTAAACTAGGTTTTGCATCTTTCCATTGCTCAGCAGATAAGGGTAGGGCAACCATAATTTCTTCTTTATATTTTTTTAGTAGAACTGCCCTTGATACTAACTTCTCAGACATTCCCTCTATTAAATAAATCAAAAATTTATTCGGAGAAGAAATTTATTGAGTAGACTTTGCAGCCTCAAGAGCCTCCAGGCGTGTCTGAAAATCCTTGAGAACATTCAGAATTGGCTCAAGAAAGGCGACTTTTTCGCTATCGTAGTAGGCTGCGAGTGGAACACTGCGACTATAGCGATTCTCCTGAATCCGCTGCTTCTTTTCACTAATGAAATTCTCCAGAATCTGGAGGGAATGCGCCTTCTTTTGAAGTTCCTTCTCAAGTTCAGCAATTTTCTGCGCTTCGAGATAGGCCATTCGCTGGCGTAGAAGTCTAAGTTCAGCTTCAAGTTGGCTCATTCTTTAAAATTCTATAGAATGGAAAAGGCTTCAAATTTATGATCTGTTAAAAATCTGGTATATCTTTTATATACCATAAACCCAGCGATTTATCCATTAAATTGGGAAAAGATTCTGTGCAGTTTTCACTTAGTAATTCAAGAGGAGGAGGAAAATTAAAAGGTGCATTAAAAAGTGATACAGGGCGCCATCCGCCAACATCAATATCTGTAAATTGTCTATTAATAAATGTAGTTGTTAATAAATATACAGCTTTACTCTTTTTAATATTTCGCAAAGCCTCTATAATTTTATCAAATGAAAAATGAACAAATAAATCTCTGCAAAAAATAATATCTATTTTTTCTGGAAAAGTATCTTTTGTAAGATCAAAGTGTATAAATGTATGTGTATTAAAATTCTCTTTATTTTTATTAATAAGTGGCAATACAATATCAGCGCCAATATATGTTGGGATGTGTTGAACTATTGTTTTAAACCAATTAAAATCACCACACGGAACATCAAAAAATACAGTAATTTTATATTTTTTTACTATAAAAAGTATAGATTCTTTAATTTGCCTGGTTTGTTCTTGTGATGAACCACCGCCTGATAGTGATTCAGAGTTTCCCCAACAATTATTTTGAAAATAGTATGTAAATACCGATTCCATTTTTATTGCTTATTTTTCATCTTTTAGACCAATGGCTAGACACTATTATTCTAGATAGTCTCCATAGACCTTCATGGCGGCTTTCATACCGGGCGTTTGGTACTTATGATATTTTGCTCGGTAATACATTGTGCGCGCAACTTGGCGCGCCTTTTTACGGGTTGCACGGGCCAGCCGTTTCAGAGTGGCACGCGCCTTTTTCGCGGTTCCATATCCGGCTCTGAATTTTGGCGGATGTTTGGGGTCATTGAAGACGGCCATCCGACTCTATCTATTCTTTTCTTTTTATTAGAATAGAAGTATATAATGGAGCCCGAATTTAACAATACGAATTTTTATATATTACCAGAGAATGATGGAGTTTTTCGTATTATTTCAGACCCAACAAATTTAGAAGAACTAAGCATAGTACTTATTGGTCGAGATCAGAAAACATACCATATTCCAAATGCTCGTATTTTGCGTGAGCCTGAATCAGGAGAATACCTCCTAATACTTCCTAATAGTATATTTGATAATACTAGTACTTTTGGATCTCCTTATGATGCTCATACACTTTTCTCACGAATAGTCTTTGAAGGAGATCCAGTTTATCAAGTTTCTTATAATATGTATACAAATGGGCGTATTAAACGAATTAAGAGTATACCAACGGGTGGTTTTCGTCACACATATCATAAAGTACAAAGAAAGACCCGTCGTGCGCGTAAGCACCGTCGCCGTTCAACGCGCAGAAAGCACTGAATCCCTGTCTTATAAATTTCTGGGTAAAAAGTATAGAATGCCAGGTAATATTAAAGTATTATCTGACATCACTTTTAGTATATTTCCCATGAAGTGATAACTGCTACTTTGGCATCCTTGCCCTTTACAGACCAGGTATCCCAGTTATCAATATGTAGAGATTCACCTGAAAGAATCTTGCCAAACGCATGTTTTGTTTTTTCAGGCGAGCAATTGTAGACGATCCACGGTCCGCTCTCCTCAAGATAGGGAAGCTCCTTAAGAATATTCAATGACCAATGGTCCTTAACATCAGTTAACTTTCCAGACTCTGTATACGTAAATGTACGTTCACAAGTCTCTTGAGTATGCGTGACATATCCAAGAACGTAGTCATTAGGATGAGCAAGTAGTTCCTGCTGGATTGGTGTAGTGAGTGAATAGGGTAGAATTGTAAATTTAATGTCTTCACCTCTGCAAACCACTGTAGCCATTTTATACTGAATATACACTATTATATTTTAGACCATTCAAATTTTATGGTTTGCAAAATTTGAATTTTACTTAAAGCATTTGTACTTGCAATCTTATAATGGATTTTACAATAGAGCAAGAGGCTATTTTAGCCGATGACTGCTCAAGTATTAAAATTCTGGCTGGAGCAGGCTCTGGAAAAACGACAACAATGGCTCACTATGTGAAAAAACAGATTACGTCTGGACGTACTCGTGAAGAGGCAATCTGCTTTATTACCTTTACTCGTTTCGCGGCTGAAGAAATCAGAAAAAAGGTACGAATTATTCTTGGGCGTCACACATATATTCTAACTGGAACATTTCACGCTACAATGTTTAAACTTCTCAAACAAGCAGGTCTGAAACAACATGAAGGTGAGTTTCTTTATGATAATTGTATGGAAGAATCTGTTAAATTCTTTCATACTCATCTACGAAAGGGAACTCCTGCACTTGTAAAAGTCCTTCAACAATATAGACTTCTAATTGTAGATGAATTTCAAGATTTGGATGAACTTCAATTTATCTTTGTAAAACGTTTTAAAGAACTTCAACCAAATCTCCAAATTATTGCAATTGGAGATCTCGCGCAAAATATTTACAGATTTCGCGGAACTTCAAATGAATTTCTCCGAACTCTTCTTCAGCGGGAAGTGATTCCAAATATTCGCTCATTTAATCTAACTACGAATTTTCGAAGTTCTAAGGCAATTCTTCGATTTGTAAACTTTGTCTTTCAGCCTGAAATAAAAGATGGTCATATTCTCCCTATGGAAGCCCCATTTAACGGCAATGAAGGCACAAAACCGAAGTATTTTGAGTTTGCCGTGAATCCTGGAAAAGGTATGGGTGAATATGAAGAAAAAGTGGCAAATGAACTGATTCCTGTGATTCTCAGAGCAAAAAAAGAGTTCAAATCAGTTGTCTTCATCTTTCCAATTATTAAATGTTCATCCTTCCAATTGATTACTGCTCTTCTACGCCAGTATAGCAGAAAACACGAATTTGCCTTTGACCTTCATCAGATTGCAAAAGAGGATGAAACCTCTACAACTGTAGCGTTTGGCTACAATCCTCGTGATCCTAGTTCTCCAATTCAATTCTCTTCCTTTCACGCTTCAAAAGGGCTTGAATGGGATATTGTGGCTATGATAAATGCAACAGATAGTATGTTTGAACTTCGTGATGGAGAAGTTGAATCAGAGGCACATTATGCAGAGAAAACAAACCTCTTCTATGTTGGAACAACACGCGCAATTGAAGAAATATATATCTTTGCAAACGCAAATATGGGTGGTCGTATCCGACTTCTTGCAAGACATGGAGATAATTTGAGTAAAGTCGTTGATATTACCCAATGGGGGACTGAAGAGAAGGAGTTTGAAAAGAAAACAAAAAAACCAATTGGTGTTAAATCACTTCTAGGGAGATTTGCATCATATCCTGATTTAAATAAGCGTGTTCATAAATGTAGTGAAAATATTATTTCTTCAGGTAAGTCTGGTTGGAATATTCTCTTTGAACATGTCTACAAAGAAATGAAAATGCGGAACCGTGAACTTGCATTTGGAACTTATATTGACTGGAAACTTAAGCAAATGCTCTGTTCTGGGAAATTGAAGACTTTCCAAGATATTCTTATGGAAATTCTGCGATGTGTGAAATCAATTAATTGGAAAACAAATCGACATGATTCTCTTGAAGAGATTTCAATGAGGCGTGCAAAACTGGATGTTCTCTTTATGAATAGTAATAATGAACCGTGTCTGGCACTAGACCGATTTGTATCTGCATCGAGGTGGCTTGGAATGTATCAAACAAAACAGTTTATGTGTGTACCTGCGGTTAAGGAGATTTACTGGAAAACGGAAAGGCTCTTGATTGAAACTTCCGATAAAAAGGATAAAAGTATTGAGGATGAATATATTCTTTCACAATCTACTGATTTCTATCTACGAGGAAATACACAGGAGATTGAGGCGGTGACAATGCCGAAAAACTATTATTCTGGTCTACCCAATGGATTTGAAGAGTTTGTGGCACTCAATCAAGATGGAATCTGTGATGTTGTAGTTGATTGTTTGAGAAGTGTTGGTTCAGGAATGGGACACCTTGAGGGTGATATTGCTCTGGAAACTGAGTCACTAATTATTGGCGAGGCTGATATGTGGACTCAAGAGTGTGGCGGTGTTCTATTAGAAATCAAGTGCGGTACGGCAAAAGAAGTTGCAGATTTGCGTGATACAGGAAACTGTAAAAATCTTCTACAGGTTCTTGCATATGTTGCAATGGGCCGGCATGGGGTCATTCCATTAAAAACTCGATGGGCCTTTCTCTTGAATCCTTTGACGGCGGCATGGGAGAGATATGATTTGAATAGTTGGTCTATAGAGGAATCGAGGGAGTTTATGGATTGTTTGGAAGAGTTGCGTGAACGGGGCTAATCAACAAACTCATATGGTTCATTTACCACCGCTTTTTTCTTAATAATAATTTTTGGTTTATTCATCTTCTCATTCAGGCAATCCACTTTTGCTTCAAGTTTCTGCAATCTTTCATTTATATCTTTAAGAATTTCTAGAATAGGATCTACTTTAGGAGGAGATAGAATAACCCTTTCCTCTTCAGCATCAATTTTTAACATTTTTTTCTTGTCTTTCAATTCGGCTCTATATTCCCTCTTTTCAATTGCATCAATAATGACATCTCGATCAAGACCAGTAAGTTGAATAATTTCACTAATAGGCTTCTTATCATTAAGATAATACTCTGCGGCAATACCACGCAACTTAGATGTAATTCCTCCAAGAGTTCTCTCATGTTCTGTAGCAATTTCACTTATTGATTTCTTATTACGGATAGAAGTCAGAAGTTTTAAGACTTCTTCATCATACCATGTCTTTCCCATACGACCTGGATATTTGCTCTTATCTAGTCCGCGAATGGTAGTTTGCATTTGCTACTTATACAAAAACAACAGTATAAGTTCAAATTTTTTGATAGATAAATTTGAACTTTATATTTATATATATTTATTTTAAATGTCATTCTATGCTGTAGCCAAAGGTGTAAAAATAGGTATATTTAATACTTGGGCAGAGTGTGCTTCCTACACACAGGGTTATGGAGGTTCTGTGTATAAGAAATTTAAAACAAAGAAAGAAGCAGAAAAATTTATTGAAGATTGTACAATCAAACTAGAGAATCCACCTGTAAAGAAACCCAAAGAAGAAAAACCAGTTATTGAAATAAATCCAGATGGCTATCTCCATGTAAAAGGCAAACAAACGGCGCCACCGCATCTCCTCCAATTTGACGGCGCGTCCGATCCGAATCCAGGCCCATCAGCCGGCGGCGCCGTTCTCTTTCATCCAGGAACGACCGACCCCGTTTTCGAACGCTACGAATTTATCCCCCACGCGACAAATAATGAAGCCGAATATAACGGACTCATTATTGGTCTCCAAGAGGCTGCCGATGCAGGGATTAAAAATCTTCTGATTGAAGGGGACAGTAATCTGATTATCAACCAGTTCGCCGGCACCTGGAAAATCAAGGCACAAAATCTAGCCAGCCTGCATAAAAAGGCCCGAGCCCTCCTCTCCCATTTCGATTTTGTGGCTATTAAACACATTCCGCGTGAAAAAAATGCGCATGCGGACCGGCTCACGAATGAAGGTGTTGCACAGAAAGACTCCGTTCTCAGGCTGTTTGAATCTTAATCCTCTTCTGAATCAAGTTCATTTCCATCTGTATCCGTTCGCGCATAGCAATCTGGAGAATAATGCCCTGTGCGGCCACAACGATAACAAGCACCAGACTTCTTTTTTGGCTGGCTCTTTTTACCACAACGCCGTTCATGCTTTTCACATTCCTCTTCATCTGAAAACTCAGCATCACAGTGGTCACACCCCCAGATATCTTCCTCTTCTTCCTCCTCTTCATCAAACTCATTTCCACTTACATCTGTTCGTGCATGACAAGCCGATACAAAGTGCCCCCCACGACCACACCGTGTACATTTATCTGTGGCTGCCCAGAGTTCTCGTTTTAGTGATTCCTCCTGAACTTCATCAAGTTCCTCAGTCACATAGGCTCCGCCGCGCACATTTTCAATGCCGTGTTTCTTCATATATTCCTTTGTATACTTATCTTCATCAAATGGGCTTGCATTAGGAATTACCTTCTCCAAAGAAACAGGCTTATACTTTTTCGTCCAAGCGGAACCTTTCCCATCCAGATGTTGCTGATATCGCTCCATTGGATTTGCTGATTTTCCAACATAATACTTTCCAGAACGCAACTTCAGAATATAGATATTTGTAGACATTTTTTTGTTTGATAAAAAAATGCAAATAAAGTTCAAATTTTTAAACCAGTCTAAAAAAATACACTATAAAGTTCCATGGAAGAAACCAATCGTCTTATTCTTGAAGACCTGGTCCAAGCATATAAAAATCAATACGGGGAGGACAATTGGGCGAATAATCTCACACGCAATCTTCGTCCATCACCAAACCAAGCCATTGCAGATAAATACGGCGTTTCAAAGAATCGTGTTATTCGTCTAAAACATGAATTGTGGAAACTGGGTGTTATGATGCGAGGATTAGAGAATCTACCCGAACCACAATTAGACTAAATTTGAAATATCCACTAACCCAATCCTACCACAAATCATGAATAACACCATCAGCCAGATTGAAATTTCTCTAGAGAAGCCTATCACGGTGCCTCTCTATACCTTCATTGCGCTTGGTGCGGGCATCTTTGCGCTCTTCACTGCACTCTGTTGTACATGCTGCTGTAACCGTGTAGTCTGCTGTTGCCCTTGGCGGCGTGTACCTATAGAAGCACCTGAGGCACAGCCGTATCAGCAGCCGCTCATCATTGGGGCTCCACCCGATTCATCCAGAATGGTCCTCAGATCGCGTGAAATTGTAGGTCGGCGTCGTGGGGCTACAGCGGATGTATAAAATAGCAAGATTCTGTACTCAGACTGTTTGAATAGCTTCCGCGTACTTAACTACAAAGAAAAAAACACGCAGTAACTATGTATCACTGGTATTACATCTGGAGTCCAAAATATGAGATTTTTCATCAGATTCTCTCATCGACTCTCGTAGATGCATCAGGGATTATTCTACATCCAATTTTTGCCAAACAGTCGTATTTTACACCCACCTCCAAAGACGGGCATTTTTTCTCAGGACTCACAATTAAACAATTTGTCATTGAAAAGGCGCTTCGCGAACACAAGGGCGAACATATTATTGTATCCGACGCAGATTTAATTATCCTACAAAAAGATAAAATTGCAGAGTATCTCAAGGAGTACGAACAAAATGAGATAACCTGTATGAAAGATACAGTTGATACGGATACATATAATATGGGATTTATGTTTCTTAAAAGTACAGAATCTACAGCCGACTTTTTTTCTAACATTACAAGGCGAATTAAAGAAGAAAATGGCCACGACCAGATGATTCTAAATGAAGAACTCCCCTCATTCCCTGGATCACACGGACTTTTTTCACTTCCAGAATTTGTTCAATCAAATATGAATGAAGAGATTATCCATGAGACTATTCTTATACAATGTCTCTGTACAGTAGGCGCAACAAGTGATCATATACTTGTTGAAAAACTATTCTCTATCTCAGTCTTACTTGACATCACTGAATTTAAACAATATATACCAAATTCTGTACTATCTATACTAATTAAATATACCCAAGAATTTGACCCCTTAAATTATATTTCAGCTTGGGAACTTTGCGTTTAAAAAATATTATTTATTAAATCTTGTTTTACAAGAAGAGATATAATGAAAAATCTCATTTATCTCTGTGTCTTTTATAATAAAAAATATATCCAACTCATTGAACTTTTTCTCAGTTCTTACGCACTTTTTTGCACGGATTGTCATGAAATAACTGATATTTGTATTATTACAGATGAAACTTTTGTAGATGATTTAAATCAACTTTCTGCAAATCTGGGCCTCCAGATAAAACTCTGGATTTATCCGCCAAGCTTTATTCATGATTTTAAACATAAAATATTTATTTCAACTTTAATGAGATATTATATTTTTGATTGGCCTGACATTAATAATTATGATACAATTCTCTATTGTGATACAGATATACTTTTTCATACTCCATTAAAAAATATATTTACGTGTATTCAAGACCCTACAAAAATCTATACGCTTAAGGAGGGCTATCTTAATGAAGACTTTTGGGGCGGACATGATATATTTGATTTTACCGGTAGCGATTCCGAAATAAATTCAAGAAGTTCAGGAATCTGTTCGGGTGTTTTTCTCTTTAAAAATAATTTAACAACTCGCCTGTATTTTGCAGAATTTACTCAATTTGTTTTCCAGAAAATATCTGTTCCTGGAAATAAAATTCCAATCTGTTACGATCAACCGTATTTTAATTATTTCTGTTTTAAGAATAAAATTAATGAAAATGAAACACTTTCGCATTACGCAATTAATCGTTGTAAAGAAATTGATGGACATGGAATCTACCATTATCCAGAAGTTCATTTAACATTAAAATATAATGATATGATTTTAATGTTAACCAACATGATTACTTCAAGTCCATGTGATCATCTACTTGTAAATAAAGTACATATATATTTACAAAATGGTCTTACGTTTCTTAATTCCTATAATGAAGATACAGATCCATTAGCTAAATATTCAACCTATGATATTATTTCTAAGGCGTAGCAAAAACTCAGTTTGTCCGTTTCATATGGTGCTTTGTGCGACCCTTTGAAATCTTGCGTTTACTACGCGTTGTACGAAGGGTTGTGCGCCTCGCGCGGGCACCGCCTTGCCCCGCAGGGGGCGCGGCAGCAGCCACAGGAGCAGGCAGTGCACACAACTGTTTATTTAAGTGACACCTGAAGTCGGCATCTTTTAGAGCAGCCGCATAGAGTTCATCTACATATGCACTCTTCTGTTCGGGCGTTTTGACACCAGCATCACCCACCTTGTGCCAGCTGTATGTATCCGCAAGCAATGCTTTTATTTTTCCTTCCGTAACCGCTGCTGTCGCTTTATTTGCATCAGATCGTTCATTCTTTTTTCCCTTCTTAAATTTCTGTTCTTCACCACTTGCAAGAAGAGTATATCCATAGATGGCCGCAAACGAGCGTACAGGATTGTAATCAACTACAAAGGTCTCATTTTTTCCACGGCTCGGCGTGAGTGCACGATACATTTTCTGTATGACTGTATCTTCTGACTTATCATCGTTAAGTAAGAAAACAACATCTGTACACGGTAAACTGACTCCTGTACTGAGTTTTGAACCCGCAAGAACAATTAATCCTTTATAGTGGAGTTGAAGATCGTCCTCTATTTCTTGAATCTGCTGTTTGATATCTTTCTCCTTGGTGTTTTGAAGAAAACGAATACGCAAGGGAATATCTGGCTGTTCACCATATTTATAATTTTCCATAATAGATTTTTCTGCTTTGCTAGCAAGAGCCGGCTGATTTCCAAATAAATTCATGGCACGAGTATTTTCAGGGACTGCCGCAGCCGCAGCCGCAGGGCCAACTTCGCACACCTCATCTTCACCACCTTCATCTAAAATACATGCAACCTCATATGAATCAAACTTGCGATTTTCTAAGAGCATAGTTGCCCAAGTCTTCATGACCTTCTCAATACCTATTTTTGTACAGGTAGGTACAAACATAAGGATAGTATCATGATTTTCAAAACTAAAACGGCTCTCTGTAGTTTCCTGATGACAAAATACAGTAATATACTCAAGTGTGTTAGTTACTATATTTACAAGCCCTTCGATGCGAACTTTATCCATCTTTTCAAACATATCTTTGATTGGTATCATCCCTGCAGGCATATCATGTGAAATAAAATTCAGATTAGGAAAATTATGATAATCTCGTGCCATTGCACGAGGCGTTTCATCATTCTTAATTCTGTCTAGTATAATAGGTCCTACAAGCCCTTCACCAAAGCGTTTCTTCAGATTCAGAACTGCGGCATTTTCATTAATTGTTTGTTTCGCGGCAGTCCAGGCATCTTGTGCTTTTTCTAATTGCTGAAACTCTTCAGGCGATGAATGACTTATACTCTCTTCGAGTACATGTTCCTCGTGTATACCTGTTATATTTTCTGGAAGTTCATCCAGTTTTCTCGTCTGTTTCACATCCGTATAATCCCAAATAAATGTATTGTCACGCGTAAGTCCATAGTCCTCAATTGTTGAATAATAGGTCGCCGTGAGAAAAACAGTCGGTTTTACTCCTATTATACTCTCAATCTTCGCCTTGGTCTGTTTGCCACTGCCTGTTTTATGCGCCTCATCAAAGAAAAACATATCCGCATTTGTAATCATTCCTTGTAGAAATGCCTTGCCAGTTGAACTCGGATTGATGAGGAGTTGAGTGGAGCAGAAGATAACAGAATGCTTCTTTGTTGAGCGACACACCTCCTCTGTAAAACAAGTCGCACTAGGTGCAAACGGATAGCCAATAAAGACAAACTCATTTAAATCTTGAAATTTTTCAATTAAATCCTTGCCGACCTGTGATTTTGTCTCATTCGGTGTGGCAGTAATCCAGATAATATTTAGAGATTTCTCAGGATTTGCACGAAGAGTCTGTTTCATATAGTCACGAATGATTCCACCTGCAATGTAGGTCTTTCCTCCACGCGGTAATACACCCACTAAGAATTTAGTAGAGACTGCTGCGGCAGCACCTGCGCCACCAGGAGCAAGAGCCTCCGCAATTTTATTACAGACTCCAGTTACAATAATCTCCTGGTGAAGTTGAAGATTCAGTTTCGGTTTTGCCAGTGCCCCTTCATATTGATTTTCAAACTCTTGTATAGGTACTATATTATTTTGGCCTGCGTATCCTAAAATATTTGCACGAAATGATTCTAAGAAAGGTAGAACATCTTCAGTCACACTATAGATTTCTGGTTCTGCGTCACGGTCATCTTCATTTTTATAGTGTATTTCATCATCTGGATTCTCCACAAACATCATAACTCCCGATTCATCAATAATTGTATCTAAATTATCAAAGTCAAGATATATTCTGGTATTACCGCCAGTAAATTCACAATAAGGAGCATCTGTATTGGTAAATTGTCTAAACTCCAAGTGCCCCTTTAATTTATTAAAAGTGATAGCCTTTAAAATTTCTATTATTGAACTTGATATAAGAGTATTATATTCATCAAGGACAATAGTTGTTCTCTTTTTATTTAGAAGACAAAAGAGCAAAATTAACATTTTTCTGATATCAGCGTGTGGTTCAATCGTATAGAGTTCAGCAATTGTTTTTTTATCAACGAGTACATAGTTTGTTAAAAAATCATAGGCAGTCGTTGCATCGTCTATGGGGCGCACTTTTTCTCTTTCTTTCTCAAGAAGAGCACGAAGGGCAGCCTGCACTCCTGGAAGAGTTGCAGAGGCTAGTAATCGTTCAAGTTCTTCTACTTCAACAGATGACATTCTCCTTAGTCTGCGGATTTTTCAGCACCGGCCAAGAGTGGTTCTTTTGCTTGTCCCTGGGCGCCCTCTTTTGTCGGAGCCATCTCAACCATGGTACCTTCATCCACATACGTTCCATCCTTAATCGCATTAATATCCTTCAATAAATGCTTTGAAATGCCGTTGTTCGTTTTTTCAAAGACATTAATCAGACTGGCAAGTATATTAAATCCAACTCCAACCCATACAAGAAGTTTCATATCGTAGCCTGCGGCGATTGTCGTAGTTAAGATACCGGCAGACTGAACAATATGAAATAGATAAATGAGTGCCATGTTCCACTCATTCAGACATTTGCGTTTCTGCATGAACGCTTTCAAATCATTCAGTTTGTTCACCTCAAAAATTGTCTGAATTTCAGTATTTACATTTGGAACTGCGGACATTTCTTTCTAAACAGACTACAGAATGAAGCGTTCTAGAACAATAAAACTTAGTAAACGCAAAAATAAAAAACAGAAGTTGCATCGGAAAAGAACTCATAAAGGGGGGATGGTACCTGCTGGTCGTCAAGCTGTAGCAGTAGTTGGAGAGGCAGGTTCAGCAGCAGCATCAAGATTAGTAGGAGTAGCAAGATCTGCACTAAGTTCTATATTTGGTAGTAGGGGTTCTTCATCTGTGGCAGGTCCTGCTGCTGAAGGTGCTGCTGGTCGTGCTGCTGCTGGTGAAGCTACTGCTGGTCGTGCTGCTGCTGGTGAAGCTGCTGCTGGTCGTGCTGCTGCTGGTGAAGCTGCTGCTGGTCGTGCTGCTGCTGGTGAAGCTGCTGCTGGTCGTGCTGCTGCTGGTGAAGCTGCTGCTGGTCGTACTGCTGCGACAGCCTCTAGTTCCGCGCTACCATTTGGTCGCGGCCCTTCTCTCGCCCCTGTTTCCGGTGGTCCATACATAGGGCCTGCTGGTCCTACTGGTCGTGCTGCTGTAGCTGCTGCGGATTCTGCTACACATGGAGTTGCTCAAGGAGTGAGAACAACGGGACAAGGAACACGAGTAGGTGAGTTACCAAGAGGTGCTCTTCCAGCACAAGGACCACGAGCAGCTCCTCGTCCTGGAGCTAGATATACAGAAGATACTATTCAAAGTCTTACTCCGAAAGAAATACGTGCTTTGCTTGAAGAGTTAGGAGGAAGAACATATCCTCCTGGAACACGCGCAATAACAATGCTTCCAGTATTAAGAGAAGCATTACGTGCGGCCAATAGACTGCATGAAGTTCCTGTTGCCGTTCGAAATGCACAACGTGCCGCATTAAATCAAACAATTCCACGCATCGCACCCGAACTTGCTACTCCAGCAAATATACAAACACCCACGCCTATTAGTAGCAAGGTTCGCACCTCTGCAGAAAGATTAGCCGCACAAAATAGTGGAGTCGCTGCAGCTGATGCAGAACGATTATTCGCACAGGCAACAGAAGATAGTGCAGCATTGGTTGAAGAAGTCATCCCGTTAAGTGGAAGAAATCTATTAACACCTATCGCTGAAGCGGAAGGTCTCCCTGCAATGGGAGGTCGTACTGCACGGCAAGCGATTAGCGAATTACCTCCAAGTAGTGGGGATTTTGTAACTGGTGCTGAAGCGGAGGCAATTTTGGATTCTATGTTCCCTGGTCGTGTAGTTGCTAGGTCACTGGAGCTGGGTCCCCAAAATCTTCAACGAATGGAACGTGTATATCGTGGAAGTATGCCCGCGCGAAATGTACAACAATACAATCAGGAAATAAGAGAGCTAGCAGAAGTTTCATTACATCATATACCTGCACAGCAAGCACGAGACTTTCAAAGAGTATTTACACTTGACCGTCTTACACGCCTAAAAGCTGCACTTGGTTCATACTTTTTACGAAATCCGTATGATGCGCGTTTAATTCTTGATGAACTCATTGCTATCATTCCTCGCGCACAACGAAATGGAGCACAATATAGTGCAGAAGTTATTGATACTCTTATATCAAATCTAAATTTACAGCCGGCAAGGGCTCTTGCTGAACTTGTAAGAACTTCTAGTGCTCTTGCTGCAACAGTACTTGAAGAGGGCGCAGCACGTGGACTCGCACAGGCAAAGGGTATGGGTTGGTTTGGTGCTAGAGCATTTTATTCTCTTCTTGCTGGTGGTCTAGGTATTGTAGGATTATTCTTAGCAGCATATGCAAATGTTACAAATGTAGAAGAACTCGCAAGAGAAATACGAATTGGTCGTGATGTGTTTGATTCTAGATTTCCTGGTGTTGCAGAGTTTCGCGATCGTGCAGCACTTTTCTTTCAAGGACTTGCTGCTACTTTTATGGACATGATCTATGATACAACTGGTATGGAAAGACGTGCGCAAGTGCCTCCTGCTGCTCCTGGACCCCCTGAAGTTATACGCCCGTCTGCTGAAGTTTGGGAATGGGCTCGTTACATAGGAGAATATGCAAGAATGCTTCGTGAGTTAAAAGATGTAGTGATTGGAGCAAGAAATAGACCTGTAGGGCGGTAAAAATAAATTATAGACATTTAAAATGTCACAGATTTATTTTTATTTACAATTTACTTGAATACCTGCCATTGTAAGAAAGGCAGTTTGTGTACCAGCGACATAATGAAGAACTTCCCCTGCAATAAACCAAAATAGAAGATTACCTACAAAGGATGTCTTTGTGGCCCAAGCCGTCGCAATTGAAAGTAGAATTGTGAGGAAAATATCGGCAAATGCAAGTCCAAAAATACGAGTAGCATGAACGCCTTCGCCTGGAACTCCAAATAGATTTGCATACGGGCACGGCATTTATCTTGTGTATTTTTTTTAGTCAACCTCCCCCGCAAGGGGGGTTACTCGACCCTAGTCGACTTCCCTCGAAGAGGTTAGTGGACCTTAGTCCACTTCCCCGCAAGGGGGGTTAGTCGACCCTAGTCGACTTCCTCTACCTTCGGGCCCTTGGCATCAGGATTCACATAGTGGCTATCGGGCTTCGGCATATCAGAAGGCATTCCGTGCATTCCAGGCATGTTTCCCTCAGGTGAGCCCTCCGCACCAGCATACATCTTCGTCAGTACCGGCCGAATCAGACCCTCGTATTTCTTCATTGCATCTTTGAACTCCTCCGTAGTCGCATCCTGGTTGTCCGCAAGCCATGCGAGGCCCTCATCTACATTCTTGAGTGCCCCCGTTGCATCCTCACCCAGCTTCTCCTTCACCTTCTCATCCTGTAGAGAGTTACGAGCATTGTAGAGATAGGACTCCAGCTCATTGCGCGCCTCCACCTTCGCCATCGTCGCCTTGTCCTCCTCCGCGTACTTCTCAGACTCGGCCACTAGGCGCTCGACCTCCTCCTTGCTCAGGCGGCCCTTGTCATTCGTAATTGTGATCTTCTGCGACTTGCCCGTTGACTTCTCAGCCGCCGATACATTCAGGATGCCGTTTGCATCAATATCGAAGGTCACCTCAATCTGCGGCACACCGCGCGGCATTGGCGGAATACCATCAAGCTGGAACTTGCCCAGGCAGTTGTTGTCACGAGTCAGAGGACGCTCACCCTCAAACACCTGGATACTCACACCAGGCTGATTGTCCGCATAGGTACTGAAAGTCTGCGACTTCTTCGTAGGAATCGTCGTGTTGCGCTTGATCAGCGGAGTCATGACACCACCCGCCGTCTCCAGGCCGAGGCTGAGAGGAGCCACATCGAGAAGGATGATATCATTCGTCTTCTCACTGCCGCCCGTCAGAATGTGAGCCTGAACCGCTGCACCATAGGCAACAGCCTCATCGGGGTTAACACTGTCATTGAGCTTCTTGCCTCCAAAATACTCCTGCAGAAGCTGGCGGATACGGGGAATGCGCGTGCTGCCGCCCACCATGACAATTTCATGAATATCCTCCTTAGAAAGCTTGGCATCGCGCAGGAGTCCATCCAGAGGAGCCACCGTCCTGCGGAATACAGCCTCGCACAGGCTCTCGAACTTTGCACGAGTGAGTGCAACACTAAAGTCATTGCCATCGGACAGGCTGTCCACCTCTACTGTAGACTGCGTTGCCGCGGAGAGAGTACGCTTCGCACGCTCGCAGGCCGTGCGGAGGCGGCGAAGGGCCTTCGCATTTCCACTCACATCGATGCGCGTCTTCTTCTTGAACTCCTGTACACAGAAGTCGACGAGGATGTTGTCGAAGTCCTCGCCACCCAGGTGCGTATCACCCGCCGTTGACTTGACCTCGAAGACACCATCATCGAGAGTCAGGATGCTCAGATCGTGAGTGCCACCACCGCAGTCAAAAATCAGAACATTCTGCTCACCCTTCTTGCCCATCTTATCAAGGCCGTAGGCGAGTGCCGCCGCCGTCGGCTCATTGATGATGCGCAGTACATTGAGGCCAGCAATTGCACCGGCATCCTTTGTGGCCTGGCGCTGGGAGTCATTGAAATACGCCGGCACCGTGATGACCGCATGCTTAATCTCCTGGCCGAGATACGCCTCCGCCGTCACCTTCATCTTGGTGAGAACAGCGGCACTAATCTCTTCAGGAAGAAACTCCTTGGCCTCACCCTTCCAGTTGACTCCAATGGTCGGCTTGCCACCCTTACCCTCCTTTACAGCAAACGGCCAGTGCTTCTTATCAGACTGGACCGTGGGGTCAGTAAACTTACGGCCAATTAGACGCTTTGCGTCGAACACCGTATTTGCCGGATTCGCCGCCGCCTGTCCCTTTGCAGCATCGCCCACGAGGCGCTCATCATCAGTGAAGGCTACATAGGACGGAGTCGTACGATTTCCCTGATCATTTGCGATAATCTCAACACGGTCATTTTGCCAGATACCAACACATGAATATGTGGTTCCGAGGTCGATTCCAATGGCGGGTCCAGTGGGCTTAGAAGGAGTGCTCATTTCTAAAGTGATGTAGTGGAAGGGTTTTAGACCAGTTTAGCGGCAAAAAAATTTGTAAATATGCTTAAGTACCTCACTAGGCAGCAGGCACCGTAACAATCTGCGAACGCAGCATGGAGCTCACATGCTCGGGCGCCAGATTGTTCACATACTGAATGACAATCGGCATCTTGAGCGTTTGCTTATTCGCCCGCAGGTCCTTGAGATAGAGGCCATGGAGATGGTAGACTGGAGTGCGCAGTGCAACCGGTACATCCATGAAGACCTTACTGTGCTCCTTGTGAACGGCGCAGTACTCCGCGTAAATCATCACCGTCAGATCACGGAGGCGCTTCTCCAGTTCCCAGAACCTTGTCCGCTCCTCAGACCAGGTCGTGAGATAGGTGTTAATCATGTTCTCACGACGCAGCCTTGCAAAGCGGTCCTCAATACGCGCCTCAGGTCCACGCAGGTTACGCAGAATCTTGTACGACACTGAGCGGAGGCGCCAGCGCTGACCATTATGTCCCCGGAATACGACACCCTGCCACTTTGAGTCCTGAGACTGCGTCATCTTATTCATCCTATCCATCGGCAACTCCGCGGCACCAAGCGGCTCATACTGCTTTACAGCCAGGCATCGCGTATCCGCATCCCAATCAGCAGGCTCATCCAGAATCTTTACCGTGCCATCGTCGTTTACAAGGCCGGTGTGAATGAGAAGCAGATTCGGCGCCTCGTGCCACTGTACAATGCGATGCGCAGGATGCTGGAGAACAAAGGATGCGAATCCCTTTCCAACAATGTTCGTCGGCAGCATACCCTTCGCAGTCAGAGCATCCTGAATCATCTCCGCAAAGGTCTTTACACCATAGAATCCACTATTCGCATCCAGAGCAGTGCGAGTCGTCCACCGCACTGCTCCAGTGCTCTCATCCCAGAAACAGTTCACCATCACACCCTCTGCAAACTCCTCTACCGCTGCAACGCGCTCATGAGGAATATCACCAGAGGCCGCCTTACACGGTGCCATGCAGACAGGACGATTTGTCTGGGTGTCCCACACAACCGAACGCATCCAGGGAACCCACTCCTTATTCAAGATATCCGACGCTCCCTTCACATACCGCAGAACGGCATATCGCTCACCCTCCTTCTGAACAACTCGAATTGCACCGCCCGCCTCACTCTGAAGAAAGGCCGAGAGGCTCTTCCAGTCATTGTACTTTGATACGAGATTTGCGAAGATACTATGAGTATAAACCATTATGGAACTGTATATTGCTCTACTTTTACTGTGGCAGCGCCACCAAATCAAATTTTTTCCACCTTGACTTCAGTAGAGCGGTGGCATGGAAGAACAACCACTCAAACCAGATGAAAAAACACCCGTTCAAGATGATAGTATCCAGATAGCAGCCCCTGTCCCCGAAGAAGAACCCCTTAAACGCAGCAATCTTATTGAACTTGGAGATTTCCTGAAAGTCTATACTAATGTTGTTGAACGAGGCGAAGCCGCTGTTGCTGGCGAGGGCTATGTCTACTATAGAGACGCCAATTTCATAAAATATCTAAAAGGTGATACAGTTGTCACACTTCCGCTTGATGAATCTGGAGATATCAAGAAAGAACTTGGTATTAACCGTATCCAATTTAAGAAGGCAGATTGGCGAGGCAAAGAGGATGACTTTGACTTAACAGAGGAGGACAGTTTCCTGAAAATCTTCGATTTCAAAGAGGGTGATATAATTCAGGCGTTCAAAGATGGAAAGGCCGGCCCTACCTACCGCTTCATTTCAGTAAATTATAATGACGATATCGGTATTCTTCAACAAGTGGATTCCTATAAGAAAGAAATTGACGAGGCGCGTGAAGTCAACTTTAATTTTACAGGAATTCCAATTGCCGATGGATTTGACTACGATGTCATTAAGAAGGTACAGCTGGAGAACCCTGAGAACCCTGAGGAAAAGGCGCAAGGAGAGCCTGTATCGGCAGCTTCAGGTAATAACTCTGGAGAAAGCTTCGAGGAGGTTGCCGAGCCTATTCTTAAGCATCTCGGCGAGATTCCTCCACCGAAACAGCACAGAGTTCTCGTAGAGCTTGAAGAGCGTGAAATTATCTATGAGAGTGATGACCAGCGCCAAGAGATGATGCGTGACCTCCTCAGCCTTGAGACACCTGAACGCCAGAAACGCGAGGCGGTTCTTGTCGACCTCCACCGATTTGTTGAACTCCTCCTCAATATGCGTGACGAGATTGTCAAATATGATAGTCTCGGCAAACCCGATAAGGTGCCGAAGGAGACATCTGCAACTTTCTTATCGGACCTCCTGCATTCTCCACTCGTAAAACCGGTTATTGATGCCATTAAGAATGTCTATGTAGATGCGGAAGAATCAGGTATTCGTGACGAATTCATTCATTATAGAAAACTCTCTACCGTGGTTGATCCGAAATTTAAGACACTCAGTGAAATTAATAAGCACAAGTTTACTGCTGAACGCTATAACTATATTACAGAATGGCAAGACTATGTAAACCGTTTTATGCGTTCATGGTACTCAACTGCCATGAATCAAATCTCCTTCAAGCGCGATTCTGAGTTCTTCCGTCTCTGCTCACCTGAAGTGAGTTTTGAAGTGAACGAAGTGACTGGATGTGGTCAGTGCGAGGTTGATATTCCTGGATTTGAAGCTGGTCTGCCGCGATTCAAGAAAGGGGCATCTGATAAGAATATACCGCTTTCAATTGAGAAACTTAGTGTAATTTCCATGAGTATTGGCCGCGGCCTCGCGACACTCATGGGTCGACCGACAACAGGTGAACTCGAGCCGATTCTAAACGCCGAGTCTGCGGCTATACACAACTACATACTCTTTCCCTACAGTGTTGCGGATTCCCTCGGCCCTATTCGCTCTGGACAACTCCTGAAGGATATGCTCCGTTCCCAAATAGTTGCCAAATCAATCCGAGATGTCCTTATTGAAAAGGACGGCGTTCAGGTTGTACCAACTGCCGATACAATTATTGCAATTGGAAAGAAGGATAGCTGTGAAAATATTCAAATTGACGCGTATTTAAAAACTCTGCCTGTATGGAATATCCGAGAATTTGCTGACTTTGAGGATGCCATTGTTTCACTTGGCCTCAACAAGTATGAACTGAATACAGAACAACTTGAGACAATTAAGAAAATGCTTACAGAATCAATTGTACTCCACAATGAGCAGGTGCGTACATTGGCAACAGAAGTGCGTATTCAAGATAGACCGCCCGTTATCAATCGCTCTTTTGAAACAGAACAAGAATTGATTGCGAAACTCATGGACCTCTTTAAGACACTTATACAGGGTACTTCAATTAAGAATTTTGCACGCCTACCTGCAAAGTATCGCCAAATCGATTTTGTGCGACTCAATTATCTTGTACAGAATCACCAAGATTTAATTGATGCAATTCTCGGCGGAAATGATATCTCTATCACACGCGAATCAAATCGCTATGTTCGAAATGAATTTCAGGTCTATCAGAATGAATTTGTTTTGGAACAACTCAGAGAGAAGACAAAGGGGAAGCCGCCGCAGCCCAATCCCTGCCCGCATGTAGATGAACTCGAGAAGATTCGCCGTGTCCGTGATAAATCGGAACGCATGAAACTGCTCTATGGATTTATCATGAAGAATAAGGGCCAGGAGCAACGCGACTTCCCCAAAACAAAACAGCACCGCTGCCGCCGCTGTAAGAAAACCCTCATCTGCGACCACGAATACAAACTACTCTACGAGTTTCTCAATCCTCGAGATTCTCGCATGTTACACAAGGAGATTCTCCTGAATTTTATGGGTGGCCAATTCTATGGACAATTTATCTGCCGCTATTGTGGACAGTCCATTCAATCCATCGAATACGACACAAGCATGGAGTTTGATGACAATGGCCGGCCGATGATGGGACGCGCGGTACTCAAAGACGGTCAGGACCCTGTAACAGCGCTTTTTGACAAGGCAGTAGATCTTGCACTCGGTACTTCAAACGATACGGAGGAGTTTGACCTCGAAACAGAGGATAGTGCCTACAAGAAGTTTAAGACAGGTCTACTGATTGGCCTTGAAGACAATCTGACTGCGGTTGCGGTGGGCAAGAAAATCTACGAATGTGCACGCAGAATTTATTCTGCACTCGGCGTAAATCCGCCCAGAGCCACATACGAAATGGTAGTAAAAACAGTCAACGGATTTATTCTACAGATGCCGAATCGTGAAGCATATAATCTGGCTCGCCGTGTACGCGAAGATGCTGGTAAAGATGACCCGTGTGCAGGCGGCCTCGCAAAGGATAGAAAACTCGGTGTTGCTCGAGTCGATTACTATGTGTATCTGAATCGCCGTATTATTCTCTACACCGCCGCATTTATCTTCGTTGATATTCAGACTCATCGCCCCAGTTATCTCATTCAGTATAGTGAAAAGACCTCTTTTGAAGGATATCCTCTACGAGAGGGTAAAGAGGAATCGAATCTTGATGGTGTCAAGTATCTGGCCTATGTGCTAGGTGGAATTATCACCGACGAAGAGCCGTGGAGTCTGACACAGTGGCACTATATTGAGTATCTACCCAAGCGCCGCGAATACATCGAGCAGTGCCTCCTATCACTTTTTGAAGAGATGCGTGAAACGGCACTTGTGAAGACAATGATTCAAGATAAGGAGGCGTTCCTTGAGTCAAATAGCGGCCGCAGAATTGGCGATGTTGAGGAGACACTGCCTTCCTATTTCCTACCCGAACAGATTGGTGGTGGTGACAAGGTCAAAGCCGCGGCTGGCGCAGCGGATGCTGGCACGGCGCAAGCACTCATTCGCCAGATTCACCAGGAGGCGGCGACGCATAATATCTTTAAGAAGTCCCCTTTCAGTGAAACGACTTGCTGCCTAGTGAATATTCGTGAGGAGACCTACTGGCAGGCCAAGAAGATACTTGGCACAGGTACAAAGCCGCCTCGTGGACCGCACGGCTCTCGCTTCGCCTTTCCTTATGTTCCGCGACCGGCGCAATCCATCAATCCTGAAGTGCCGCCAACACTCTATCCGCGCGTCTTCTTGAAGGTCTGCTTCCGTGGAGAAAGGACAGGTCTCCCTCACGAGCCTGGCTTGACCGGTGAATGCCCGCATTGCGAATTTACATTCCCACCTTTGCCTGATGACCAGGCACTTCCTGATCCACCAATTAAGCCAAAGGCCTACGAAGAGTGGATAGCAAAACGCAATGAGGCCATGAATGCAACTCTTGAAAAGGCGGTGAAGACATCTCTACGAATCAATGGTGATATAAGCAAGGAACTCTTTCAGGGTCTTCTTGACACTACACATACGCACTATGAAGTCAAGTTTACAGCACCAACTAAGCCGACGCTTGAACAGACAAAGATAGCTTTTTTCAGAAAACTGGAACAACTCAATCTTTATACGTCATGGCCTCAAGAGATTGCCAAGGTAAATGAAAACTTCGGAAACTTTCCACCAAATCCCACATCCGATGCACAATCAGCGAGTTTGGAACCTCTTCAAAAGACACGCGACATATATCGCAATGCAGTCAAGGTGCGCATTGGCGAAGACTATTGTAAGGCAGTTGAGGAGATGTGTAAATTATCATCTGTTGAACTCAAGACCCAACTATACACTTATTTTATTGTACCTATTAACCGTGGTCTGCAGGATTCAAAGTCTGATGACCTCTCCTTTGTTCTAAAGGATTATGAGCCGATGAGTGAACAGCACAAAGATCAGGTGATAATAGAAATTCTTCAACCGCATTTTGATTATTCAATTACTAGACCAAAGGAGATGAAGTTTGAAGAAATCTTCAATGAGAAGAATAAGGACTTAGTAGATCGCGCAAAACTCTTTGTCAAGCAACTCCATGCGATCTCCTCCCTTCTTTCAGATTTCCAACTCTCTGCTCTTGGTCTCACGAATGAGTATTTCAGGATTGCACTCAATCGTATCATGGTTCTCTCTGCTATTGGAAATTATGTGAGTCTAGAAGGTGGCGCTGCTCAAGGCAATGTGACAGAGTCCATTTTAGCCATCCAAACCTGTATCCGAAGATATAGCAAGGAGGCACTGAAGTACACGGATGAACAGATTCGCGACGGAATTGCGGCGCGTGATGAAATTGAGCGTCAGTCCTATCTCAAGAAACTTTCAAAACTGAATCCGGATGAAAAACGAGTGGAGATGATGAAGAAGCGTCTTGGACTTGGAGAATGGGCCGTTGGCGGTACAAAACTCATTTACAAATACAACAAGGATTTCTACGACCTTGAGCGCGAAAAAGATGAAGCAGCTGGAATTGATAACTGGCGCAATACCGAAGGTGAGCGATTTGGAGGTGGTGGCGAAGGTGATGAGTGGAATCCTCAAGGCGAGGCCTTAAATGATGCGGCAGGCGACTATGACCAAGGGCAAGAAGGTTCTGATGATTTTTAAAATAGCCTATCTACGATAGAATGAGGATCCTGTTGTTCAGTGGACTCCTATATTTAATTGGAATCGGTATTGTCCTGGCGATAAAACCGAGTCTAATGTTCACATCCGATGGAGGATGGAAAGAGTTTGGGATTGGCCGTAATCCTGAACGCTTTACATGGTTCCCCTTTTGGCTTTTTACAGTTCTCTGGGCGGTTGTCTCCTTTTTTCTTATTCAACTGATTGCAAGTTTTGGATTTTTACCTGGGACGGAATGGACGCAGATTGAAACTGTGGAGCCCGTCAAGCCGATCTCCCGAGCCAAGCGCAATAGTCCACTGGAAGTGGCCAAAAAGGCAAACAATGATCTGAAACCTGGATATTACATGCTAAATACGGAGGGTACCACCGCAGATGGTGTGCCTAAATACATCTACATTGGTGCGGCCCCTGAGACCGATTAGCAGACCTGTACGAAACCTGACGCAATCACTTGCGCATAGATTCCCGCCCAGAAGATATAAAATCCCCCACTAATCGCCTTCTTGTAGGTAGTACTGAGTGTCAGAGGCAGAACTGTGAGTACCGGTGACTCTAAAGCAGGAATGAGCCAGAGAAGAAATAAGACTACACTTGTGAGTGCCGGACCGAACAGACTGTCCAGGGCGATTTGAGATCCATTGAGTTTTGAACAGGCTAAATACTGAATGAGTGCATTGAGTAGTAGCCCAATTACGAAGGAGACCCAGGGAATCGTGATTAGCAGCAGCCAGAGTGGAGGCAGATAACCGCCTGGATAGACAGCATAGACAATGACCATACAGAACAAAAGTAGGACTCCGTGGGTTAAACTAAACACAAATCGAAGAGTACTGTCGAGCGCCTTTGATTTGGGTTTGGGGGCGTCCATTCTGGTCTTCCATTAAAAAAAAACTACTTCGTAGAAACACAGAATGCCGCCCAAAGGAAAGAGACCGAGAAAAGTGGTAGAACCTACAAATATACAGAGTTTCTTTGCAGGTAGGCGTATACGCCCCGATCTCTTCACATTTGACGCAACTGGAAACGCAATATTTAAACCCAGCTTGGATGCTCAGCCAACAAAACAGTTTCCATTACAGAAATTTCAATCTGCAACGGCTGAAGAGATTGAGTCACTCTACGCAGCGCGCAAAGAGGAACTTGATACTACTATTGCAGAACTTGAGGATGCAAAGAAGGTCCTGCGCGAGGCACTCAAACAATATAAGGAGGCCGGAGGAGATATCAAGGATGTCATTGATGCAAATCGTAAAGTACAAACAATGCAAAAGGCTATAACCGCAATTATGTCTCCTATGCAGGCAATGAGTGAGTATTACAGCGTCGAAATTCGCGATGTTCTTCTTGAAAATCAGTATGAAAAACGCAAGGTCCAGCAAACTGTTGATGTAGTCAAAGGTCACTCTATTCTCTCCCATTCTGCGCTCCTTGTACCCGTGTCTGGAGAGAGCGAAGCGCTCGGCGAACAAACAGAAGAGTATGCGATTATTTTTGACGACCCAGATGTTATATCCAATCCAAAGGAACTTCCTCTGCTGGGTCTCTACAAACCAAAGCCGCTTTCAGTACTCGGTGCCAACAAGAAGAAAAATGTCTATAATGGCCTTCTACAAGCCGTTCTTGTGGAACTCATGAAGGCAAATCCGGTGAAATTTACACCCGCGCAGATTGACCAACTTATTAAGGCAGGTACACCTGGAGCAGTTCGCCGTATTGCCGAGACATTTAATTTAACTGTAGGTGATTTGAAGGATGATGTTTTGGCGAAAGTGATCGACGCCGCAATTGATGAATGGAGTGATGAGGAGAATTTCATGGATGCTCTTGAGGAAACGGGCGATAAGACAATTGTCTATGTGGCACCCAAACAGAAAACAAAGGACGATAAATTGCTGAGTCTCTTCGGCACAGGTCTTTTACCTGGCAAGCCATCGGTCAATGAAAAAGGAGAATTCATTGCAACTGAGGCCAATCAAGAGAATCCTACAAAGTGGAAGGGTCTCAATCGCTGGGGTAGTGCGCTTCAGGCAGCCCGTGCACGATGGCGTGACACTAATTCGGGTGGTAATGAACACCAGGCTCAAGATTTATCTAAGGTCGCAGTGGACCTCGCTGCGAAGACTCAACAACAGCAGGAAGCGGCTCGTAAGGGAGCCATTATTGCTGCTAAGCGTGCTTAGTAGTGCTTATTGAAGAGGGTAATCCTTCAGAGTACCCTCATTTGAATCACAGTTCACCTCACTGGCTGAATATGTGTAACACGCCTTATTTGTATCACGATAGACGAGTTGCTCCACTGTCTTCGGATGAGGATATTTGTATACAGTATCCTTCGGTGGCCTGAAAAAGAGCAGGAGTAGACCCCCTACCGCAAGTCCAAGTAGAAACGGTTTGATTTCAAAGTAGTCAAACATACTTCTATTGTAGCGGTAGAGGATGTTCAAGTTCTTTGAAACACCACAGTTTCACTTCTTTTTCAGTTTCATCATCGGAGTTGCGATTATGTCACTCTTTCGCCCGCTCTGCAAGGGCTCCGAGTGCCAGATTGTAAAGGCGCCGCCGGTCCATGAAGTGGAGAAGACAACCTACAAAATCGGCTCCAAATGCTATCAGTTTAAGACACATACAACGGAATGCCCGAGCCAGGGTGTAGTCGAGGCGTTTCAAGTTGGATATAAGTGAGTTGCGCTGGAAATTCAATCTGTTTTTTTTAAGGTGTAAATAAATGTCAAGTGCGGGGACTCTTTTGTCCGACCTAGACTCACGCTCGTCGTCAAACGATAGTGACCTTGTCGAGAAGATTCTGGCCGATATGAACGGAGGTGGTGGGAGCGGCAGCGGGAACTCAGTTCAAATGCCTGCTCGTGGTATGGCGCAGCCACCTCCTCCTCTTCCAATGCAAGCACCTCCGGGCGTTCCTCAGGGAAACACTACATTTCCGATGGCCGCTGATCCGATGACGGCGCAGGCACATGTAATTGGACGCGACCACCCCACACCCGGTGATTTTGCCGCGGCGATGCACGGTGTTCCCCGCTCCGCTGAAGGTGATTCATGGTCTGGTGGTGCTGCACCGCGCAGCAGCGAATACGATGAGCCGAAGAAGAATTGGTACGCCCGTATCCTCGATGATGCGAAGATTCCTTTAGTCGTGGCGATGCTCTTCTTTATTTTCAGTCTACCGGCAATCAATGTTGTCATTTCGCAGTATCTGCCCTCACTTATCCAGACTACAGGTCAACTCAGCACGATGGGTATGGCAGCAAAGTCTCTTATTGTAGGAGCCTCATTTTGGTTTCTTTTACGCATTGTAGCACCACTTCTAAAGTCGTAATAGAATGAAGGTGAAGACTGATAAAATCTCTCTAGGTATCCTTGCTCTGTATGCCGTATATGGAATCTTTGCAATTCCATTTGTCTATTTTATGCTCTCCCTCGCGATTGGCTTAATTGTCTACAGCACATCGGATTCAATTGAATACACTGTTGTTGCTGTTCTCCTAACGGGTGTTATGACTGTACTTATATCACAGGCTCGTCGCCCTGAAGGATTTGTAGATGGTGGTGCGATGATCTCCAAGCGTGTTGAGAGTATTCGCCGGCCGCAGGCGAAGGCGCCGATTGGAGTGTATGCAAGTGGATTTGTTGAGGGTTTCTCTGACCTGAGTGATAACCCTGTCCCTACGGAGACCAAGCCTGAGGCTGCTCCTGCCGCGCCTGCTGCACCCGCTGCATCTACCCCTGGTGCCAACGCAGTTGCGAAGACGGTTGCCGCTGCCACGGCCGCGACTGCGCCGTCAACAAGTGCGACGACCTCCTCAAGCAGTCAACCGGCCGCTGTTACGAAGTCTGGCTTTCAGGACGCGAATGCACCGAGCACAGAGGGTCTCTTCAAACTCGGCTCCATTCCGCAGGATACAAAGGGTGGGTTTCACATTGACCAGGGAACCACTGTACTGAATGCGCTCAATGCATTACAGCCTGACCAGGTGAAGAGAATGTCTGAGGATACGCAGAAACTGATTGATACACAGAAGTCGTTGATGATGATGCTTGGAACCATGAAGCCGATGCTTTCAGATGGAAAGCAACTCATTGATACATTCCAGACAATGTTTGGCCCTGGTGCCGCTGGAGCCCCTGGTGCACCTGCTCCGGTCTAAGTGCGTATCTTTTAAAATACTCTATGAAGATATATTTATCTTTATAAAGTAGAAAATGAACAACCGTGGTCCTCCACCGAAGAGAAATATGCGCGCCTTTTTTGAAAAGCAACAACCCGCACCCACAGCGCCTCGTGGTAATGGACCGAATAGCCCTGCGCCCACAAATGTACCGAATAGCCCTGCAGCTACAAATGTACCGAATAGCCCTGCAGCTACAAATGTACCGAATAGCCCTGCAGCTACAAATGAGTATATGCCGAATAGCCCTGCGGCTATGAATGTATCTGCTCCGCCGCAATCTCTAAATGCTTTTTTTGAAGCAAGGCAAAACGCGAATGCAAATTTAGTAAACATGAAGCCAAAGAAAGGATATATCCCTGGTCTCGCTGGCTTATTTGCTAAGAACCCTCTTAAAAGACAAATGGGTCAAAGAAATTTAATTTTTGGCAATGCCATGGCAAATTTACGGCAGAGACAAGCTGCAAACGCTGCAAAACCCTTCTGGAAAAGAATGCTTGGAATGGGTTTAAAAAATAAGAGCCGCAAGAATCGTAAAAACAAGAGCCGTAAGAGCCGTAAGAATCGCACCCGTTGTTCTTAAAACGCGCTCATTTGGTAGATAGTCATGAAGGCTTCACGGTGTCCTCCCGGTGTATTTTGTTTTACACCAGAAGTATTCCTCTTCGTTATATTTGTTTTAGTCGGTTGTCTAGGAGCACTTGTCTACATGAATAGTACGCAACAGGAGGCCCCTGTCTATGTTCGTAAACCCCGTATCCCCGAGCCATCTCCCACAGTCGTTGTCAATGCCGGTGGTGATGATCGCTACACCCGTGCACCCGAGCCCCTTCGATTCTGGAACGCCCCTGCTCAGATGCCGGTCCGCGGTGCCCTCTTTGGTGTTCCCACACAAGGCCTCCCTGAGCAATACCAGTCGTACGGATTTATCACAACATCGGATGGCCAGACATTACCGCTCTATGGCCGCCGCACAGCCGGTCGCTCCGACCGCTACAATTACTACACGCGAACGGATAGTTACAATCCAATTCCCATCCCGATTCGCTACAAGGGACGCGATTGCCAGGATTCAATCGGCTGCGATGAACTCTTCAACGGAGAACATGTTCGCACCGTCAATGGAAACGAAGGTAAGGTGAATATCTACCAGTACGATGGACCCATGTATATTCCTGGGGTTCTCTAAAATCCCTGTATGCGATAGATGGCAGGAATAAGTACAGACCCAATTGATATTTCAAAATACAAATGTGTTCCGCTTGATTTACTCAAAAATGTAAATGACAACGGCCAAGTGCAGTTTCAAGCAGCAGGCTCTTCAGTTCCCCTTACAGACTTTAAAAAGGAGGCGGAGACTCAACAGGCCGCATCTGCACCTAAGAAAGATGCCGTCAGCATGAAGACAATGGAGGACGTTTTTATCTCCATTGTTGTCATTTCTCTGCTGATTATACTCGGTGTTATGGCCTTCAATCTTGTGCTCAATTTCAGAAAGTACGGATTTGCAGCCTTTTCACTTCCAGAGGCCGTGCGTGGACTTCCTGTACTTGCCATCTGTTCGGGACTTTTCTTCGCAATCGGCTTCCTCCTCGGCATTGTGGCTCGTGGTGGATAGACAAAGAAAGAGTCTAACTAGCAGAGAGAGGGATGAAGATAACAATTCCTTTACAAAGTCTACTGTTTTGCCTTGTTCTCCTGGGCATTTCCGTTGTGCTCGGATGTTATTTCATGATGGAACAGACAAAAACAGAAGAGCCTTTCTTTGATGTAACGGCCGATAATGCCGACATTCAACTCCAAGCATGTCCTCCCGGGACCGAAGGCCTGAATGATATGACACAGGGCACTGTCTCCTGTTGCGATGGAACTATTGTAGATGGGCTATGCAACGGCTCGACTGTCTGCAGTCTTTCAACCGATACGGCCAAGTTACCGAGTTGTGTGAATCTTATGCGAAAGAAATTTGCGTCAAAAGCAGCACAGTTCTGTCCAAAGTCGATTCCGAATTATTTTGAAAATATCAAGGTTCAGCCCAATATCCAAGGATGCACGGCTGGAGCTCGTCTACCCGATGGAACTGCACCCGCCGTAAGTACAACACCTATTCCTCGGTGCACAATCTACCAAAACCGAAAGGATAATGATAGCAAAGCTGACAGTTGTCAAAATATCAAGACACTTTCATCTGTTGTCTGTCCTGGCGGAGGAAAGGCCTCCTTTGCGCAAGGAAATCCTCCAGATGCTCCTGCACTTATCCAATGTGGATTTACAGTTTTAAAGGATCCATCCCCAAAAACCTGTTTTACAGATGATACATATCTCAATTTCTACAAATGGGCATACGGTGGTAAAATACCCACGGGCGCCTATTCGAATATGAATTCGAATCGACTCGGATTCTGCTCTGTAGCTAAGAAATACTATCTTGATAAATCACTATCCGATGTAGAACTGAAAAACTATAACTGGGATGGCACGCAGTGGATTCAGGCGGCCAAGTAATCTATCTACGAGTCCGACCCTGTTGATACATAACAACCGTCTGTATATGATTTGGTTGATTATTCTGTACACCGTAGACGGAGCGCGACTGCTCGAGTCGTTTTACTGAGATTTGATTTCGCCTGAGCCTCTGCACACGAAGTTGCCTTCGCTGATATACATAATATCCGAAGCTAGCCACGCAAATTGCTCCTATTGATCCGAAGATTCCCCCTAAAATCTGGCCAAGTGCGCTCATAGATGCAGCCTGTGCTTGCGCCGCGACTGCTGCCAGATCAATACTCGCTGCAGGAGTTTTACTTGAACTTGCCGTTACAGATGCACTTGATGTAATACTTATCGTGGGTGTAGCGCTTCCTGTAGCCGTTGTACTAGGTGTAGGTGTACTGCTTGATGTTGGTGTACTCGATGGTGTATTTGACGCCGTTGCGCCGGTTGAAAGAGAGGGCGTTGGAGTGGGCGTTGAGGAGGGTGTCGCAGTTCCAGTTGGGCTCGGTGTTGCCGCCGCTACAAGTGAAAAGGTTGTAGGGGATGTGAGCATATATGGGGCCACACCAACGCCTGGACTCTGTACACTTATATAGGCGGCAAATGTATTTCCAAAACCAGGAATCGTCTGTCCACGGGGGCACGGATAGTCTACACTCATATTTGCCTGTGCTGTGAGACCTGTAGTTGCCGCACCTACAGTTGTACCACCTCCACCACCACCTCCACCACCAGTTGACCGCAGAGTTACAGATGCTATGCCAATACCCGCCTCACCAATTCCCTGCCAAACTACAGTTATATTTCGACCATCACAGACTACACTTGTTCCACTCGACATAAGAGTAACATTATTGTAGAGTACTAAATTGGCGATTTTACTCTGAATCACTGCAATGGCTGGACTTGATAGATTTACTTGCGGACTGGAGACTGTCTGGAGAATCACGGCGGCACCGCTCGTAACACTTGTGCCTGAATCACTGATTCTCGCCTGATAGAAACCTGTAGCACTAGGAACTCCCAGTGTTGGACTCAATGTTCGTGTCATAAAAGTGATCGTCAGATTTTCATCCGGTAGAATATTCTGAGTCGTCCAATTCATACTCAGCGTCTGTCCAGTGTAGAACGTTCGATTTCCCTGGGTCGCATCAAGCGAAATCGATGGAGCCAAGGAAAAATTCGTAAATCCAGCACCTGCACACGAATCGACCATGCCGAATCCGGTCTCATTTCTACCACATGTGGCCGCAGTCTGGTCAGTTAAACACCACTTTGAAGTGCTACCAGTCCAATCCACCCTATAGGAGCATCCAAGAGACACCGATGCATTTACCCAAGGGGTCGAAATCGCATTCTTTTTTAAGGCACAGTAACAACCCGTGTCACTAACAATAGTTGATACTGTGAGAAATGGGAGGGAAAAAGCAATTAGTGCCTTCATTTAGTTAGAACTCCGTTTTAAATCTTTAATCGTTTCGCGGCGCAAGGCCGTGGTCCTCATAGAACGCATTAATACGGTTATTAGGAAACAGCTGAGACTGAATTACTTCTTTGTGATCCTCTGACTGCCCGTGCTCCACTTCTGTCCACGATTCTACATCCTCCATGGGGCCATGGCCAACCCATGACGGATCCTTTACTTGTCCATCAACCGGTGCAGGCGCATCATGAGGAGACATCTCTCCCAAGGTCGGTGCAGATCCACGGCTGACAATGTAGTTCTTCGCCTGGAAAATCGAATAACGATTGCGCTCAACAAAGAGTGCGGCGACGGCAAGGAATGCTAGGATTCCTGTCATACTTCCAAGGCGAATTGCATAGAGCAGAAATCCGAGAAGAACTAGGCGACCCACGAGTGAGTCAACAAAAGACCTGACAGGAGCCGAAGGGAAGAAGGCTGCCAGCAGAAAAATGAATACACTTAGACCTGAAACGACTGACTGTTTGTTGACCATTCTAAACAAGCATGTGTAAATTTGATGATTGACTTCTGTTGAACTCAATAGTACTAAATGGACCCTCAAACACTTGACCGTGTTATCACATGTCGGGGATATGCTGTAAAGAAAGCCAGTATTGAAGCCAAAGAACTTGAAGAGATTCGAAAGGAACTCACAGTTGCTCCGATTGTCAATGATAAATTCGGAAAGGGCGGAGACTCCTTTCCCATTTTCTCTGAATCGGCGACTCGAATCTACATGCCGCGTGCATGGGCGATGCGGCGATTTGGTGTTCCGCAGGCGAATATTGTATCGGAGGGTGAGGCTCTACCGGCCCATGTCACCTTCGGTGGTAAACCATTCGACTATCAGATTAATATCATCAATAAATTCATCGATGCGGGAGCAAATGGACTCATTTGTGTACCGTGTGGAAAAGGTAAAACGTTCATGGCACTCGCCATTGCTGCTCGCCTCGGTCGCAGATTCTGTATTGTCGTAGACAAGGAGTTCCTCTTGAATCAGTGGAAGGGTGAAATTGAGGCCTTCTTTCCTGGCCTGACAATCGGCATTTATCAAGGGGATAAGAAACAGACGGGCTCCGAAGTGATCTATCAGAAGGAGGCGACGGCCACAGAGCTCAAGGAGCGCTGCCGTCTTGAAGGACTCAAACTCAGTGGATCGAAGGATGACCTTCTTAAACGCTTAGCCGCGGCAGGGATTGATATGACACCAAAGTCCAAGACAATCACCTACGATGTCACAATCTGTATGATTCAGACCATTGTACAGCGCGACATGGCTGACGATTCCTTCAAATCCTACGGATTTACAATCTTCGATGAGTGTCATCACCTCGGTGCGGCGCATTTTAGCCGGGTACTTGCAAAGATTCAGACCCGCTGGATGCTGGGACTCTCTGCGACACCTACACGCGATGACGGCCTGACCAAAGTCTTCGAATGGTATTTGGGTGAGCCTGTGTACTGGGAGAAGATTCGTGAAGCCGATGAAACAGTGGCCGTCTATACGATTTCATGCGCCTACAACGACCCTGCCTATGCGGAGGAGCCGGTTGATTGGAAGGGTGATGTGGTCATGGCGCGCATGCTCGGAAAAGTCGTGGACTATATGCCGAGAACAGAGCGTGTCGCCGCACTTCTAAAAAAGTGGTTGGCGGAATCTGTTGAACGCCGTATTCTCATTCTGAGTGAACGGAAGGAGCATCTGCGCCGATTTGAAGAACTTCTGGAAGTCATGAAGGTTCCGATTGGATATTATATTGGAGGAATGACCGATGAAGCCCGAGAGGAGTCGGCGACAAAGTGTCGAGTGATTCTGGCAACCTATGCAATGGCGTCTGAGGCCATGAATATTAAGACTCTTAATGCGGTAGCCTTAGTGAGCCCTCGTAAGAAGGTGGAGCAGAGTACGGGGCGTATTCTGAGGATTCGTCCTGAGCAAAGAAATCTAGAACATCGTATTCTGGATGTCATTGACCAACATTCAATGTATATGGGGCAGTGGCGAAAGCGCCTAAGTTATTACAAACAGTGCGGCTATAAAGTCTTTCGTCTAGGTGAAGATGATACAGCCACTGTTATGGACACCGGTCCTAAGAAGGCACTTGACCTCAGCGTCTGCCAGATGCAGGATTAATCATGTTGAGTAGTGATTACTACATATTTATCATCTCCATCACTCTTCTTTTTTCCGTAAAGAGTAAAGTTTCTGTTTTGTCCCTCCTTTTTAAAAGAAATTCCATCAATCACCGTAATTCCCATACGAAGGTTATCAAAAAACGTATACTCTGCACTTTCTCTAGTTTTACCAGTTTTTTTTTCTATTTCTCTAACCTTCTCATTATACACTTCCATCGGAGTCTTATCACCACCACGCTGACGACGACTGCGTGTCTTTCTGCCCTTACGTCTATGGCGGCGCATACGACGGCGGCTGCCACCCGTCTTCAGGCAGGCCGGGTTCATCATGCGCGCCTCATATGGAATCTGGAGTTGAACTGGTGCACCTACAGAGTCAAGCCATGTGCTCGGCTTATTATCATAGCCGGCCGTAGGCGCAACATACGCCTCGCTGACCGCCGCCTGTCCAAGAGGTGAGTAGCCACCGGTCTGTCCAAACGCCCGAGCAATGGACTCACCCAGACCCGCTGAACTGACCGCACCAGGCGTAGAGTTCGGGGCCGTGTGTGTCGGGTTCAGAGGATTCTGTAGATTCGCCTGGCAGCCGATCTTTACGACTTCGGGGTATCCACCCTGTGCCAGCGCAGCACCCGCAGGCGCCGGCATTGAACCCAGGTCAAATCCATAGCGGCCACCTGACTGCTTTCTGCCACGGCGACGACGACCACCACTCATGCTCATGCCCGGAAGACCTGTGGCAGGCGGCGGCGTAATCGCATAACTCGGTGTCACAGCGCGACAGTTTCCAATGGAATTTACAGAGGCTGCGTAGTTATTGACAGTCGGGAGGCCAGGTAGAATGGGTCCACCAATGGAATATCCCGCACCGACATTTCCGCCGACCTGCTTGCGTGAGCATCCGCGGCGGCTGCGCTTTTTGTTTCTGCGTGTTCTGTCCATAGCCATTCTACTTGAGCCGTCCTTTTTATTCGGTTACCACCTCTGAAGCCTTAACAGCCGGCTTCGCCTGCCCAAACCGTGCGGTCGGTGAACGCGGTGTTGCAGAGCTCACAACTGTCTGAATACGGAAGCGCTCAAACTCCTGATTCCAGACAACTTCGACATAGACCTTCTCCTTCGCAATCCGTTCCCGAATGGTGCGACTCAATGCAAGTTCTTGAACGGCTGCACGACCTACACAGACATCTTCAGCCGACCACAGTTCATAGACATCAGGTAGACCTGAAACTGCACGCAGCTCTGCAACAAGTGATGAGGCCACGCCTCCAGCGGCCTTGATACGAAAGCGTCGGCGGTCAGGTAGTTCAGGACAGAGATCAATAGCTGACCAACTCAGTTCATTTGCAATCTCCTTTACATACTCAAGCGGCTTGTAGTTGGCGATGCGAATGGTGAGGCCGCCTGCACATCGAGCATCGGGCATCCAGTGATGGTCGAGAAACTGTTTCAGCAAGGCCCTGCGCTCCGTAAAGGTCTTTGACCCGTGAATCGACTGGCCACTCCAGGCGAGAACATCCTCGAGCCAGAGAAATCCATCCGACTTATCGAGCGAAACAGCAAAAATGGCTGTCTGTGCGTGCATTGTGCTGCTGAGACGCATGCGAACAACAATTGACCTACGTAGACTCTCGTGCATATAAATGGGAGTGTGATTGGGACTGAAAACAAGGAACCCACTCTCTACGGGATTTGTGTGAACGAGCGCATAGAAGACCCCCTTTGAAAGAGGTACAAGGGCTTTATCACCCTGAAACGGCTGATAGATTCGTAGGCCTTGTAGACAGTTGTTCACGAGTTTCTGAAGAGCCTCGTGAGCAGCTGGTTTGGGATGTTGATACTGAACTCCCTGTGCGGGGCGATAACTTGAGCGGATGCTGGGGCTGGCGTCCATAGTTCTATTTATAGTTTGTGTGAATTCTTAAGACCGACTTTAAAACGCCGAAAAGTTTGTAGGGACATCCGTATCATTGGCAAAGACACCGCCAGGAATGAATTCACCGCCATTCTGAGCACCCTCTACAGAGAACTCTTGTACATTCGGCTGATTGGATAACATTCGTGACATGGCTCCACTCGCTGAGCCAACATCCGTAATGGTCGGTAGAGGAGCAGGTCCAAACATGCGCTCAGGAGACCGTGCATCATCTCCAAAGTTGCTGACTTGTTCACTTTGCGCATAAGGATCCCTGTCCACGGGGCCAGGCAGAACTACCGGAGTCTCTGTAGGGTCAGGAGGTGCACGCATTGCGGGTGAATTTGGTCCAGCAGAGGCTACCTGGCGGCGAGGCAGGGGCTGGGTGGGCTGAACAATATCCGCCTCAAGCTCAGCAGGTGTACTTGAGGCAAATGCCTCACCACCTCTAAAATACATTAAGTAGGCTACAAAAAGAATGACGGCTAGCGAAAGAACAAGAGCGATCTTCGCTTTCATCTGGCGCAAGATGGGAAAAAAGGTGTGGCGTGAACGTAGTAATTTAAGCGGGGGCTAAACAAAAATCTCCTAGTCTAAGTAGAAATGTCAGCGCTGGTAGTTCCCCCTGTTGTTCAAAGTGCAGCCGTTAGTCAAGAATTTGGCATGTTACAGGCGCTCGCGTCACATTACCTTGCAGGAAAGGCCTTGAGTGCCCCTGTCCTGATGTCCCTCGCCGCCGCCCTTTCAGCTGAGGTGAATACACTTCAGAATCTTTCGGGTGCGGAGAAGAAGCAACTGGTGTGTGATATTGTGACTCAGGCCCTACAGACTGCACTAACGGCGTCCAAGGTTGGCCTGGGATCACCGGCAGTTGCGGCGGAGGAGGAGGTGGCCTTGACCTATGTTGCGAAGAATGTGATTCCTGCATCTGTTGACCTGTTGGTATCGGCCGCAAACGGTCAGCTGAATCTGAAGAAGGTTGCAAAGGTTGGATGGGCCGATTGTAAGTCGTGTGTACCCGTGGTTGCGCATCAACTCCGTGGCCCTGCCTGGGATGTTGCGGAGAAGTTTGTAAAGGCTGCGGAGACTTCTGTTGCTGCGGGTGCTTCTGTGAAGGATGTTGTTGCTGCCGGTGTTGCTGCGGCCTCGACGGCAGCTGTTGAGGATGCGAAGGTGGTTGTTGCGCAGGTGACGGCTGAAGTGGCTGCAGTACCTGTGCCTGTTGAGGCTCCTGCACCCGCTGCTCCTGAAACGACCACTCCTTCATCGTAAGAAGTCCATTTGTCAGTGCATAGTTAAATTCATCCACTCCAAATGACTCCCGAGGAAGCCGCGGAACCGTGTGCGGGATGAGCCATTCTTCCCAAGCCGTTTCAGAGAGCTTTCTCCGTTTAACTACATCATAACTGGTCCATGAATTGTCTAGAATTTCTGCAATCCATGAACCAGCATCATATCGCAGGCCTTTTAAGGGTAGCGCGGCTGCAGACGCCGCAACAGATTTCCAAGTGCGTACAATCATCCTATAGTAAATTTGATTTCGCTATTTAAGCGCTCTTCGATACAAAAAGAGAGATATGCCAACAACAGCTCCAATCCTACTTCTTACAAGTACGGGTGACATGAAAAGTGGAAAACTCACAATTAAGAGTGAAACCACCGGCTGCCAGCTCTCAGACATTCAGACCTATTTGAAGAAGAAGAAGGCGCCGACTCAGATTGGCACCTATGCATGGAAGTCAAATACCCTCTTCCTCTTCGGATATACCGATGGAAAGGCGGGAACTGAAAATAAGCACGAACTTCCTCCTCCGCATGATACTCAGCTTATCTTTGGCGATATTGTCGTCATGATGTCAAAGGATAAGCGCTCCTTTGCAAAGCCGCTCCCTATCAAGCAGGATGACTATGAAGCCTTCTATACGCAGGTCTTTGAAGGGTTTGAGTCACTTGATGAAGAAGAGGAGGCAGATGAGGCTGAGGCTGAGGAAGAGGTGATTCAGGATGAACTTGTAGACGAAGCCCATGTAGATGATGAGTCTATTATTGATGACGCAGAAGATGAGTACGAGGAGGAAGGCGCAGATGGCGCCGAAGAAGAGGGTGAGGCTGCAGAAGAGATAGCTGCAGTGGATACGGAAGAGCCAGCTGCCGCTGCACCAATTCCAAAGCCAAAGCGTGCCAAGGCTACCAAGGCGAGTATCGCTCGTAATAGGGAACTACAGCTATCACTTCTATCACAAGGCGTTGAACTCACAGAATCAGATCTAGGTACAATGACACCTCATAGGGTAAAGGTTGTGAAGGCGATCAGTGATTCTATGAGCAGCCTGCTTTCTGAAGAGGAGATTACTAACCTTGAGGCGGCCATCTTCCTTTCAACACTTCATTCCGCTGAAAAGCGGCATATCTCTAAAGTATGGACCTATCCACTCTTTACACAACTCTACTCCTCAATGGCCCGTACAATTGTTGGAAATCTAAATCCGAATACTTATATTCAGAACAAGAATCTCTTCAAGCGTTTTGAGGATGGTGAACTGAGCCTTGAAGAGATTGCTAGTTTTGGCCATACAGATCTATATCCTGAAATCTGGAAGGATTCTCTTATCCGGCAATTTGAGCGCGAGAAGCGCCAGCTTGAGGGTAATCGTGCGATGGCGACGGATCAGTTCCTCTGTAAAGGTTGCAAGAAGCGTGAGTGTACCTACTATGAACTCCAGACGCGTTCTGCGGATGAACCGATGACTATCTTTATTCAGTGTCTAAACTGCGGAAAGAGATGGAGGCAATAATTCCGGTTCCATACAAATGACCACTCCGCTTGATACGGTTCAGTCTGTAAATACTGCTCCTGTCGAGCAAACTACAAACCCGTATGCCCAGCACCTCAAGTCTGTAAAGCTTGCAAATGGTGAAGAGGTTCCTTTTCTGAAGGATCTCTGGTCTTTTTTTAGTTCAAAGGGTGTAAAGACAAACTTCTTTAGTGTAAACCCTGATGCATCTTTTATGCTCGACCTGGATATTTGTGAAAGCCTGGGCTGCCCTGTTCGTGTTCTGACAAACAGTGCGGCAATTGAGACAAAGTGGTCCATTATTGCCTCTACACTCAAGGCGCGTACAATTGCGCCTGAAAACGCGAGCCTCACTTGGCTTGAGGGTATCCAGAAGCGCTGGATTCTACCGCGCAATCTGGTTGTAAAGCGCACAGAACTTCAATGGTCTACTCTTGCAACGGAGGCCGCTGCTCTTGATGGTAATCGTGTTGATATGCTAAAGGTAGAGGGCTCTCAGGAGGAGGAGCGTGTTCTCCTGTATAGTCTCATGGATGGTGGTTTCCGCCCTGGCGTGGTTCTTGTGCGGTACACCTATGATCCTGATGAAAATGTTCCGAGTATGCTTGTTGCCGGCCACCTTCAAATGATGGGATATCGCCTGGTTGAATGCACTGGCCCGTGGTTTCTCTACATCTTTGAAGATACATGCTTCTATGATTCCTGCTCCTGGCGCACAACAACATGCCAGAACCCGCTTTCCAAGTATATTGCGGGCATGGGTTTTGTAAATGGCATAAAGTATGTTGAGGAGTCTCGTTCTGTAGCGAGTAGTGTAGGCGCCGATACACCTTCCCAATAAAAAAAGTAAATAAATAGATGGAGGTGGCCAGCCCCTCTGTTCTTATGGAACAGAGACTTTTAAAAATTCAAATTCAAAAGAGTTTGCGCGGACGCCGTGCGTGTACGGAAACACTTCTAGCAAGAAAACGAAATATACCGTCTGAAAAGAGAGGGTGTCGTCATGGTACGAACCACACGCAAAAAGTTCATAAAACGGCATCGAGCCCGTGCGCAGACAATAAAGAAGCGCCAGGGAGCCCTGCCAGCAACTCCTCAAGTACCCTCTCCTTTGACTTCGAAGAAACCCGGCCGTGATTTCTTTGAATATGTCAATGGAGCATGGTTAAAAAAGACGAAAATACCAGGAAACTCCTCATCATTTGGGATAAGTGAAGAACTCGACGCAGCAATTGAAAAACAGATTGAGAAAATCCTGAAAAAATCGGTTCAATTTGCTAAACTAGGTAAGGCTCCACACGGTACGCATGAAATCTCCATGGACCTGGTGGGTCGTCTTGGACTAAGTGCACTTCGTCCCCGCGTTCAAGCAGAAAACACGGCATATCTCAAAAAACTCTGCAGAGCATTTGGCTGTATTCGCGATACAAATGATGTTTCGAATACACTCGCCGAGTTTGCACGCTATCGCATAACCTCTCTTTTTTCAGTGACTGTGTATTATGAACCTGGTAAAAAACCGCGTGCAAAACCCTATCTCTGTCAAGGTGGTCTTGGCTTGCCGAATGCCTCTTATTATAAACAAGAGGCGTCAGGAAAATCAAAGATTCTTTCGCACTATGGAAAATTACTTGACCGACTTTCAAGTGAACTCGGTACCGAAAAACTCTCGGCTGTGATTCCATTTGAAACATTTCTTTCAGAAAAAATGGATTCTCACGAAGTTATTGTGCGCGGAACCGAACTATCCGAACTCTGTCCAAATATAGAGTGGGATATTTTCTGGAAAAGTCTGGAAGTCCCTAACTGGAAAACACTCGATATTAAAATATATTCAAGAGAGTGGCTCAAACAGATAAATAACGCGTTCAAACACTTTTCACTTGAGGACTGGAAGACACTTTTTACAACGCATGTAATTCTTCATAGCCTGCGTGTTTTACCGCATCCTTTTGATACACTCTACTTCGATTTCTTTGAGAAACGGCTCCGTGGTCAAAAGAGAAGTCCAACGCGTCTTGAACTTACAATTGATCTCTTAAAAGAGTGGGCCCCAAGTTCAATCTCCTACCTCTATGCAGAACTCTACATACCGAAATCTCTAAAATCCGAAATTCACGCATTTGTAGAGAAAATTCAAACTGCGGCGATTGATCGTATTCATACATCTGAATGGATGTCACCTCCTACACAGAAAAAAGCCATTGAAAAAGTGAAGGCACTGCGCCTAGATATAGGTTCACCTGACTCGTTTCCAACTCTTCCCAAGGTGAATTTACATACAGATACACTTCTACAGAATATTTTTCTGTTAGGCGAGGAATACACACTACTTGATTTACGGACAGTAGGAAAAGAGGTTAATGTAGATAAGTACTGGGACGATGTTGTCTATTCTACAAATGCACACTATTACACCGAAACAAACCAGATGATTCTCCCCGCGGGCTCATTTACATGGCCATTTTACCATGAGAGCGCCCCACTTGGCTGGAATTACGGCGGTCTCGGCGCTGTAATAAGTCACGAAATGACGCATGCATTTGATATGGACGGAATGAAATACAGTGCAATCGGCGAAAAGAAGAATTGGTGGACAAGTGGCGACCTTAAAAAATACAAGAAAATGGCGAATCGTCTCGTAGAACGATTTGGTAAAGCGCGCGTTCTTGGACATCCTGTAAATGGTTCACTCACACTCGATGAAAATATCAGTGACCTTGGTGGCCTTGCAATTGCACTTGATGCGCTTAAGTTAGAACTCATTCAACATAAGGTGAGCCCCACCGAAGAGAAAAAGGCGTATCGGAATTTTTTCCTCTCCTATGCAGTGAGTTGGCGTGTAAAAGACAATCCAGAGAGAGCCTTACAAAGACTTTTTATGGATGTGCATGCACCAACGCCACTGCGTGTAAATTATGTTGTGAATCAATTTGATGAATGGTACGAGACCTTTGAAGTTCAAGTCGCCGATGAACTCTATCTGCCTCCAGAAGAGCGGATTCGGATTTTCTAAAGACCGTGCCACTGCGGCGGAAAAAGTTCAATCTCTTTGCCGAGCATTGGGTGAATCCACTTTTTTGGATAGACTACACATGAAGAGGGATTAAATATTGCCCCCCACCAACTAAATGTACTGTTTGCTATAATGGCCCCAGCCTTTATAAGAGACATTAGTGCAAGAGCATTTAATTCATCTGGTTCATCGATAAAAACTGCAAAATGTAAAGACGATAACCATTCTTGAGCTTTACACCACTCAATATCATCAGATATAATAAGAATCTGTGTGGGTTGATATCCGAGTTTCTCTACAAGTAGTCTATATGCATTTTCATAATACTCCTGTTCTTGTAGATAATGAATATGTGATTTTTCTACATAATCTCCGCGCCGCACATGTATAAATATATCTTTATCAGAAATAGAATATTTTTCTTTTACTCTTGTTCTGCGATCCTCTAGTTTTGTTGAAAGGCTTTTACAGAGTACTGGAAGTATATGTTGAATTGCTGGATAATATTGAAAGTATCCCTGTAGTACTACTGGAAGTGTAAGTTCACACGGATTCCATGGCTGAAATCCATAGGGTGAAAAAAGTATAGCACCTGGAATTTTTAAAATATCAGAGGATGTATACTCTGTTTCAATTCCAAATTCAAAGAGTAATGCATAATTATGTTTAAATATATTATGGGTATTATTTTTTTCTTTACTAATTAACATAACAGACTGATATTTTAGAGCAACCGCAACGGCTGCTGCATATTGAAATAATTGATTTCCTAAACCACCCCATCGCTCGACGAAAATAAAATCCATTACTTCTTTTTAACAAACAGTCTTTATATGCGCTAAGGCTGCAATATATTTTATAACATCAACCCGTAAGTCTTCAGTTCCATCTGTTTCACCATCAGGTATTGCCTCCGCACCATTATACATATAATGGCGAAGACCACATTGAAGTGCCAGATTTACATAGTGATTTTTAGCAGGTGTCCGGCCATGATTTATTTCACAAATGATTGTATTGGCCGCACAAAAAATAATATGAGCCAATCCTGCACCATGTCCACCTGTAATAATTTCAGAGGTAGCAAATAGTCGCACTTGCTGTGCAAATGTCAAATCTTCAAGATGATATATACTGAATCCCAGTAATTTTAATGGTTCGTAGAGTTCAGCCTCATTAACAATTCGTCGCGCTTTCTTTTTCCCCTGTTTTCTTGAAATAAAAGAGAATTTACCCTTTTCTTGACGGCAATCATCCCAGATATATTTATAGAGACCACGCACATAGTTATTCATCCATGGTTCATCAATTGTATCTGGATACCAATTACATCCAGGCATCTCAATATATTCATACTCCTCTCTCTTTAGTGTTTCACGCTGAAATCGCGGTGGTAGAGCGGCTAAGGCGGCATTTGCAAAATAACTATTACTACGACTTACATAGTAATAGGGAATTATGTTATCTCCGTGGTCAAAATAATAGAAACGCGAAATCATATAAAAATATAAATGATACGGATTTTCATCGATTGCATCTCCAAGTTCAATTCGTTTGGGTAAATCTGTCTCGTAGGTTATTTCATGAAGATAGTTTTTTTGAATATTTGTTCGAATAAAATGTAACGCATGTGGATCATTGTAGACCTGGCGTACATCGAATAGTTTTACCAAATCCTTTTTTAAAAAAGAAAAGCAACTCTCCATTACTCTTCTTTTTTCAAGTATGCTCTAAGCCTCCTCACAGAATTAATAGGTCAGCAAGAGACCAGAATTCAAACTGTCCATCGGGCATCAGCCGTGCTACAATAAACGGTAGGGACCCTTCACTGAGTTCGAGGCGAGCGATATCACCCGTATTTACAATGTGCTTGTGCTTTGTAAGGTCAACATACGCCTTGGCACCCTGTGCAAGTTGATTTGATCTGAATCCTATAATCTTTGTTCGCTCAAATTGTGACAGCCACGGCTGACTCCTATGATTCGGGTCAGGGGCACCTGTTCGCGTAGGAAAATCAGGTGGGGCGGCGAGAAGAGCGAGTTTAGGAGTCACTGCCGCAGCATAATATACACGGCACTCGGGATGATGACGAAAGAGCAACTGTAGAGGGTCGCTCGACTTCACTTCAACACGCTCACCAGAAGCTGCAACTTCCACATCGGCATCCTCGCCTGTCTCCACGTCTACCTCATCGGGAAAATCATCATTTTCATCCGCCATTATTCCTACTTTGTATTTCTGCTTTAACTCGCGCTCAAATTTATCCTAAGGCGTGGGTTTAAACTTGAATGAAGTTTTTAATAAAGAGAATTTCAAACATGACGACTATTCCCATTGATTTACCATTGACGGAAGTGAAGATTTTCAATACATTTGATGATATGGACTTACCGACGAATCTGTTGCGCGGTATTTACGCTCATGGATTTGAGAAGCCCTCTGAAATCCAGAAGCGCGGAATTGTTCCTATTAAGAGTGGCAGCGACCTGATGGCTCAGGCTCAGTCAGGCACGGGTAAGACGGGCACTTTCTGTGTAGGGGCTCTTACAAAGATTGATACAAGTCTTATGAAGCCGCAGGTGCTTGTGATTGTGCCTACACGCGAACTCGCTCAGCAGATTGAGAAGGTTGCGCAGGCACTCGGTTCTTACATGGAACTGAAGACCTATTCTGCAACTGGAGGCACTCCGATTCGCGATGATCTGCGCGCCCTTGAGCGGGGCCTCCATTTTGTCGTGGGAACTCCCGGCCGCATTTTCGACCTAATGAATCGCGGCCAACTCAATCGCCAGTATATTCGTGTACTTGTTCTTGATGAGGCGGACCAGATGCTCGAGGACCGCTTCAAGGAGCAGATCCTCTGTATTCTGCAAATGGGTTTTCCGAAGCAGACTCAGGTTGCTCTCTTCAGTGCAACCATGCCTGCGGAAGTGATTGATGTTGCCAATAAGCTTCTTCGTGACCCGGTGCGTATTCTGATTCCTCCTGAGGAGGTGACACTTGAGGGTATCTCACAGTACTATGTTGCTTTGCAGAAGGAGGAGTGGAAGTTTGATGCACTCTGTGATATCTATAAACAACTCACCGTGAACCAGGCAATTATCTACTGTAACAAGCGCCAGCGTGCCGAGTGGCTTGCTGAGAAGATGATGGCGGAGGGATTCCCTCTGTCCTATATCCACGGTGAAATGGATGTCGAGGAGCGGCGAAACCGTATGCAGGCGTTCCGTTCTGGAAATGTCCGGGTGCTCATCAGCACCGACCTTCTTGCTCGCGGCATTGATGTTCAGCAGGTGAGTCTTGTAATTAACTTTGAACTGCCACCGCAGCGTGAGAACTATATTCACCGTATTGGTCGCAGTGGTCGCTATGGCCGTAAGGGAACTGCGATTAATCTGGTCGCCGGCGACGAAGTAAATGCACTGAAGGAGATTGAGTCTCATTATCAGACACTAATCAAGCAACTCCCCGATGATCTCGCGAATCTAATAAAAAACTGAGTCTAAGATAGAAATGGCTGCTGAAAAGAAAGCGCAGAAGGAAGCATTAATGGCTAAATATAAGGCGGAAATCAAGGCTGCATTACCCGAGCTAACGGCGGCTCAGTGGGCAGATGCAAAAACGAGTTTAACGGTTTCCGCAAATAAACTTGTTATTCTGAAGGGTAAGGACAGACCTGAGGAGGAAATTGAGGCAAAGAAGGCCGAGATTATTAAGGATTACAAAAAGGAGTTTAAAATTGGTCAGGAGGATGAGGGTAGACCGAGGTCACGCTCTGTATCTAGAGGCCCTGCTAAGACAGTAGAGCAGCGTGAAGCTGAACTCAGGGCTGCAGCGGCTGCGGCAAAGGAGCGCGCTGAAGAAATTACCAGAAAGGCGAATGAGAAACTGGCAAAGGAACTTGCTGATCTTAAAGATGCTGCTGCAGCAAAGGGTGTAAGAAAGGCTGCGGATGAGGTTGCACGGGCCAACTCAGCGGCGGTCAAGGAACTCGCTGAAACTCTTATGGAGCAGGCGTCCAAGAATATTGATGAGGCCTGGAAGGAGGCAGGCAAGGGTAAGGCTCTTCCTGAAGCCTATAAGCCTGGCCTGGCGAAGGCGCGTGCAACTGGCCTGAAGAGAAACAATGCGACCCTGAAGAACATCAAGGCGAATGATTATATCGGCCGCTGCAGATTCTGCTCAAAGTTCTGCCACAGCACTCGCAAGAATGGTGCCAAGAATGGCGCAAAAAATGGCGCGAATGCAAATAAGTCTGCAAATGCCGCGCCTGCCGCTGCTGCTGCGGCTCCTGCAAGAGGCAGAAGCCGTGCTGCCCGCCCTGTCACAGCCGCGCGTGGAAGAAGCCAAGCGCCTGCCGCTGCCAATGTCTAAAGTTTTTTATTCAGTTGACCCTGTAGACCCATTTGTCGTTTCACGAATATCGTGACGACACACGGGACAATGGACATTTCGTACAAACCAAGTATCAATACATCCTACATGAAAGGAGTGCTCGCAGTGATTAATTCTGCGCACATCATCCTCTACAGTAATTGTATCCTGACACACCGAGCAGACTATCGACTCATCTACATGCATCCGTGTAGTTGCCAGATTTATCTGTTCAGCCGTAGGAGCCACTTCTACATCTTCAAAGTTAGGCGGAGCCAAACCGCCACCACCTCCAAGTGCACCAATAAGAGTTGATAGAAGATTGCGTGCTGCATTCTCACTTGTATCCAGTTGATCATCCATAACCAAATGAGCCGTCCGATACATAGGATACGGCGCATACGCCAGTCTTGGGCGAAGAGGTGGTGTCCGTACACCACTCAAATCACTTGTCTCTGCGGCCTCAGGCTCCGCTGCCAATTGTGTAGCCAGATAGCCCCGTTGTCCAAATGTAAAGAGGTCAAATCGTTCACGAGTCTGCATCTGGAAATAGTGAAGGAGCGCGCCGACTGAGTTGAATCGCGTAGGCTCATAGAGTACAGCGGGATAATAGTTGTGAATATCATCAAGAAGTCCTACGCCATAGAGAGTTTCATAGGATGGGCGGGGCGCAGGTTCAGACATGTCTATATATCCTCTCGTGAAAAAGCAACTTCAAATTTGAACGGCGGCTTTCCTACAACCATTTGTATAACGCAATGGACCCAACAACTCAGCCAACTGAACAGCCCAAGGGTCCTGTTGGAATTGTAGGTCTCCGAAATCTAGGAAACACTTGCTATGCGAACTCTGCCGTCCAGGCTCTTCGCCAAATTACGGAGATGACCTATCTCTGTATGTCCGAGACATCCGACCTCAAGAAGAAGCACGAGAATCATTCTGGAATACTCTTTGATTCCTATCGAGATCTGATTCGCACAATGTGGACCACTCATGCACCTGCCTATATCTCTCCAGATGCCTTCTGGAAGGATATGATTACTGCCGCCACAAATGCAGGTTATGAGCATTTCCGTGGCCGTCAGCCCCAGGATGCCCATGAATTCATGATGTTTCTCCTCGACCAGTTTCTGGAGGGAACCAAGGAGTCCGTAAATTATATTATCCAGCGCGGCCCGAGTCTGAATGATACGGACCGCCGAATTCAGGCTGCCCTTGAATCCTGGAAGCAGAACTTTGAGAAGCAGTATACTCCGATTGTTGATATTTGGTTTGGGCTCATGGAGTACCAGACCGAATGCCAAGAGTGCAAGAATAAGACCTATCGCTACGAGACCTTCAATAGTCTAAAAATCACGGTTCCCACGACGCTTGCATCAGGTCCACTAACTCTGAAGGAGATGCTCAATGCTGATTGGAAGGAGGAGGAGATTGAAGGCTATCACTGTGACAAGTGCCCTGCTCGTACGCTGGCAAAGCGTAAGATGGCAATCTGGCGTCTTCCTCGCTGCCTCATTGTCGTCCAGAAGCGATTTCTCCCCGATGGCCGAAAGATTCACACGCAGTGGAAGCATGAAGAGGAGCCGCTCTGTCTCAGCGAGTTCTTCTCAGAAGCGAGTCCCGAGAAGTCAAAAAAGTTCGAGTATGGACTTCAGTCTCTAGTGGACCATCATGGTAGTGCGCGTGGTGGACATTACACTGCCCAGGGTCTGAGTCCTCTCGATGGAAAGTGGTATATCTACGATGATGAAACAACTCACCACACTGAAAAACCGATTCTAACTCCGAGCACCTATGTAATGATTTACCGTGCAAAGAGTTAGACCTTCTCAACCCAATGATGCATATCAGGATATTTTACAATAAGATGCTCTACCCATGCATGCGCGAGTTCATGCGAAATTGCCCCTCCGCGATGGATAGTATTGTTATGCGAATAACTGTAGCAAACACAATAGAGCTCAGACATTTTAACTTGCTATTGAAATTTGAAGTAAGCAAATCAAATTTTTTTTGACAGGCAATGAAGATTATTCTACTTTCAGGTTGGGCGGGGTCCGGAAAAGATACGGTCGCAGATTATCTTGTAAAGACGCACGGATTTAAGAAGTTCGCCTTTGCAACTCCGCTCAAGGATCTCGCCTCAGAACTCTACAAATTTCCACGAGAACTCGCCGATTCTCAGGAAGGAAAACGGGAACTCTGGCGCGTAGGCTATTCTAAGAAAACCATCCGACAGATTCTTCTCGACTTGGCCCTTTTCGATAAGTCGCGATTTGGAAATGATATCTATGCAAATACAATTGCCGCAGAAATTGCCAAGGAATCACCGGATTCAAATATCGTCATTTCAGATACGAGATATTTGAATGAAATCAGGGTCATTCTCAACTTTGCAATTGAGGAGAAACATGAGTTTTCTGTATGGCGAATTACTCACACAGGTCAAACCACTTCACCTGTAGATGATATCTCTGAACATATCCTCGATACATACAATGCAGACGCGCATATACAGAATCCAGGAGACTCTCTGGAAAATCTCTATTCTCTGGTAGAAGATGTCCTGTCACATTCGTAAAATGAGAATGATGTCCTCGAGTGGAACATGCGAGCCGAGACCTACCACGGGCGCCTCCGCCGAAATGGCTGCGCGCCTTGCTCAGATGCAGGCCGAGCGCGGTCGTCAAGACCAGATGTGGCAAACTACAACAACTTCAGAGAAAACCATCTGCGCATCTTCCAAATCGGAAATCGTGCAAACCAATAATACCCCGCTTCTCTGCCAATTTTAAACTGCGGAATTGAACTTACTAGATTTAGTGTATGAGGCTCATATTTTATATTAAATTCTCTAACAATTCGAGAATAGACCCGTTTTTCATGCTTCATCTTTCGAATCTCCTCAGATTCCATAAGTCTTTTCCTTCTATCGATAATCATTCGTTTTAAGATTCCATGTATTGCCAAGGATTCAGTCCGAAATTCTCGTCTAGAGATTCTTCCTATCTTAAAAAAATCTCTTGTTGTCTTACGAACATTCGCAACCTGTTTTTTTATTTTCTTCAGATCATCTGTAAATCCAGGAACTGCCATAAGTTCTGAATAGACTTCTTGTTTCCGTTGCTCTTCTCGTTGACGGTGATGGACTCGACCAATATCTGCAAGTTCATCTGTTATTAAATCTATTCGGCATTCACTACATTGAACAGGTGCTCTAGTCACATAGATTATAAAACACCGTGTATGAAATGTATGATTGCATTCAAGTTCTGTTTTTTTCTGCGCTAGTTCAATTGGTTCTTGACATAGCGTACAAAAAAGAGCACCCGATAGATCCATTTAGTTGTTTGTTAGTTATTAGACATATCCTTTATGTCTACGCATAGAGAGCGCGGAAACTCTCATCGCCAGACTCCTTCTTCTTCAGGAACAGCTGGATGTGCTCCTTCTTCACTACAAACGGTAGACTGAAGTCCTTGATGTGGAAGGGGAGATCCTTGCTGTTAAAGATGCGCAGCATATTAATCTTCTGAATGATGCCCTCCACGCAGCGCTTGAGCTGACGGACACCCTTCTCCTCCTTGGCATACTCCTCGATGACATGCTGGAGCACCTCACTTGAGATGCCCACCTTCTCCGTGAGGTTGACCTCCTTGAGGGCCGCAGGCACAAGGTACTGCTCTGCAATGGCCAACTTCTCCTTTGAAGAGTATCCCTGGAGTTCGATGACAATCATGCGGTCAAGGAGTACCCGGTCAATCTTCGTGATGTCATTGCCACTGAAGACGAACATCACCTTGCTCAGGTCAATCGGCACACCTGAGAGGTACTTGTCCTCAAAGTCACCATTCTGCACAGGGTCCGTGAGGTGAATCAGCATATTCTGAACCTCCTCACCCTTCGGTGTGCCACTAATCTTGTCGAGCTCATCGAACATCAGCACCATGGACATGGACTTTGCCGCTACGAAGGAGTTGACAATCTTGCCACAGTGACTGCTCTCATAGACGAGCTGGTGACCCGTATAGGTCGTGGCATCTGAATCGCCGCCAAGACTAATAAACTGGAAGGGCCAGTCGAGCGCCTTGGCAATTCCATTCTTAATGAGACTCGTCTTACCAATGCCTGGAGGGCCTACGAGCAGAAGACTCATGCCACGCGCTCCAGGGTTCGCAATCTTGCTTGCGATGAACTGGAGAATCTGGAGCTTCGCCTCCTCCTGCCCGTAGATGGCGTCCACCATGCAGCGACGGGCACGGTCCATGAATGCGCCGCATGCATCCGTACCATCCTCCAGCTTCACTGGAATATCCTTATAGAGGCCAAACGGTACACTCGTCAGCTTCTCGAGCCAAGCACGGAGCTTGAAGTATTCACCACTACCGGGATCCAGGCCCTGAAGATTATTGTACTTATTGAGTACCATGGCCTGAGTCTCCGTGGGCAGACTCATGGAGAGAATCTTGAACATGAGCGGCTGCTCTGCTGCTGCGGCAGTTGACTTCTTCTCAAGCGCCTCAATCATCTGCTTCTGCTTGACCTCCGTGAGTGACTTGAACTGGTCAATCTGGTCGTCAATCGTATTCTCTTCAACAGGTTCTGTGACCAACTTTACAAAGCGCTTTACGATATCAGACTCCTTCTTCATATTGTGACGCTTCGGGATCATACGCTCGTCATCCTCCTCTAGCGCACCGAGCGTGATGCTGAATCCGCCCTTCTTGAAGATATGTCCATCGCCCTCTGCGTCTTCGGTCTCCTCATCATCGTCATCCTCATCGTCGTCATCCTCTTCCATATCATCCTCCTCCTCTTCTTCCTCCTCTTCCTCAGACTCCTCAGACTCCTCAACAATCTTCTTCTTACGCGAGAGTGACTTTGACTTCTTCTTGGGCTCCTCCTCTTCCTCCGACTCCTCGCGGTCATTGGAATCACGAGAACTTGACTTAGCAGTCGACTTCTTCTTTGCAAGACGATGACGAATTGTCTCACGCGCCTTTTCAGCCGCCTTGCGAGGAGCCTTCTTACCTAGACGACGCGCAATGGAGGAAACAGGCGCAATCTCTTCACTCGGAGAGGTATCCTCTTCAAAGGAAGAAGTATCATCCTCCAGCTCTTCATCCTCTGTAGACACAATAAGGTCACGGATATTACCCTTACTATCTACACTCTCGTCATCGTCGTCTGCCCGACCCTTGCGGCGACGCTGCATCTGCGAAGCCGGACGGGTCCGTTGACCAGTAGCATCCTTTCGAGAAGGCTTGTCATTCTTCTCGGACGAATCCTTAGTACTACGATTCTTGTTGGTGGGCATCCTATGCTTTTCCTTCATTTTTGCTTTTCCCTAAACGCAAAAAGGGTGGCTAGTTGGATTCAAGTTTTTGGTTCGCGCATTTAGTTTCTACGGTTGCGACGGCTGCGGTTCTTGCGATTACGACGGCTCTTGCCACCCGCCTGCTTGCGGTTGCGGCGGCTCTTGCGACCCTTGATCAGGTCACCCACTGCCGCATTGAAGTGAGCCGTAACACGGCGACCAACACGGTTCACGCCGCGCGCCGTTACACTTACGAGGCCCTTTGCGGTATTTGCAACCGCACCCGCCGTGTTGGACGCGGCCATCGCTGTGTGTCCAAAGGGGCTCCAGAGACGTCCCATTAATCCACTTGAGCGATTCTTGCGAGTACGAGGCATTTTCTACATAGTAAAAATGTTTTTATTCGTCTACTTTTGAAGATTATCACGAATATCCATCAGGGCAAACCGACTTTTCGGAACCAGACTCGGAAAGTCTTCTTTGGGTGAATTAAGTATTTCTTCTAGACGCACTCGGAGAACTTCATAGAGTTGTTTACGGAGATTTACAAAGAATCCTGTATTTTTCTTATGAACCACCTTTGACATTCTTAGAAGACAATCTGCATATTCCTGAACTTCGTGCACCTTTCCTTCTACCCATCCAAGTCGTGAAATATTACAAATGAGGATTTCAAATGTCTTTTCTAGCGATGCTAGATCAACTGTTTCTAAAATTACAAGCTCTGCCAAGAATTGACTATACCCGAGACGATACTTCTTTTCAAGATTGCGCTCAACAAATGCCTTGTAGTTGACAGAGTCCGATTCATCTACATCATGGAAAATTGTCAAATATGCATGAAAGAGTTCGCTCATCTCCGTCTGAATTACGGGATAGGTCGTTCGGAGTTCACTGAGTAGACGCGCATAGAGGGGGCAATACATATCTTCAGCTGCCGCCTTCTTGAATACAAGGCGCATGAACTCCTTTGTAAAATCAGTCTGGCCACTATCAAGAATCTGATAGAGAAAGTCGCGTACATCTGTATAGGTCGATGCACTGAATTTATTCAACTTATTTAAGATAATTGTGTTGAGAATCGTATCATCAATACCAGCATCTGTATTCTTGAAACGACTCTGGTATTTTTGATTCTGTATGACTTGGCCCTGTCCTCCATTAGCCACCTGATTTTCAGGAAGCGGAGTATTCTTCCAACGAGCATTCGGAGGAGGTTGAGGTGCATGTCCCTGTTGCCGTCCTCGCACTTGAGAGTTATTTCCGGATATTCCACGCCGCCAATTCGGAACAACAGCCTCGTTGTCGTGAAGCAGGGATTCAATTGCTCGTATTCTATACAGAATCTCCTCGGGAACTTGAGGGGCGCGATGTCTTAAAGTAAGAATCGCCTGAATGGTCTCTTCGGTGCTTCTTGCTGAAGCCATCGCTAGTGTATACTTCATTTTCTTTCTTTTAAATCATGCGCACGCGGTCCTTTATCAAATTTAACTCCTCTCTCTTCAAAAATGGACCTCAGATCTGAAATGGGTTCTGACGAGTGGCTCAAGCCCCTTGGGTTTCAACTTGACGAGACTCGTACACTTTTCCTAAAAACGATTCAAACTCTAAAAACAACGCCTGAAGCTATTCGTAGCGTACAAGAACCTATTCATAGGCTCAGGGAAACAGTGCTTGTTACAAATGTTGAAAAGGTGAATCGTCTTTTTTTTGAACTCAAGGGATTTGAAGAGAAACTCACTGAGTTTCGTACACAACCGAAAGACTGGGAGGCGGAGAGTCTTTCCCAACTCGTTTTTACACAGGAATGGTCTCGGCCACTAAATGAAGTACCCTTTCTACTTCCCGCTCTCTCCATTTTCAAAATCTATGTGGTGCCCTTTTTCGCCGTATTAATTCCACTCATTGCATGGATTCTACCGTTTATCATTCTCAGATTCATCTTCAAGATTCCTATGCCATTTAATACATACATAACAACTTTATCGTCGATGTGGCTCGGTGGAAAACTCTGGTCAACAATGAATTTGGGCGAACGAGCGCGTATTCTCTTTCAAACCTGTTGGACCGCCTTCGGTCTCATTCAGGGCATTATTCAACCTGTTCAACAAGCATTCCATATGAAGAAGATAGACGACCAGATTCTTGAGCGTGGTCAGTTCTTTCAGGCGTATTCAGCCAAACTCAAGGAATTTTTCACAACCTATAGCGCAGTCACAGGTCGCACAATTTCATGTCCTCATCTTCATGTCTGGCCAACCGAAGAGCCGCGCCAACTCTACGCCTATGTTCGCGACCATCCTACAGACTTGTCATGGATTACACATACGCTTGCAAAACACGAAATTGAATGGTGTCTTGCTATATGCCCCGAACTCTGTTTTGTGAAACTCACTCGCACCCGTGGTCCCTCTTGTAAATTGGTGAACTTTTTCGATCCGAGTATACCGGTCGAGAAACGAGTCACTTCTTCCTTCGTTTCTCGCGGGCACACGGTCTTGACTGGACCGAATAAGGGCGGAAAATCCTCTATCCTACGGGCTCTCCTGCTAAATGTCTGGCTTTCGCAGACATATGGTGTTGCATTTGCCACTGCGGCAACACTCACTCCATTTACATGGATAGAATCAGGCCTTCGCCTTGTTGACCAACCTGGCGCACAGAGTCTTTTTGAGCGCGAACTCTCCTTTGCATCGAAAGTCCTACGGCGCAGTACTTTATCTGAGAGAGGACTTCTTCTCTATGATGAACTTTTCCACAGCACAAATCCTCCCGATGGAACAAAAACCGCCAAGAGATTCTTGGATCATTTATGGACATCTACTTCTGTATTGAGTGTTGTCAGTACACATGTGTTTGAACTTGTAGAGACTTCGCCCAAATACATACAGCGTCTCTGTGTCCCCGCAAGTGTTTCAGACAGTGGCATCCGTTTTTCGTTTACACTCGTACCCGGTATTTGTAAAGTAAGCAGCGTCGAAGAACTCTATAAGAAATTTGGGTTCCCTGGTGCGGCGTCCGAACGGGCACCTCCTGCGGGCAATTCAAGCACCTTAAGTTGAGATTCCTTAGCAGAATAATGAACTCTAGTGGTTTTACGGAATCTCTGACGATTGGTATTACGCTCACACTCGTCTTCGGCGCCGTCTGTTTCTATCTCTACAGCCGCCTAGTTCAGAATGAAAAGCGGGTTTCGCTCATTGAGAGCATTCTGCTTGATGTAAAGATGTCAATGGAGATGGTTGGCCAGGGGCGTGGCGACCATAGTCACGATGACCATGATGAAATGGCCGTTGAACAGGTTGAGGCGGTGTCTGCACCCGAGCCGCTGAACCAGATGGATGTAGATAGCTCTGAGGAGGAACTCTACAAGGATGTCCTTCAGCAGGCCGATCGTCAGCCCGAGATGAAGGCGTTCGAGGTGACGGATTCAAAGGTTACTCCAAAGGCGGATCCTGTTCAGGTGACAAAGGTCAGCCCGACCTACGAGTCCATGTCAGTGAAGGAACTCAAGGACCTTGCCAAGAAGCGCAATCTGAAGGTACCGAGTGGAGCGGGTCGTAAGGAGCTGACCGAGGCTCTTCGTAAGGCGGAGACGCCCCTTCCTGCAGTACCTGAGGGTGCACCGCCTGCGGTCGAGGGTGCTCTTCTCGAGGAGGATGCCGAACTCACATCTTAAGGAGATATAGATGGACGCGAAACTCTTCCGCCTTCCAACGGAACCCTTTTTATATACAAATCTTTCTGAAAGTCAATCGAAGCAGGCCTTTGTTCAAAGACTGACACCCAAGGGCGTCTATGCAATTGCACCTGTACCTGATGCACGGTACCCCGGTTGGGCTGCACCTATGCAGGATGCTGCCATATTAACTGACTACAGGACTCACTGTAGTGAAAATATTCCTGCTGGAATGCAGTATTCAGTGCATCTCTGGTCACAAAGAAATACGGATGCAATTATTAATCTATCGCGCGAACGGTATAGTGTCAATACGGGCGCTAATCTAGGTTTTGATAACACAGTTGTTCCGCCTCCTGCAAGTGTAGTGCAATGTGATGCCTTTGGTTGCTCAGGATACCAGACAAATCTCCGAAATGGCATCGGCCAGGAGCGCCAGGAGCATTTGCCGACACTGTTTGGAACCTTCAATACGAATGTTCCTCAACAGACTCAGCAAATGCCTCCTGTGACTCGTCGCTTTGAGGGAGGGCGCAACTCCGCTCGCGGCCGTTCCTTCGAGACACTCGGCTCAGGTGGCGTTGGCTCTGCAAATCTTGCTGGCACCTTTATACGCGCTGCTTAAGCAATCATTAAATACTAAAACAGAATGAACAAAGGTACACTCTGTTTTGATATTGGAATTAAGAATCTTGCGTGGTGTATTACCACTGTAGCAGGTGAGCAGATAACTATCAACGGATGGGGAAACTATAATCTACTGGAGGAGCGTGCCTCAGATGAGGCTGGTGCAAAGGCGCCCTCATGTGCATCATGCTCAGCAAAGGCGCGATTCAGTTCGGCTGTTGGTCTCTCTTGTGCCCGTCATGTACCGGCCTCCGCTCCACTTCTGAAGGATGCAAGCGGCAATCTCTTTACAAAGATTCCTGGGGCACCTCAACTTCGTGCGATTCTCACTGAAAAGGGTATCAAACCGATGCCGAAGACAAAGGAGGCCATGGTGACTGCCGTTCAGGCCTTTGCTTCACTACCGGTGGTAAAAGTCAAGGTGCCGCATGCAGCGGCGATTGATGTTGCGCAGATTCACGATGCGATTCGGACTTTTGTTACAAAGGAACTCAAGCCATTTTTTCCACAACTTGGAGAAGTTCGTCTGGAAAATCAGCCCGTTCTGAAAAATCCGGTGATGAAAACGGTTCAGATGCTTCTCTATGCAACTCTACGGGATGCCTTTCTGAATGCGGGTCATCCGACCATTCCTTTCAAACTGGTTCACGCAGGCATGAAGGTAAAGGGAAAGGCAACAGGCACGGCGGGATATGCAGATCGTAAGAAGGGTTCAGAGGACCGTACGGAAGCCGCACTTGCGAAGACAACGGTCGTCCGAGGAGCGGAGTGGTTGGCCTTTTTCAAGGGAAATAAGAAGCGGTCCGATCTTGCCGATGCTTTTTGCATGTGTCTGGATTCTATGCCGGCGACCGTGGCACCAGCCGCGGCCCTTGCCGTGGCACCAGCCGCGGTAAAGCCTGCTTAAAAAGTCCTTGGAAATTCAAAAGAAGGAATGGCAACCATTCACCAAATGGAAGAGGTCTCTCGGCAAATGGCCCCGCCCGATTTAGGGTTAAGCGATGAGATCGGTAATGTAATTAACCTGAACGACATGGGCGACGACTTTGGAATGAGTCTGCTCGCCAATCCGAGCAAAGTGAACTCGGGTAACTCAAACTCCGGCCAAACAGTAAATATTCCTACGAGTCGTTCTGAGCCGCCCACAATCAGTTTTTCACAGGGTGGGAGCAGTGGCGGCATTGGCCTCCAGGAGGTTGATATTGCGCCGCTTGAGCCCCTGAATCTCGGCTCTGATTTTGGAAGTGCTCCTGTGAATATCGAGATTCGCAAGGAGCAGAGTGGTGATGTAGGTGCCAATCTCTTTTCCAACTCACAGACGGCCACGGGACCGGTCTTTTCACTGCCTGCGAGCCGTGACCCTGATGCTGAGAAGAAGGAGAAGGTTGAACTGATCAACAAGCTGCAGCGCCTGGAGGCCAAGGGTTTCCCTGTGACTCGTCACTTTACGATGGACAACAGTCTCGAGGAGATTAAGCAGGAGTATCTCCGCCTCGTTGATGCCAGAAATCTGGAGAGCAGTCTCCGTTTTCAGCGTCAGATGATGATGGGCCTCGTTACGGGCATGGAGTGGATGAACAATAAGTTCGACCCGTTTGATCTGAAGCTTGAGGGCTGGTCTGAGTCCGTTCACGAGAATGTTGAGGATTTCGATGAAATCTTCGAGGAACTCTATGATAAGTACAAGGACCGCGGAAAGGTGGCGCCTGAAGTGCGTTTTGTCATGGCGCTTGCGGGCAGTGGCTTCATGTGCCACATGAGCAACTCCTTCTTCCGTCAGAAGATGCCGAGTATGGATGATATCCTGAAGAAGAATCCTGAACTGGCAAAGCAGATGGCCGCTGCGGCGGCTGCACAGGCGGGTCCGGGCTTCGGTAATTTCATGGGCATGGCGATGGGCGTTCAGCCGTCGCAGCCCCAGCAGTTCGGTGGGATGCCGATGCCGCCTATGCCGCCCATGGCGCCCCAAATGCCCCAGCAGATTCCTCAAGCAGGACCGTTCAATAACTCTGCCCGTGTTCCCAACATGCCGCAACCGGTTGCGTCCGTTGAGCCTCCTCGTGTAGCCCGTAGGGAGATGCGTGGACCCAGTGGAGTTGATGACATCCTGAAGACCTTTGCGGAGGTTCGCCAGGCGGAGGCTATGAGCGAGGTTTCGAACATGAATATGGCCCAGATGGGTTCTGCCACAGCCGCCGCTGAGATGCAGAGTGTCCACTCTGAGGAGATTCGCAGCCAGACGGAGTCTGTTCGCACCTCAGGAGGTCGTCGCAGGAAGCGTAATGCCCCGATTCTGGGCAATGAACTGAGTATCAATGTATAATTTCATATGCGCATTTGTAAAATGCTATTATGAAAATGTCTGGAGAAGTGCCAAATTCTGTCCGTAAATCTCGACAGGTGCCGGTTTCTCCTGTTTACCTTCAGCCGCAGGTGGAGCCACACGCGCTTGCTTCTCACTAAGGCGGCGCAGAATTTCACCCTCTTCGGGTGTGAGACCACCTGGAGTAGGGCTTGTAAAGTCCTCTTTATCTTCACTACCTCCCAAATAGAGGCTGCTATTCTCATTGAACAAGAAAGAGAGAAGCGCGAGCACAATAATGCTCATAAAGAGCGCAACAAGTACATTGCGTGTAGCGACGAAAATAACTGTAAACACTAAAATGCGGCGAACCCAGACTTGTTGAAAAAACTTCTCCTGACCCTTCGAAACCTCAAGTTGGAGAAAACGCCCACCGAGATTCAGCATTAACATCATCGTTCCGATAAAATACGGATTTGTATTCAGACTATTTACAATTGCATCAATTGGATTTGTAACTTCTACAGCGGCTGTTATGGCAGCAACTGCGGGTGCGGCATTTGCTACACTCATCTACTGATTCATTAGTTTTTGGAGGGCGCCTGGGGCGGCGCGACTTCCAACCAAGGTTTCGTCAAGCGTGAAAGGTCATTCAGATAGAAAAAGAGCGCAAGTGCTGCCATAATTCCAACTGTGGGGCACCAGACAAGTGCAGCAATAAGAGTGAGTACAAGAAAAAGACGCCAGTACGGAAACTTATATAAATAGACCCACTCAACCGGGTACGGTGTGTGAAACAGTGAACCTTCAAAAAGATTCCAAGAGAAAAATGCAACTGTTACAAGAAGTCTGGCAGCTGCATCGGCAACTCCTCCAGGACTGAGAGCACTTTCCCATGCCTCCATCTACCTGTATCGCCGATTATCTCGAGACACTTGAATTCTGGACACCACCTCCTGAACTGTAGCCGCCTCGGGTATCGTCAATCTGACTATTGCTGGTCACCTTCTCTTCTTCAATTGCTGTTGGATTCTCATTTAGGGCCCGTTCAACAAACCACCGCTTTGTTTTCGGTATCGTGATTTTAGAGGTTTCACCCCCACTTCCAAATCCCTCCTCGATGGCGGCCATACGGGAGCCAATTAAGAGACTGATTGAAATGGCTGTTAAAAGTCCAAGTATCCAGCCGTATTCACCAGTGATAAAGACAACAAGACCGAGTCCAAGGCAACGGCCTAGGAATGAATCGGCCTGGTGATGAATTGTCTCAGGAATAGTGTCCTTGAAGACAATCACAAGTACAGTGGCGATATATAATAATAACATGATGGAAGACTTTGATTTTTGTATAAAGTCCAACACTGCCTCTTGAAGTGTGGTCATTCCTATTGTCTAAACACTTTTCTTTGCTGACCACAGAGAGTGGGTCAGATGAACTACTGTTCCTTCGATGACGCCTTCCCACAAATCGGACCCACAGCCCCTGGCTGTAGGGATCAAAAAGGCAGCGAGTCGGCTCGCAAAGAGGAGAGAAAGAAGGCAAAGCGATGCAAGGGTCCGCCGATGACTTTTCTTGATTTAGATCCTGATCGTCCGGCTGTTCAGCGTGTGCCGTCTGTTCCGCCGCTAAATAAAGAGACTGGACTCCGGGAACACACACCCGATGATGCTCCTCATGCTGAACCGTTTACGGGCGATGTTCCGTATGATTTGACAAGTGAACGGCAACCTGATGATGCCGGCCAAGTTGCAAGGAATACATTTCCTAAGATTCCAAAGAATACACAACTGGTTGGCACTTCTACGGGAGCTCCAAAGTACTTTGGTACAAAGTACAGCGATGAGGGATTTGAGAATCAGAATCTGACAATGCCTCCGCCACCCTTTACGAATGTCATTGGGCAGGACCCGGCCTATTCTGACCTGAACAGTGCCTTCAAGCAGGGTGGTGGTGTTGCCAAGGCGAGCGCACTTGCACCGACACCTTCTGTGAGCGATTTCTGGAAGCCGATGACAAAATCAGGTGCAAATACGGCCTTTTATGATGAACTGCCACCTCCTGGAGGACAGATGCCGAAGGGTGCGGTGACTATTGATGAAACTGTAAGTAAGAAACTCGATTTACTATTTGCTCGTCTCGATGATTTAGAATCACGACGGGGCGAGAATACTCAAACAGAAATTTTACTGTTTGTTATGTCTGGACTCTTTGTACTCTTTTCAATGGATATTGTGTCACGTCAGGCTGCTAGAATTCGTCTTATTTAAGATATAATGCTGAAATGCCAATTGGATCTAATACTGTAGGTAGACTTCCTACACCTGGTTTGGTAATTGCTGCTAATCCAGCAGGTGCAGCAGGGCCAGGAGGAGGTGCAGCAGGACCAGGAGGGCCAGGAGGGCCAGGAGGAGGTGCAGCAGGACCAGGAGGGCCAGGAGGAGGTGCAGCAGGACCAGGAGGGCCAGGAGGAGGTGCAGCAGGACCAGGAGGGCCAGGAGGAGGTGCAGCAGGACCAGGAAGACCAGGAGCTGTTAAAGTACCCGCTGTACGAAGAAACTGTATATCAAACATGAGCGAACCCTTCGGCTTCTTTGATATAGGCAAAAGACCATCCAATAGACTCATAATATCTTTTCGTGTAAAGACAACCTGTCCAATTTTCTGTTTTTGAAGATTTATAATGGCTGGTGCAATTCCAGCAAAGGTTTTTCTGAACAGATTTGCACGGTCAATCTGTATAAGTTCGTAGAGTTCTTGTAAAAATTCTCTTACAGGTTCACATTCATAGGCTAAAAGTAGATTTTGATCCTTGAAACAGCGATTCATAACTAATCGCATTAAAAACTCACTGCGCTTCTTTAAGAGACTCTCCTTGCGAGTTTGGAGTTCAGATAAAGGAGAAGAGCCTTCTGCAGACTTGATAAACTTATCTGTAATTCCAATATCGGCAAAAATGGCTTTTTCAGAATCTGAAAAGGTTCCAGCATCCCACTCTTTCTGAATAGCAAGAGTTGGTTTACGAATTTCAAAGACATTTACACCTATGCGTACGGCCACTGTGCCCTTCAGTTTTAGTACATAGGGGTCAGGTTTGAGAGGAGGTGGCGCGGCCGCAGGTTCAGGAGGTGCAACAGGCGTAACAGCCTCAGGAGGCTCTGTCGCCACTGCAGGAGGCACTGTAGTAACAGGTTCCTCTTCTTCCTTCTCCTCTTCCTCTTCCGTATCTTCAAATGTAAATAATACATACTTTCGTCGTAAATACTCTTTTGCATTTGTAACTGTTTTAGGAGTATCAACTGCGTAGAATGTATCAGGAGTTAGTTTGAAGAGTGATTTTGGTTTGTATTCACCATCCTTCTCTTCGAATTTTAAAAGATCACTGCCTGTATCGCGTGGTGTTAGGCCAATATAGTCCTTTGGAACTTCGGTAGGAGGAACTCCTGTGGCTGATAAAAGAAGCCTATACTCCTTTCCCTCTTTTATATATGGAATGGAAATCGATGCCGGTTCAAGAAAGAGAAATTTCTTTTCGGCTCTATCTTCGCGATGTTTTGAATCCCAGACAATCTGATTTTTAGGACCCGTGCGTTCATAGATAAAATAGACTTCTGCGGGTGTTTCGGTAACAAGCCGTATATATTTTTTAAAAATTAAACTAAAAAGTGTAATATTGTCAAGTTTAGAAAAAAAGATATAAATAAAATTCTTTTTCTTAATTTTATCATTTGCAATTGTTTTTACAAATCGTAGAAAATTGTCCCAGGAATAAATATAAAAAATTTTCACCGGTTCTTTTGTCTTAATTTCATAATGAAAAAGTTTCGTACGAGATTCTTCATAATTTGAAGGTGGTGTGCCCCAGATTCCCTTTCGTTTCTCCCTATACGCATTCAGTAAATCTACAGTTAAGAGTGTAGGCTCTTCGGCTACGATTTGTACCTGTTTGAGCGGTTTCAAAGTAAATGTTGGTATATTTGCACCACCGACCTGTCCGCCACCACGAACAGGTTCAATAGGAACTGGCGTCGCCGGCTGGGCCAATAGACTATCCTCAGGACCTCCACCTATCATGCCGCCTCCCATCATAGGTGTAATAGGAACATTTTGATGCCCTGCACTTTGTAGGGCGTCTCCTAATAAACTATGATTTGGATCTCCCATCCCTCTCCTACTTGAGTAGAAATTCACCGGCTTAAGAAATATCAGCGCGTAGCCAAGTAGCACATGGAGATCCTACAGCCCCTTCCGTCCCCGCCCGTTTTTCGTCCTGATTCGGGGGAATCAGGTACTCGTAAGAAGAAGATTCACTGCAAGCAGGAACTTATTGTCAATAGTCTACAAAAGTTCTATACCGGTCGCACCGATATGAAGGAGGTGCTGCCGATGCTAAAGGGCACCTCGGACCTCTCTCTACGCCTTGTAGACTGGTTTGTGACCAACTATTCCAAGCGTCACAATACAGTCTATATTCTGGATGGCCAGGAGTTCCTCGTCTACACGAACTACAAGTCGCAACTCAAGGCGTACTCCAAGAAACTCTTTGACCCCTTCTGTCGTCGGGAACGAATCCTGTTTCAGATTCCTGGAGAGGAGCCATTCTTAACAACAGTTGGTAAACTGAACTTCTTTCGGTGGGCCATTGAGAAGAATGTTCTGACCTATTTGAGTCTCCATGCCCCGACCATTGAGGCCGACATGAATAAGGCCATGAAGGAGCAGAATAAGGTGCGTAATTCAACGGCAAACTCTACAGATTCCACTATCACTACAGTGACAACGGCCACTACATCGACCACTTCATCTGCGCGGTCCACTCGGCGCCGTCAGACGGAGAAGGAGCCGCCGGCTGCAAAGCAGATGCAGAAACATTTAATGGCGATTGAGCTGCGATTTGACTAGCCGCAGGCGTTGACTGACTTAGTCATTGTACTTTCGATATGTCTTCTCCATCGTATTCAGACGAGGTCGGAGGTCTTCATAGGAGTTAAGAGTATCAAGTGAATTTTTGGCGACATAGTCTGGTTCAACATATCGTGTTGTATAGGTGCGATTCAGAAGCCGCTTTGATTCCAAAAGTCCCCTATCCACTTTATCTTCATAGACCGTTGCACGAAGTTCACGCGCCACATTAAATGGGTCCGTTACAACATCAAACCGATCAAAATACGGATTTTGGCCGAGTTGATCAGATCCCCCGCTGCTACCTCCATTCCCCGCAACATATTGCTGATTCTGCAGATAATTTCGGTCAGTTGTGCGTGTATTAATAGGATTCATATCCATAAATGTATAGGCACCGCGCCTGTGAAGAGCAAATCCCCGTTCAGTTGACTTATCTTTCCATGACTGCGCCATTTTTAAATCTTGGTCAACACCGCCAATGCCGAGTGAATAGCGATACGCCATAGCATTTTGTGCAGCCGCATCATTTCCATTCGCAGCACCCAAATTCTCGGCAAGAGACTTATTTAACCATTTATTTCTCTCTTTAATTTCAGCGTTGCTTATATCAGGGCGGTCATTTTGAAGTTGCGGTCCATCCGTCTGCCATTGTTCTACATGAAGACTGTTAATCTGGTCAAGCGCACTGACTTCGCGGCGACTTCGGAGACTCATTTGTGGTAGGGGGATTATAGGCATACGTAGTTGGGCTGGTGTGAGTTCAATTGACTCCATCTTAAGAACCCTTTACTACTACAAGTAGATGTTTGTTGTCCCCTTTTATACGAAATCACAGCTACCGAGCCTCATTAAATGGTCACTTGTTCCGATAACACTCTTTTTAGACAATCGCGGCAAACAGATATGTGAAACGGATGAGCCTGACCAGTGGCTGACTGAAAATGAGTTTGCCGTGAAGTCAAAGTGGCGTGAAGGAAAGATTCTCTATGTAGAAGTTGACCTTTCTCAAATGAATCTAAAAAACTTCTACAGTTTCGAGGAGGTGACGCGTACTCAGCAGAAGGGCACGGAGGAGTGCTGGCGCACTTTTTATCTGCTAAAGGCCGGCCAGGGTGAAACTCCCTCGAGTACAAATCAATGGAATGATTGTATTGACGAAGTCTTTGTAGAGCCACTGGCCACCATTCAGAAACGGTGTGTGCCTTAAGGCGAGACGCATAGTAGTAATAGAATGAATTCGAATCGCTCAAAAACTCAGAAGCGCTCTGGTGCTACAGATTTGAGCGGCTCGACCTTTGCCGCAAATCTACATGCGAGCACGAATACATTCGTGAATTTCCTGAACCAGGAGGCGGATGATGCATACAAGCGCCCGTGGCATCGTCTTGAGCGCGGTCTTCGTCTAAATCGTCTACGCAAGTTTGTCGACGAGGAGGCCGTGCGCCTTACCCTGACAGCCGTCGAAAAGACCGCTCTGGATGCGCAGATTATGAAGGCGAATGAAAAGAAGCTGCTCAATAGCAAGAATGCTGTTATTTACGACCAGGATGAGCAGAAGATCAAGGAGATTAAGGGTCTTGTTATGCACCGCGGAGCCGATGGAAAAGTGATGTTTCAGGTTCTTGAAAAACGAAATGCAGTGACGTTTCGTAGGAAGGCTACTACGCCACCTACAGAAGCTAAGGAGGAGGCGACGGTCTAAGAATAGCCAGCCTATAAATTTTAACGAGAATCACGCTCAAACAATGGAACAATATACAACCATGTTTGAATGTACAGGACAGTTTCTGAATGCAATCGAAGAGGTTCAACCTCCTCCATTGCATCCGACGCTTGGAGATACATGGTGGACCACTATGGAGCGGGAACTTGCAGCACTCATGAAGGAGAGCGAAGTGAGTGCTACCTTTACCGAGCAGACCTATGAGGTTTTCGATTGTTTTAAAATTGGATATAAGTGTCTTTCAAATGCTCTTGTAAAGGTTGAATTTGATAGGCTGGCTCGGATTCAGGACCTGCAGGCAAAGCCGCAGAGCGTACAGCGATCAGACGAATGGTATCGTGAAGCGATGAGCCTTCTCACGGCAAGTGAACTCTATAATCTCTTCGGGTCTCCAAGGGCTCGCGGACAGCTAGTGATGTGTAAGGTGCCTCGTGAGACTCTAAGTCCAGCGCCTGCACCAAAGAAGTCGTGTATGACGGCGGAAATGACACCCTTTGATTGGGGTACTCGATTTGAACCAGTGGCGAAGCAGATTCTTGAAGCAAAGTGGGGAGCGACGATTGTGGACCTCGGTCGCCTCAGACATCCTACAATTGCATCACTCGCCGCGTCACCCGATGGTCTTATCACTGCAACTGATACGAAGCATCAGGCCCTGCTTGGAAATCTAGTGGAGATTAAGTGCCCCTCTTCACGAGTTGTCGGTGGTGGAGTTCCACCGAATTACTGGTATCAGATGCAGCTGCAAATGGAGGTTGCGGAAGTGCCTGTCTGTCAGTATTGTGAATTCACTTTCAAATCCGCGACGGCACGCGGGTGGATGGAGGAGGCACCACTGAATGCAACAGAGGGTCTGATTTATCTTCTACAGAATCATGACACTCTTGAGACAAAGTATGTGTATGGGCCTATTGGTGATATGAAATGGAACCCACAGCCTGAAGCGCCGTGGCATGTTCTGGAGCGTATTCCGTGGTTTCTAGAGAAGTCGTGGATTCATCCTGTATATCGTGATACAGCATGGTTCCAATCGGTTATTCCTCTACTGGATGATTTCTGGCGTGATGTGGAGAAGGCAAAGCGTGGTGAATTTGCCCTACCTGAATCATCTGTAAAGCGTAAGTCAACCGCGTGTGCGATTACTGATTAGAGCATACTCGGCTTGTAAAAGTTATTTACGAGTTCGTGTGTCGGAGCCGAGCATGAATCGGGATTTTTGCGGCGATAGTTATTTGTCAACTGGCTGTAATTTCTAGTGAGTTGTATCCGATTTGCAAAATCACTCTCGTAGCACGCCTGTGCATTGAACGCTGTATTTGGCTGGTCATCCACGGCCGCATCTTCTAGAACACCTTGGAGTAGATGATACGGAATACGCGGATTTAGCATTGAATCGGCAGGCCCAGTGACATAGTTAATTGGCTTATCCCCTACAGACGCAGGGCGCATATCCTGGAATCCACTTACTTGCGCAGGTCGTTTATACTTAATGATATAGAAAAAAAGACCAAGCACAATTGCGCTAAGGATAAATACAATATCTCTTTTCATTCTCCCTCTCTACTAAGGCATAGCATACTTGAGAGTATAGGCGCGAGCCTTTTCATCAAACTCCTGCCGATTGGTCTTGTAAATATGAGCAATTTCCGGTACGAGGGGATCATTTGGATTTGCATCTGTGAGCAGGCTCAGGATACTGAGAAGAACCTTGCCAACTGTAAGCGCAGGCGACCACTGATTCTTCAGAATGTCAAGACAGATGCCACCCGCAGAATTGATATTGGGATGATAAATCTTCGTAAGAAAGGTTACGACCGGGGGCTTGAAGGGATAGTCTACAGGGAATTGGATTTGCATCTTGAAATAACCTCCGGCATATGGACTATCGGCCGGGCCAAAGATAGCACCACTCCATTTGAAGAGATCATCGCCTGTGGGTCCAGCACTGCAATTAGCGGGTGGGTCCTTCGTGAGATCGTCAATTTCTTTCTTGATACGGCGGAGGGCCATGACTGTATGTACTTTTGCTTACAAATAAAAGGCGTATCAAATTTTTCAGTCCCTTAGTAGAAACCATGAACTTCCTGAACCTTCTTGCCGAATTTCTCGGAACCTTTCTTCTCTTAATAAGCATTCTGGCCACGGGCAATGCGCTGGTCATTGGTCTGACGCTCGCCCTCATCATCTTCTGCATCGGCGCCCTCAGCGGCGGCCACGTGAATCCCGCGGTCTCTCTCGCAATGTTCGTGAATGGTGCGCTCTCTGCGAGTGACCTGGCTGGCTATGTTGTCTCCCAGTGCCTGGGTGGTGCGGCGGCGGTCTATGTGTTCAGAGCCCTTGCATAGGGCTCTTAGTTAGCCAACTCCGTTGGCGTCCCGTGCGCTTGCTTAAAGTAAACCATAGAAGACACTTCGGGCAAGTCCCACCCTCTGAATAGCTCAGTTGGTAGAGCGGGGGATTGTAGTGTGAATTCACTCAGCAATGGATCTCCCCAAGTCATTGGTTCGATTCCGATTTCAGAGATTTTTTGAATAAGAGATTCTTCTTCAAAAAGTGTCTACTAAATATTCACCGGCAACGCACAACTGCAACGACTGCCGCGGCACATAAAAGTCCTGCCATAACCCAAGCCTCCGTATCAAGTCCACTTGAAAACCCCTCGTTTCCAGCAGACTTTGTACAATCTCCTCCAGAATGAGCCTTCACTTCCGTGCCGTCAGGGCAGAAATCCTTCGCAGCAGCATTAAATTCCGATTGAGTCAAAAAAATCGGTGAACCACCCGAATCAACATCCTGAACCCATTGAGTCTGCATAGGCTGACCACTGCTTCGATCAATGGGTCCAACAATCCACGGTGTTCCATCGGATGCACTCGTTGCACCTTTGGTGTCTCCTACTGGCTTTGTCACTTTTCGGCATTTCGGATATCCTGAGCCGAGAATCGCATTCATCACTGGCACCGGATTCAAGGCATCCTCTGCATCCTCCATCATTCCTGGAGCCAAGCCACGAAGTCCAGGAAGTCCCGCAGAGGCCAGTCCAGCCTTCACTTTCGGTCCAAGAGCCTCGCCTGTTGGAATACCATTCACATAGTACCACATATCTGCGCCATTATCACACTGAAGCCCAGTCTTAATAAAGTAATTTACACCGAGAGGCCTCAGTGCACTCAGTCCATTTGTTAGACTGCTGCTGCTCTGACCGAATCCAATCATGTCTACATAAAATGCAGCGCCCTTCACGGCTCCGATCACATCATCCATATTGTTGCCACGATGAACGCCCGCCGCTCCAGGAAGTGGCAGTTCATCTGCAAAATCATATTTGGGCCCAGTAAACCCGGGTGTATTTGTATTGACTTCTGCTGTGGGGAGAACTGACATCCCTCCTCTGCTATTCTACAAGTAAAAGAATGCCAATGCCGAAGATACAGCATGAGATTCCAACGAGTTTCAAATAGGTGAGCTTTTCTTCAAAAAAGAAATATCCGATTGAAAACATTAAAAATGTACTGAAGACATTCCAGATAAAATTCACCATACCAACACCCTCCCATTCAAGCGCCTTTGAAAGCAAGGGTACAACGGCACAAGCAAAAATAATTGCAGAGTAAATAACATTCCACTTTCCTCCAATACGCAGCAGAGTGAGTGCGCCTGCTTCGACTACGCTGGAAAGCATAATCCACGGCATGGCGCTTAAAAGGGCGGTGTCCAGTGGTATCATTAAATTTGATTGCGTTTTTCTTTCTGAAATTTAATCTTAAGAACACTCCAAATGGATTCACTCTTTCCAGGTCGAGTTCACCACAAGCCAGTTCCAGAGTTTGCCTGGAATTGGTCTGAGGAAGAAACCTCTAGCAAACCTACAAAATCAACCTGCGCATGCGCCACATCTGAAGACACAATTATTCATGAAGATCTAAATGTATGTACCCTTTGTGGTGATGTTAAAAACAGAAGTATCGAGTCAGGCGCTGAGTATCGCTTCTTCGGGCACGATGACCGAAGCAGCAACGATCCGTGTCGTGTAGGAGCACCGACCGATTTCCGTTTTCCATCTTCATCACTAGGAACCATTATTCTTACAAAGAGTTCAGGCGGACCGAGCACGGCCCGCGCAGCCATGGCTCGTATCCGTCGCTATCACACCTGGAATATGCTGCCCTACAGAGAGCGTGCACTTCTCCAGGTCTATGAAATGCTTGCACTCGCTGCGACCAATCACGGGCTTGACCAGAGTGTCATTGACAATGCGAAGGACCTCTACGTCCAACTCGTTGAACATTGTGATAAACGCGGTCTTTCACGCACAAGTGTCATTGCGAGTTGTATGTATGCATCACTAAAGAAGGTAGGACAACCCCGAAAACCCAAGGAGGTCGCAGATATGTTTCATCTGACTACGGGCCAATTCACCAAGTCATTCAAGTATTTTCAGGAGGTCCTAGCCATTGCTCAGCAGCGTGGTCTTATTCAACAGACTTCAACACCCTCTAATTTGGAAAGCACCCGGGCTCGGGACTATATTCACTACCCGCTCAGTCAACTCGCAATTCCTCGTAATAAGTTTGAGGAGATCTCAACCATTGCAACGACACTCTGCGACTACATTGAAGATAATGAACTCAGTCCTGAGAATATGCCGCCGTCACTCGGTGCTGGTGTCATCGGGTTTCTCCTTCAGCGCCGTGGCCTCACAGAGGTGAGTTATGAACGCATTGCATCTGTCTGTGGAGTGAGCGAAGGTACACTACAGAAGTGTCTACGCCGCCTTGAAACCCATAAGAAGCGTCTTGAAACTTTAATTCCAAAGACAGTCTAGAATGGGAGCGGGTCAATCAATCCCAGCGGGAATGCCTTCTAGGGAGGCACTAAAAAGTAAAACAGCACCAACACAGGACGTTATAAATGGTGTTTTTATCTGGATGTTGAACAACACGGATATTCAGGACCTTCTCAAACTTGCCGACCAACGCAGATGCAAGGATTATATTTTCTTTACAAAGCGTGCCCTTGAAAAGTTCTTTTTTGAACTGCAATTGGAACCGAAACTGGGAAATCAAGATGTTCTCTATTTTGATTCAGTAAAACGACTCACTTTCTCGGATGAAGAGTCTATTAAGGGTCGCACTGGTCTGAAGACCTATCGCGATAGTCTCTGTCTCCAACTCGCCTTCTTCTATGTGCGTATCATACAGATTTTCGGCGCCCTCGCGCTCACTGTAATTGACTCTCTTCCCGATGCTGAAGCACAGGCAGGAGATTTTCGTGCGACCATTCAGGCGAACCCGCTGGGTCGTCGTGCTCCGCCGCCTGGATTTATTGGCGGCCAACAAGGTGGCGTGGCCACAGAAGAAGACCGCTCAGAACTCGGTGATTTTTACACGGTTGCGAAGAATTATTTTACGGGCATTCCCGCCACAAATCTCTATGTAATTTCATCAAGAACCTCTGCAGCAATTCCTCGTGATCCGTCAACTACGGTTGGTACCCTGCTCTTTGACCCAAATAAGAATAAAAATGTACTCTATCGTCCTCGTGCAGACATTTTAGTGGAGGCGAGTGTCTCCATAGAGAGCCTTCGCGAAGGTGATTCCTACACACTTCGCATCGATGATATAACGGTGAATGGAACTCGCAAGGATACAAGCTATACTCTTGGCTTTAGAATATCGCGAGGAGGAGACTATGCCTACAATAACACAAATTTTTCAACTGCACTTGCGACCGTCATGGGAAATGCTGCGCGTGGTGTACAAGCGTATGCACGCCCCGAAGATCTGCGTCGCCGTACAGAAGGTTCTTCAGATAACGCAGGTGTTGTACAGGGCCTCTCCTACACAGGCATTTTCAAGTATCTCAAGGAGAAGCCGAAGGCGTATTGCGTGGCCCGCGCCATTCAACTGCTGAGCCCTACTCTGATTGATTCAATGCGGAAGGATACGCCCCTTAAAAGCAGTGTCTGCTTCTATTCACCGATGCCTGGAATTCCTGATTCAGTGCCCAATTATGGACAAGTGATTACGAAACACTCTCCAGGACTCCGTGCCCTCAATCAACTCTTCTTTGACATGGTCCAGGGAAATTTGCCTAAAATTAGCGAAGAGGTAAAACCGAAATACAAGAAATTTACGGAACTCATGCAGGTGATTTTCGCCCCTCCTCCACCCTCTCGTGATGCACCGGATCAATTAGATAAAGTGCTCAGCAAACCGTTTTACCAATGCGAAACTCCTGAAGTGAAGGACAAGGAGATATTTGTAAAAAATGCGGAGGCGATTCGTAAGGTGCGACAGAGTATTGCCACCCTCTTATCCTATCAAATCAAACACACTGCGGCGGTCATGCAGTTTCTCCCGAAACTCTTTCTTCTTGATAAAGCGGGACAAATCAAGGGCATTCAGCCGAGTGTCATGAAGGGTGGAATTCCGCGCGTGAACCAATTAGCCGATGAGGCGCGTAACATGCTTTCTGAGTACTACAAGTTCTGCGAGGGCACCTATCGTCTTGGGGCGCTTGAGGTACTCAAGGCGCCTGGAAATGTTGCGATGCCGCGGCCTAGAACTTCTTAAAACCAGAACCAAGGTCGTACACTAAAAAATCGCCGAGGATTCAGATTGTAGATATAATAATAATACGATGCATCTAACTTCCACTCCTCTTTAATATGTGGAAATGTGCTGTCTATAAGCAGTATCTTATAGCCAGTACAATCAAGAATTGTCTCCATTGCAAACACGGTCTCTTCTTTTGTAGGGGTACCAACCGACCAATAGGAGAGCACTTCGCCCATTCGTTGATCTGTGCCCTTTTCTACAGAAAATGTATCTGTAATTGTCAGATAAAAATCGTATTTTTCTGCAGTGTATTTAAAAAGTTTTGTATCACCTGAATTCTGATTCATATAGGTTGCAATTGTAAACGGCGTATATTGTTCTTCAATCACTTTCTTCTGTAACCAATTGTCTCCAATTTTCACCTCTTCAACGGATTGATTTTGACCCGGTTTTTTGACATAGCGTACACTATACTGCCCAGACCATAAAGGAGGTAGAGTTCGCAACGGAGTCACCTCCTTTTGAAAGAAATGGATAAGTCGTCCATGTGTGCTTGTAATATGACGAATAAAGCGTAGCATTGTCGAACCGAGGCCTGATTTCTGTAGAGATGGCACTACACAAAAGAAATCAATAAATCCGGTGTTTCTAGCCGATGAAGAACGCATTTTCTTGCCATTGCGCTCAAATAGACGACACTCTCCGAGAGGGCGACTCGCACAACAGCCCAGAATCTCCCCTTTGTCTCCCATTGAATAGATAATAATCCATCCTGCGGATATTCCACGACGAATACGCTCAGCTGTGAGTACGCATTCACTACGCGCAGTTATTTTAAAATGTTCTCGCAAAAATGCAGCAATCTTTTCAGATTCCCGCTCACTCGCTTGACGCAGAGTGTGCGAATAGGCTCCAGTAGGACATGGTACTTGTCCTCTTACTAAAGGAAATGCGTGTGTTGTACCCTTACAGAGAATTGTTGACCAGAAAAAGTCGGACCAGGTGGGACCTGGACTTTGCCCCCAAAAGGACATCCTACTGAAAGAATATAGATATCCTCTAAGTAGAATGGAGACCGATGCTTCAGGAAATGATGTACTGACAAGTTGGCCTGGTGGTGTAGGTACGCTGGCTAAGATTCCGACAGGACCAGTTGCGGTTCGTGGTGGTCGTCGCACTCGCCGTAATCGCAAGAATCGTAAGCAGACCCGTAAGAATCGCAAGGCGTCGCGTAAGAATCGTAAGTGCGGTTGGTAAAAATTGAGTCATTCGCTGAAATGTTTTACAGTATAACTCTAAAACATGTCAGAGAACCAACCAAAGCCAATTCGATGTGCATTCCCCGCCTGTAAGAAGAAGGTCGGTCTTCTTGGATTTGCCTGTAAGTGTGAAAAGACTTACTGCTCCGGTCATCGTCAGGCAGAGATGCACCTCTGTACCTTTGATTATCTGGCCGAATCGAAGACGAATCTACTAAAGTATATGAGTACAGCCATTACTGCACCGAAGATTGAGGCACTATGATAATTGCTCGCGTAGATACAAGACAAGTAGACTCGGTGACCATTTGCCCATCATTTTTGTTCTCCGAGGGTCATACCAGGCCAACGCATCCTTTTCACGCACATCCTTGCGCATCCGTGCAAACGCTTTCGGATGCTCATTGAGCCACTCAAATTCGCCTAGAGCATTATTAATCTCAGCAGGTGTTACTGTTCCACGGAAACAGTGATATTGAAAATAGGTGTTCGGCGGATAGTCCTTCTCCTGGGCCTGTAAAACGAGCCCCGTATACTGTAAATTATCAATCTTCTTGATTTTTGCCTCTTCTTCCACTTCACGACTTACATTTTCGGTAAGAATATCTAAAATACTCCATGTGGGATGAGAGAGACCATCCTTTCCCTCCATTTGCCCCTTCGGAGGTTCCCAGACAGCTCCATTCGGCCGAGCCTGATAGCGTTTCACTACAAGAAACCGCTTGGGATCAGGATTTCCCTCCTCATGGAGAAAAGTACAGGCACGAAGAAACACCTTCCAACCCTCCGTAGGGTGTTCAACATAGAAATACCGTTTATGAGGAGCAAAGGCTAGACGCTCGGCACCGCGTCGGAGACCTGGTTGGTGGACGTCAAAAATTGTATTCATGCGTCTCTATTCATTACGGATGCTTAAAAATCAGCAGGTACGCATATTCAAATCCTATTGTTGTCAGGTCAACATACGACTTGTATTCCCACCCAACCACCTTTGCAATCTTTACAATCTCTTCAATGGCCGGCATCACAAATACGTGTTTTTGCCTGCGAACGGAGCCGTCCTTAAAACGAAAGGTCTCGCGGAACTCAGCTACAGGGTCAATAAGGTCAAACTTGCCCTCGTACTCGAACTTATCAAAGGTGACTTTGCTCTGAGTGACTCTCTCCTTTGAATACTTCTGAAGACTGAATCCGGTCCACGGCGCGGATGAATCCAACATAGGGTCGAACTTGTACTTGTTCACCACTTCAACCGCAATCGTTCCTCCAGGAGCTACCCACACAAAGAGATTACGGAAAAGTGCCTCAATGTCATGAATATAGTAAGTAACAAAGTAAAAGACAATCGCATTTGTCACTTCACCAGGAGCCAGAGCACTCGGATTGAGAAGATCAGATTGACGATATTCAATGACATCTTTCTGGGCCTGTGTCAGCGTCGATTGTTCAAGTGTAATCGTCTTCGCACGGTGAAGCATCGCGGGGCTCATATCCACCGCAATAACCTTTGCGGGATTCATCTTGGCCATGGCCGCGGTGACAATTCCTGTTCCACAGCCGGCATCTAAGATTCGCATATCGGTGATTTTATTGCCTCCTGCTGAAAATGCATGAAGTGCGAGACCAAGTTCGGCCTGTAGACGATTTGAACCCTGGGCGAGTTGGTCGTAGACTTTGCTGTAAAAATCGTCAAAAAGTTCCGGTGGCTCGAGCCACTTCACTTCAGATTCCGTGGCCATTGTCGCCTTTGTATCTTCGAAGCCTTCAATCGACCCTCCAGAGCTCCAAGGCATAATTTGATTACGGCTTATCCAGACATGAACTAAATAATGAACTAAAAGCAATCCAAAAACAATTAAAAAGAGAATTGTTGTTGGGTCCATCCTACCTATTTCTTTAGTGTCTTTTTGTTCGTACCACGCAACCGCTTACGACATGTAATGGCCCTCTTTGATTTTGCACATCCACTCCGATGATCTGCAAGTGTACGACACAAGTCAGCGAATCGTGTACGATTCTGTAATTCAAGTTCAGACTCCATTGTACACCGTAGGCGCCAGAGTGCCTTTAAAAGTGCCCAGCGATTTCCCGTATGTGCGCGCAGTCCCACTTTGCCGGCTTCCTTTTCCCAAAGACTCCGCCATTCAGGATATGGCAACGAGCCTCCAATCGCAGCCCAAAACCGGCGATAATACGGGACTCGCTCCTCAGGCCGCAGGAGATTCCATTCATTCAGGTCCTCATCTGTCATACCGGGACTTCGCGGTGGTGCATCAGGTAATGGTGTTGTTTTGCGTGATTCTTTACAGAGTGGATGATTTTCGGCAATACTAAATAAAAAGGTCCACCCTGGAAAATGTGTCCGTGTACATCCACTTGCAAGTGAATCCATATAATAGGTCTTTACTGATTCAAAGCTCGGATCATCGCCCACATCTTGACCCTGTTTACGGAGTTTATCATTTACGGCATTATGAATTCTCCAGAGCCATCGTGAAAAGGCTTCACGGGTACTCAAATCAATTGGATCACTCTTCAAATATGTTGTTAAACTTGCACGGCAGAATTTACAAGGTAGAACAAATGGCAACATTTCAAAGAGTTCTGTAACTGGCTTTTTCTGAGTGGGTTCATATGCAAATGTAATTTGATGGAGATATTCCCATCCTGATGGACCCCAGAATCGTGTATCCATCCCCCTACTTTTATCTTATAAAAGAGAAGTAGGATGCTGGGATTGCTTTTTATTATCGTGCACTTAGTCTGTATTCACGGAACCATTCTGATGCTGACATTCAGTACAAGCCTTATTGTAGTTGGCCTGATGACTTTTTTTACATTTATTGTGTTTATTCAGTGCCTCCTCTTCAATGGATGTATCTTAACTCATCATGAAAGTGTACTGCCTGGAATTAATCAAAAAATGACCGAATTTGTAAAGAGTCGTCTAGGTGTTAAATCGGATATACCAAATGGAGCTTTGGAGAAAGTGTTTGTAGGAGTTACCCTCTTTTTCTTCCTAGTGAAGTTAACGGCACTCTCCTTTGGTTGGGTTCCCGTTCAGAAGAGAATTGACGGGCTTTTTCCTGCCATTTAGTGGGTGCCACAGAGTAGAATGGAGAGAGACTTTCTACAAGCCTATGGGCCATTTCTAGCTGTTACAATAACTCTCTTTACCTATCTAGGTGTACCCGAATACGGTTGGCCCATCGCCTTTCTACAAACACTCTTCTTGCTCTTCTGGTCCTATGCTGGACATGCATGGTGTCATATGCCAGAGATGCCAATTTACTTGATAAATCCTCATGTACAACTTCATCACAATCATGCAATCGACTTGCCTCGTTGGTTAGCCCTCATACTTGAAGCGATAGTCAACTTTTTCGGATTTGCTATTTTGCTAGTTGCGGAATGGCTTCTAGGAGTGAAGGTGCTGAGTACATGGATTGTCTTGGCCGCTGCCTTTTTATATATCTGCATTCATATTCTTGACTACAGCATTTGGCCGAATGCTGAGCATCAATTACATCACGCCCAGGCCACATGTAGTTATAGCCCACAGTTCATGGATGTTATCTTCAATACACGATGTGATCCGACGCTGCCGTATGATGATTTCAACTTGAAGATTCCACATGCTATCGCCAGTTTTGCTCTCGCATTCGCACTTCGTGAAAATGAGACAACATCTACATTTATTAATAGTCTTACGCCATCCCAAACCCACTGATTCCGAGAGGAGCCAGGTAGGGGCGTACAGAGGAAGCAGGTGTCTCCTCCGCTCTGCATTTGACTGTCGTCGGCGGGCAGACGGGACGCGGGCACGGCGCAGGCGGCGGGCACTTGGTCGGCGCAGGGCACTGGACATCGGGGCAACGAGGACGCGGGCACGGCGGGCACTCACCACACTGCTTCGAGCAGGCACTGCTATCAATGATGACCGGCTGCGGCTTCGGGATACTGCTCTTAAGCACATACTTACTTAAATCAGGGACTGGAGGACACTCTGACTTAAGCATATAGTTGGTCATATCGGGGCACTGCTGGCACGGAGGCACAGTCGCCTTAAGAACATACTTGCTCATGTCGGGCTGAACACACGGGGGGCACTGCTGACCCGCCTGGCAGCCGCACGGACTACGCCCGCAGCGACTACAGCCACCGCTAAATCCTTCACTCTGCATCTTTTTGAAACCGGCACCCATGAAGACACCCAGCAGAAGGGTGACTAATAAGATGAGTCCTGCACTTTGTGTGGTATTCATTCCTTTCCTACCTAAGAAGGGGTTTTATTGCTTCCAGCCAGGCCAGTCAACGGGAGGACAGCCGCATGTTTCGGGAAGTCCTTCATCCAGTGTTGTCTTCAGACGATTGCAGACCATCTTTGCATATCCGCGCCAGGAGAAATCCTGGCCGACCTTGGAGACATTGGCGAGACACCCAAAATCGGCGGGGTCAAGGCCGCGGAGACGCACAGATTCGCAGATCTGTGAAGAGCGGTCCTTCCAATTAAACTGCTGTGTCGGCGGTTCAGGTAGAGTTGGACGAACACCGGAAGTCTCTCCTTTTTGTATTTGTGCTATGGCCTGGTCAAAGGCTCCGCGTGTCGAAGGAGGCATCTGAAGTTGAGGAGAGCCGAGTTGAAACTGTTGCGTCGCAACATTTGTCGTGGCATTCAAGGCTGAACCATCCGCGGGGGAATACTTCATATTGATGTCCCACGACAGACCCTTTCCGTAGTTTTGCAGTAAAATATTTGCGAGAGCCGCTCCTGAAATGTCTCCACCCACATATGCAGGGAAGAGGTTTGACATTGAAGTCGGAGCCTGGATTGAGTTCAAGAACTGTGTTACAGGGCTCGAGGGGTTCGAAATCTGCGGGAGAAAATTCTTGAGATTCTCCTTTGTAATCGGAACATCTGCGGGTTGAAGAGTATTATTTTGGAGTTGCGTGATGTAATTTCCAATCTGCTGTTGAATCTTGACTAAGATATTTACACGGGCCTGAAAACTCGGATCGGTTGTTCCACTCGCCTGAAGGCGAGCAATCTCTACGCTGATTTTTGTATTGGTATCCTTAAGATCATCAAGTGTCGCCTTGGGTGATGCCGTTGAATCTTCAAATCCCTCAATGGTGCCTGAGTTCATCGCCCGCGCCTTCTTTTGCAGATATGTGAGGTTCACGCGGATTTCATGAACATCTTCTACAGTGAGCGTGGTGTCAATGCCAGGATTGCGATTGAGGAATGCAACTTCATCTTCAAGGCGCTGGAGGTCACCGCGGAATGTATTCAGAGGCAGACTAATTGCGGGGTCTGAAGTATCCTCAAGCTTCTCGAGTTCAAAGGCCTTGAATCCGTGCATATCCTGGAGAAGTGAATAGAGGATTACATACTTTGATTTATCGAGAGCAGGGTCCTGGAAGGGGCGTGATGTAACATCTGATGTCTGTCCAATAGGCGCCGATAAAATCTGCGTTGAAGGCTCCGTGTAGGGCATCGCCTTCGCTCCAGCATTAATCGGCTGTGCTGGAGGACCGGGTGTAGGGATTACAAGGGGTTGAAAACCCTCCTTTGTTGGCATTGTCTGTGAGGCAACCACAACAAATATAGCAAGTACTAAAACGAGTCCAAAAAAGAGAAGACCGTTTCCCATCTACCACATTTAAGTATTATTTTAGAGGCTACATGCGTAGCAAGGAATGGAGTCCTTGCGGATATATTCCTGGTTATATTGTATGTTGTTTTGCGCAGTGCTGAAGTCAGTACCCTGTTGCAGAGACGGTGAGCAACTTGTGTCTGCCTCTGTTGTAGCGGTGGCAGCGGGAGCAGGTGCCGCCGTCGCCTTGGCCTCAATTGCCTTATTAATGTCATCGAGGAGCATCGGGCGGAACTGATTATAGAAATCCTGGCCGGCAGTCGTTGAAGTTGCAGGATTATTTGAAGGAGTGGCTGCTGTAGGAGGCGCACTTGTTCCAGTGGCCGTGCTGCCAAAGAGAGCAATCAAATCGGCAAGAGTTAAATTAATTAGTCCAGAACTAGCTGTAGGCACTGCATTTCCAGATGCATCCACCGAATTTCCTGAAGCATCTTGTGTAGTTGTTGTAGTTGTTGTAGGGGGGAGGACTGTTGTTGTTCCTGGTGTTGTTGTCCCTGGTGTTGTTGTTGTCGTTCCAGGTGTTCCAAAGGTCGGTGTGGTTCCAGAAAACCCTCCCCATATATTTCCTAACTGTGAATTAATACTAGTTGTATCGACGCTAGGATTTCCAAGATAGGAGCCAGTATATCCGCCAATACTAAGACCACCTGTTCCACGATGACCTACTCCATTAGGATTAACACTTGGTGTATTTGAAACTAAATTAAAATTCGTCCAGACACCAGAACCATTGAATGCCCACCCCTTACAGGCAGCGGGAACTGAGCCGCAGATACCACCATTCGGATCCGTTATAACACCTGTTATATCGACTTTGTATCCACATGTAGACGGAACAGCCGTTCCTTGTGGATTTAATACAGCCCCAGTCGTACAATTTACGGAATAGGTGCCTGTCATACGCGTGCATAAAGCAGTTGTATTTTCACACATTCCTGCTCCTCCGCGAAAAGTCCATCCTGTGGGGCATATGGGGGGAGAGCCATCACTACAAAGATTTGTTGCAGGATTAAATGTTTTTCCAGTAGGACATGTTGGAGCCTGTATTGTAGAACCATCAAAGCCTTCGACTCGCCGAAGTTGTATAAAGATAACTGCTAAAAGTAATAGCAGTGGAATCAGTATCTTCCACATCTATCTACAGTAGGCAAAATTTGACGGTGGTTATTAACTACTAATCAAGTACAATGCTAAAAACACGCTTTACGAATGACTCAAAGATTGAAGCAGGTGTAGATGAGGTTGGCCGAGGATGTCTTTGGGGTCCACTTGTTTCGGGAGCCGTAGTGTGGCTTCCTGAAGAGGAATGGACAGAGGAGATTCGTGAACTGACTCCGCAAATTAAGGATAGCAAGAAACTCTCGGCAGCCCGCCGTACAAAACTCGCCGCACAGATTGAAGGTGCGGCACTTGATGTTGGAATTGGTCGCGTAGAGGCGACTGAGATTGACGCGATTGGTATGACCAAGGCCAATCAATTAGCGTTTGAACGAGCCGTTGGGAGTCTCACGGTTGAACCTGAGCGACTTCTTGTAGATGGTATTCTACCATTGAGCTCATGGACGGATGAACAGCATACAATTATTGAAGGTGATGCAGAGTATGTACCCATTGCGGCCGCATCCATTGTGGCCAAGGTCTACCGTGATACATGGGTTGAGGAGTGGTGTGCGGCCAATACGGCCACGGCAGAAACATATGGACTTGCGTCCAGCAAGGGATATGGAACGGCAAGACATCGTGGTGCGGTTGTTGACCACGGTATTTTAGATCAGCACAGACGCCTCTTTCTACGAAAGATTGTGGGCGAACATGTGTACCAGGCACCAGTAAGGACTCAGACTATCAATCAATATCTGATTCATGATGAATAAGGCATTGGTTGATTAGAAATCCGTTATTTAACGGCGTCCGCCATGGCGGTTACGGCGCGTACGGTTGCGACGGCCGCCAGGCATGTCCGCGTTATTTTCCCTGCGGTTGTTGCCACGGCGCGTACGGTTACGACGGCCGCCATGCACATTCGTGCCATTGTTGCCCCTGCGGTTGCGGCGTGTGCGGCTAACTCCATTCATTCCAGGCATTGTATATTCAGTACTCACATTTTTTATTGCCAGGCCAGGAGAATTGCCAAGTCCGTCGCCCGTTCATCAAAAAGACTCGAACCACCTACAAAATGCCCTTCATCCTCCGAATATGCCAAGAGTTTCTCAGAATCTTCACGCCCTCCTCGAGCGCGTGTAATCCATTTTACAGGTTCATAGGGCAAGACCTCCCGATCATTTTCTCCAGTTCGCAGTAATACGCGCAGGCCAGGAAGGCCTCGTTCAGGAATTCTATCAACCGGAGAAATACGAGCCAAGGTCGCCAGGTCGACAAGTTTCTCAGCCGGATGTCCAAATTCCTCATACTCCAATTGTGTTAATGGTAAATTCGGATTCGTTGTGGTTCGTAATATATCTAGATACGGTACTTCGCCGTAGACAGTTCCAAAAAGCCGTGTTCCGTACTTGGCCGCTAGGCTGCCAATCAATAGACCTCCAGCAGACCGACCGTAGACCACTGTTCTCTTAGGTGAAACACCCGTAAATGCCTGTGCATCACGAATGACATCTTCAAAGTCATTGAGTGCACATTCGCGACGCCATGTGCGAGCAGCATCAGCCCATGCCATCGTATGGTCGCCACCTCCATGAACAAGTGCAAATACAACGGTCCATCCTCGCATAATCAACGGATACCAGCGGGCCGTATTTAATTGAGTGACCATACCGTAGGCACCATATCCAGCAACTAAGAGTCCTCTAGAGATAGTGCCACGTTGAACGACAATATACGGAACACGACGCCCAGTGAATCTCCGTGAAGCCAGTGCATACGAGGGTAGGAGTGGAATCACAGGTTTCTCCTTGTCAATCTGTATTGAGATACGCCCAGTTCCAGGAACTGTAAAGAGAATAGGCTCGTCTTCAAGTAAATCATTAAACTGAATTTGACAGAGGCCACGGATAAGTAGGCGTGGCTCATGCGCTCCACATTTCCAGAGAGACCGTTCACCGTATGAGCGAGTCACAAGAAGCCCTCGTGAAACAGAAATGCTCTCAGGTGTTCCTTTGGGTAATTTCCATTTAGCTAGACTTCCGTGAGCCTGCCACCGGTCTGTTCCGCGACCGAGTGTTGCCAAATAATTACGGCCCTGACCAAGAACAAAGAAGCCCTGAATTCCAAGAGTTCGCACACCCCCTCGTTCAATCAGAAACGCCTCCTGAAGTCCAGAGTTTTCACGAACCATATATCCACCCCGCACTAGACTTAAATTCCAACGAGGATTCACCTCCTCGTAGACAATTTTGCGGTCACCACCTGTTGTAGCGTTCACGCTTACGAGCCGATAGTACCAGAGTGACTTCTTCGCTTCAAGAAAATAGCAACGCCCATGAAGCACAAGAACATGAGGACCGGCACCTTTATGAGTCCAGACCGGTTTCTCCGAGCCGTATTTCCAATAGGACACTTCATACGCCTCAGCACCTTTTCCAGAATCAACGACCTCCCAGACAGTGTTGTTATAGATAGCAATATCTCGTGCAGACCGGAGACTCGTGATATCTGTTTTCCATTGTATCGACATCTGAGTAATGAAGGTGAACTCAATCTTTCCAGACTTTGAGCTCTCTCTCTTATCGAGTGAACTCGCATAGAAAAGTTCCTTCCAGAGTTTCTCCTTTTGACTTGGACTCACTAGACTTCTACAGGCGGATTCAAATCTCTGAGTTTCACTTCGTATGACACTCTTCCAGCGCGGCCCATTCATGGTCTCCATCCACGCCAAGGGGTCGGACCATTTTAAAAATCCAATATCTCGAAGTTCAGACATCGTGCGCCTAAACGCTCTACTTGATTGTGCGATAGATGTCTGTCGAAGTTACTCTTGTTTATAATCGCTCGAACCCGTTCGGAATTGCCGAGGATTCGAAGGTGATTGAGGGACTTATTAAGGAGATGGGGGTCGATTTTGCTCCCGTGCGTCATGTAGACCGTCTTGAACCGCCTCATCCGATGGATGTCTGTATTCATCTTGAAATGCCGTGCACAACATGGATGCCGTGGGCGCGTACAAATATTCTTATGGTGAATCCTGAGTGGTGGGTACCTGCATGGGACTGTCTCCTGCCTCGTTTTGATGCGGTATATGTGAAGACGCAGGGCATCGCCAATCTTGAGAAGGCCACCTACATTCCGTGGCGACCGGCTGTGACTCCCGCGGCCTTTCCAGGCTCCCAGTCAACAAATCTTGCGGATGGTTGCCTCTGGCTTCTGGGCGGCTCAATGAACAAGCGTGCTGCGGCTGTTGCGCTGCTGCCGTATTGGACCACGGACATGCCGAAGCTTGAAGTCTATACGACGAGTCCTCTAGATGTGACCGGCCTTGCGGCCAATGTAACTGTCCATGTAAGGGAACTCGATGAGCCCACGCGTCGTCGCCTCCAGTCATTTTACCCTGTTCATCTTGCAGTGAGTCAGTCAGAAGGGTTTGGTCTCGCTGCTGCGGAGGCGGAGGCTGCAGGGGCCTATGTGATTGTCAATACAATTCCTGCCTACAAGACGGCTTTCAGTAGCAGCGCACATGTTGGTTGGATTCACACACGAACGACTCTGTCAACGATCTATACCCGTGCTGAGTTTGCTGACCTGAGTGGAGGACTCCTCACGGCCACCAACGACCTCGGCACAATCTTTGCGCATCTTCGTGGTGCTGATTTTGCTGAGATTCGTCTTGAACAGAAGCGGGCTGCGGTGGCTCGTGCAGCCAATTTCAAGAATACCATGGTACCTCTTCTGAAGCAGCTTGTTCTTGATGTGCGGGCCCTCAAGAAGGCATCCAAGCAGGCTCTTCCGCCTGTACTTCCCTTCGAGTCCTGTCCTGAAATTAGTGTTGTAACTCTGACACGGAATCGCCGTAAGTTTATCGACCTGGCCTTTCATAATATCCTGATGTGCGACTATCCGAAGGATAAGATTGAGTGGGTTATTGTGGATGATAGTGATGACCCGAATGAGAGTGTGTCCGATAAAATCAACCAGTTTGCTAACCGTGCTCCCGTTGCGCGTGTTGTCTATGTACCGCTTAACCAGACCTTTACAATTGGTGGAAAGCGGAACATCGGAGTTGAGCGTGCTACGAACAGTATTATTCTTTTCATGGATGATGATGACCACTATCCAGCGACTTCCTTCCGTCGCCGTGTCTCCTGGCTCACTCTACATCCGTGGGCTCCCAAGGCGGTTGCATGTTCCACCATTGCATGCTATGATCTTGTACGGGGTGTGAGTGCGGTGAATACACCGCCGTGGGAACTCTCACCGGCCCAGCGAATCTCGGAGGCGACGCTTGTTTTCTACAAGACATTCTGGGATGATAAGCGCTTTCCCTTTACAAATGTTTCAGAGGGTCAGGGATTCCTGGAGGGTCGCGAGGACCAACTTCTTGATATTCCGCCACAGCAGATTCTGGTCGCATTTAGCCACCAGGGAAATTCAAGCGGGCGTCGTATTCCTGTTGCGGCGGATACGAAGCCTGGTTGTTTTTGGAATTTTCCGAAGGAATATCTTGTCTGGATTCACAAGATGGCAGGAATTGAAGTGGAGGAGGAGCCGATTAAGATTCAGACTTAATAACTGTTAGTCTGAGTGTTCTACGCCTTGAGTGGCGCTTACGGCGTTTGCGTGAACCACCTACAGCCATCTGGGCCATTTGCGGCATCATAGCTGGCATTTGTGGCATCATAGCTGGCATTTGTGGCATCATAGCTGGCATTTGTGGCATCATAGCTGGCATTTGTGGCATCATAGCTGGCATTTGTGGCATCATAGCTGGTAACTGAGGCATCATAGCTGGCATTTGTGGCATCATAGCTGGTACCTGAGGCATCTCAGGCAATGTAACCTCAGGCTTCACAAACTCTGCAGCAGACTCTGTAAGAGACTTCGAAACACCTCCGCATGTCTCGTCTACATCTTCAGGTGTTGTAGGAAGATTCATTAAATCCAAGACAAGTCGCAACGGCGGATTTGCAATCATCGGCTCAATAATCTGTCGCATCTCCGTTGAGCATGCTACTTCAGGAATACGAATCATCATCTGCAAATTCTGTATATCATCAAGACTCGGCACACCCGCCTCAGAAATATGCTTCATCTTCACCTCTACACCAGCCGCCGATGCCGCCTGCTGTATTTGTGCTCCTGTCGCATCCATTTTCTGATTGAATTCAACGACAGATTGACGAATTTTATCAAAAAACTCTTCCATGGTTGCACGAAGTGCATCAGGCGCAAAGGTCGCAAACATCCAGAGTACAGAGCCGATAAGAAGTGACTTCGTTGACCTGTAGATATTCAGACTCAATTGACGCCGTAGATCAGGCGATACAAGTTCGGCAAGATTCACAAAAAAACGCCCCGCCACACTAATTCCCATTCCAGTCTTATTAAAGAGACCCATCAAACTCAACATGGCCTGCTTGAAATCTCCACGAATGGTGTCGAGAACAAATTGTAATAAGGACGTAATAAATCGAAAGGTGCTACTATCTCCAGGAAGCACAGTTAACCAGAGACGAAGCATCTCGACTGCATAGGATGCGAGAGGTAGTATCGTGCGACGCGGAATCACATACGGAATCGGTGGAATCACAGGAGGCACAGAGACAATGCCTCGAATATCAGGACCTGATTGAACTGTCTCGACAACACCGAGTGCATCTGAAATCTCCTTCCATTGAATATCATAATCGCCGAGTTTCTTCTGGAGCGCAAAGTACGCCGCATCTAGGCTGACATCCTTCGGGTCAATTTGCATTCCAGCAGGCATTGCGAAATTGGGCGTTGGAATGACCGGTGGAAACCCCGCAGGTAATGCACCGCCTTTTTGTGTACGAGCAAGGTCGTGCGATTTCAGAAACTCGGCCATTGTACCAAATGATTCTTCTACGAATTTTCCCTCAGATTCAGAAAAGAGTGGCCCATTCTTTCCCTGTAAGCTACTCGCCCATCCCTCCTGTCCATTTGAATGCCTCCAAGCATAAAAAACGGAACAGATCGCCTCAAATGTTTTATAGATATGGTCGGGAACTGAATCCGGATTTTTTTCAACTTCTTGAGCGGCCTGCTCTAATAATGCGGACAGTTGTTGTCTACTCTTTTTCTTGTCGGCCATCCTACAGTAGAATCACTTATTTCCTTAGGACGAACATGTCACGCATCCCTTCGCCTGCTCCGCTTCATACTCTTTTGCCAACTGCTCAAGGCGTGCAGCACGCAACGCCTTCTTTTCAGCCTCCGTTGGCTGTGCAATGGGACTCTCCTCCTCATCCGATGACTCATAGGCCACACTTCCGCCTTCATCTGACATCTGCTGGCTGACACCACTGCTTGAAATGGCAGCAAGCAGCCGAGGGTCAACCGTGAACTTCTGTGCGGAGACAGGTGCCTTCGTGCGCAGATAGTAGCAACCCGTCTTCAATCCCTTCTTCCAGGAATAGAAGTGCATCGAAGTCAACTTCGAATAGGTCGGGTCCGCTACAAAGAGATTCAGACTCTGCGACTGGCAGATAAAGGCTCCACGAGCCGCTGCCATATCAATGAGCGTCCTCTGCTTGAGTTCCCATGAGGTCTTGTAAATCGGCTTGATTTCATCGGGAATTTCAGCAATCTCCTGAATGGAGCCGTTCATGGCAACAATCTTCTGCTTGAGCGCCTCTGACCAGATGCCGCGCTCCATGAGCTCACGCATCAGATGCTTGTTGACAATCACGAACTCACCTGCAAGAGTGCGGCGAGTGTAGATATTCGTAGTAAACGGCTCAAAGCACTCATTGTAGCCGAGAATCTGCGATGTGCTGGCAGTAGGCATCGGTGCAATCAGAAGACTATTGCGCATTCCCTTCGCTGCACGAGCCCGCAGACCAGCCCAGTCAAGCGTACCACGCGTCTCTGTAATAGGAGTAATGCCCCAGAGGTCAGGCTGTAGACGACCCTGGCTTGCAGGCGAACCGACAAAGGTCTCATATGCACCCTGGACCGTTGCAAGGGTTGTAGACTCGTCTACCGCTGCATAATACATGTGCTCAAAGATGAGCTGATTCACCTCTTCAGCTGCCGCATCGTCCCATGCAAGCTTTAGCATGGCAAACACATCTGCAAGTCCCTGAACACCGAGACCTACGGGGCGATGACGCGCATTACTGCGTTCCGTCTCAGGCGTCGGATAATAGTTGATATCAATCACACGATTCAGATTACGAATGGCCACACGAGTCGCATTCATCAGAGCCTGGTAGTCATAGGTCGGTTTTCCGCTTACATCCTTCACTACAAAGGCCGGCAGTGCGAGTGATGCCAGATTGCAGACAGCCGTCTCCGTAGGAGATGAATACTCAATAATCTCCGTGCAGAGATTGGATGACTTAATTGTACCGAGATTCTGCTGGTTTGACTTGCGGTTGCAGGCGTCCTTGAAGAGAATATAGGGCGTACCTGTCTCCATCTGGGAGTCGAGCATGCTGAACCAGAGCTTCTGCGCCGAGACCTGCTTGCGTCCACGGCCCTCACGCTCATAGCGCAGATAGAGTTCATTGAACTTGTCGCCCCACACCTCTGCGAGTCCAGGCGCCTCATTGGGACAGAAGAGCGTCCACATGCCGTCCGCCTCGACACGCTCCATAAAGAGGTCAGGAATCCAGAGAGCATAGAAGAGGTCACGAGCACGCTCCTCCTCTGAGCCCGTGTTGAGCTTCATCTTCAGGAAGTCCTCGACATCTGCGTGCCACGGTTCCAGATAGATAGCAAAGGAGCCGTTGCGCTTGCCACCACCATTGTGAGCAATTCCTAGATGCGCAACTGTGTAATCATGAGGTCCATCAATCTCAAAATCATGGAGAATACCAGTGTAGGTTGTCTCAGTAATCTCCTGGATTCGAGAATAGATAGAATTGCCATCGCGCAGATAGAACATATACTCTCCAGTTGGTGCAGTGGGAAACATCTCCAGAATATCGGGTGTCCTGGGAACACGAAGTACAATTGTGGGTAGTTGAGTCATAATATCACTGCGCGTGGTTGAAAGATTGCCTACACGATTGCGCTCATACCCAGAACAGAGAGCACCCATGCGAAGAAGCATATACCGAATAGCCTCAATGAGAGGATATGAAGAGACTTCAATACTGAGTTCCTTTGTTCCAATACATCCGTCGGTCTCAATAATACCTCGCAGAATCTGCTTGACCTTTGATACGGGCAGATGAAGGAAATTGGGGTCTACATGCTTCTGCTTGTTCTCATTATAGAACTGAGCACGAACAAACTTAAATCCAGGAGATGCTGTTGACCACTGAATCCTCTGCGTACTATTTTCCGTGTAAATATTTGCATGTACTCCGCGATTATTTAGATACTCAATGACAAATGCGGCAGTTTCCTTCTTTGTTGTTGTATTCAAACAGACATAGGATGCTTGCGAAGAACTATGACCATCTCCAAGCATGATGCCATAGAAGCGGCAGTCCTCCTCAGTTAGAGTTTGAATATCACACTCGTAGGATGGAATCGGAAAGACTAGAAAGTCACCCTCTACAAGATCCTTTGCATCATAAAACTCAGGCTTTGCATACCCTTTATCAAGACGATTGCGTACTACATCAAAGTTAATACCCTTTGCCTGCCCCTTGAGTGCAAATACCTGATGTTCAGGTGTGCTCCTTACAGGATAGATTCCGTGCTTAAGCTGAATATCAAGCATTGGAACATTCGTGGCATCGTGACGAATGGGAAGGCGGACAGTTTCATAGGAGCCGGTGCTTGTCAGAACCTTATCTGAAATCCCAACATCTTCAATGGCCTTTGGACCCGCGAGGGTATAGACAACGGTATCGGGCGTGAAACACTGGTCAACATAGCGAGCGGTGTTATTAAAGACGCGGAGCATCGGTACAAGTCCATTTGACTGGCCATTTGTTCCACGAATGAGAGATCCACGGGCACGAACATTGTGTACATGAAGACCAATGCCACCCGCGTACTTACTAATTGCTGCACAGTCGCCGAGTGTCTTGTAGATTCCTGAAATGCTGTCATCGGCCATGGAGAGCAGAAAGCAGGAACTCAACTGCTGACGCGGCGTTCCAGCATTAAAGAGAGTCGGTGTCGCGTGGGTGAACGCCTTGGTGCTGAGCAGATCATAGGTCTCAAAGACGCGCGGAAGATCACTCGACCAGAGGGCCAGGGCAACACGCATCCAGAGATGCTGAGGACGTTCCATGATTTTCATCGTAGTGTCCTTGAGTAGATAGGAGCGCTCCAGTGTCTTGAAACCGAAGTAGTCGAAGAGATAGTCGCGGTCATACTCAATTCGTGCGTCAATTTCGGCACCGTGCGCCTTAACAATCGCAATCAGTTCATCACTGACAATCTGCGTCTTCTCACCCGTCTTCGGCATCGTCTGATTTGCCAGGGTCAGCACCACCTCAGAAAAGGAGTCCTTCGTCTGTTTGTGATGATTGCTAATAGCAATTCGTGACGAGAGGACGCCCCAGTCGGGGTGATTCGTACAGAGACTTGCGGCCACCTGTGCGGTCAATTCATCCAGTTCAGATGTATGAACACCATCAATAATCTGAGCTAGAACCTGCTGTGAAAGTACATCTGCATTCACCTGGAGACCCTTCGCGGCCTTGCGGATTCGCTGCAGAACCTTATCAAAGGAGACCTCCTCAGCAGTGCCATTGCGCTTGATGACTTTCATACTATAGGGCATTGTGATTTCTTTGACTTTCCCAGGGCGCAGGCAGCCGTTCAAATTTAGTAGTAACAAAAATAGAGTTATCATACACTTCCTTATACCGTGCCATCGGAAAGCATCTTCTTCTTCATATGCGCCATGAGCTTACCCTGTGTTAGAATGCGACTGCTGATACACATCGTCTCCAGTTCCTGTAGAAGCAACTTGTAGGCATACGGAATCTCAATCTGACTGAAGTCCGTTGTGTTACCGCATCCACGGCAGATCCAGATGCCATCCTTTGGACTTGCCACTGCAATCAGGCCGCAATCACGGCACGACCAACAGCGGAATGCATCTGAACACTCCATGAAGCGCTCCTTAGTGAACTCCGTGATGCCGTGCGCCGCAACGCAATCACGCTCCATCTCTCCAAAACGGAGACCACCTTCACGCGCCCTACCCTCTGCTGGCTGGCGAGTGAGCATGACCAGCGGACCTGATGCCCGCGAGTGCAACTTATCTACAGAGCAGTGCCTGAGTCGCTGGTAGAAGCAAGGACCGACGAAGATGCTCGTCTCCATCTGGCGACCCGTGTAGCCATTATAGAGAATCTCGTTACCATACGGCTCCATGCCGAGTTTGTCACGGAGCAGATTGGAGAGTCCCTCCAGAGTCACCGTGTTAAACGGTGTTCCATCGCCGAGTGCACCCATTTCACAGCCAATCTTACCGAGCAGCGTCTCCATGAGCTGCGCAATTGTCATACGCGAAGGAATACAGTGCGGATTGATGATAATATCAGGTACAATGCCGCTCGCCGTCTGGGGCATATCCTCCTGACGGAGAATCATTCCACAGGTGCCCTTCTGACCGTGACGGGAACTGAACTTATCTCCAATTTCAGGTGTCCTGTCCTGGCGAACACGCACCTTCGCAAAGGAGTAGCCTTCACCATTTCGGTTCTTGAAGACGCGATCCACCCAACCCGTCTCATTGTTACGCATTGTGCGTGAGACATCGCGGTACTTCTTCGTTCCAGCGGGTACCACCATGCCTGTTGGTACACGAAGAGGCACCACCTTGCCGATCAGAATGTCCTCTGTGTCCACATAGGTGTTCTCAGGTACAAACCCATCACCTCCAAGTTTGCTGTAATTTGCATTCTTCATGTGCCGAGTGAGAGAAGGGTCAGGGCTATCAAAGCGCTCCTCCTCACCACTACTCTGGTTCTTCTTCTCCTCATCTTTATAGGTGCGGTAGAACACGGAGCGGAAGAGACCACGCTCAATGGAGCCGCGATTAATCATGATGGAGTCCTCCTGATTGTAGCCTGAGTAGGTCAGAATGGCCACTACAATATTCTGGCCTGACGGCATCGTCTGCGCACCATAGTACTTGCTCATATATGGACTGACGAGAGGAACCTGCGGATAGCAGAGAACATGCGCCAGTGCATCAAAGCGATCACGGTAGTTCAGAGCATAGATGCCCATGGCCTGCTTACCCATAGCACACTGATACGAGTTACGGGGACTCTGATTGTGATCAGGAAAGGGGATATTGGACGCCAGTGAGCCAAGCACCGTTGACGGATGAATCTCAGCATGCGTATGACTACTATCGGCCTTCGAAGCATCCTCCGTGCTCATGGAGATGAAGGCGCCCTCTGTTTCACCGGCATCGAGATACTCAATGAGATGACGGCCGCCAGGTGACTCCCAGAGAATCACATCCTCCCAGGTCTGAAGAGCGCGAATCTGGGCGAGGAGCTTTCCACTCGTGTCCGCTGCAATTTCACGGAGAGCGCCTGCAAAGTAGAGGGGGCGCAGCATACGACCGGCCTCCGTGGTAATCCACACTTCACGCATAGCAGGTCGCCAGATAATGCCCGTCTGCAGATGGAGAATGCCGCACCGTTTTGCCTTGCGAAGTGCACTAATCGTCTCCGCAGTGTTTTCAAGATTCAGAAGTCCAATCCATGCACCATTCAGGAATACGCGAGTGAAGAGATGCTTCTCCTCAGCCGTCGAATCTGCCAAGCGAATCAGCGTGCCGAGTTTCTTGAAGTAGGCACGCACTGAGCGGGGATTGCTATAGATGCCGACGATTGCCGTCGTGCTCATATTCTTCACTACACCTACAGAGTGACCCTCTGGCGTCTCTGATGGACAGATATAGCCCCACTGCGTATTGTGCAACTTACGCGGCGGAATGAGTTTGCCCGTCTTCTCAATCGGCGTCGAGACACGGCGCAAGTGAGAGATACCGCTGATATAATTCAGGCGGTTCAGCACCTGACTCACACCGACCTTCGTAGGACCACCGACCTTTGCGCTGCCAAAGTTGCCTGTAGCGAGGCTCGTCTTCAGACCCACCTCAATGATGGTGCTCTTGATGACCTTGTAGATATTGCTGATGTTCAGAATATCTTCAAAGTTTCCTGACGCGCGCCAAGAGCCACTGTGAATTTCACGGCCTAGACTGGTGCGGATATCCTTGACCATCTTCGTGGCGAAGAAGGTGCGGAAGAGATTCGCCAGAAGGAAACCAGGCAAGTCGACACGCTTGTTCGGATAAGAATCACGGTCATCATTCTGGATACGCGCCGTGTAGACCCAGAGCAGTTTGCGGGTCATGTGGCCGAGGAGACACGCCTTCTCGTATTCCGTGTTTGGATCAGGGCCATCACGACCACCTACATGAGGGAAGAGCTCCTCGGCGAGAACATCTTTCACATTCAGAGGCCGATGGCTGCGCGATGACCAACTCTGGATGTGCGTGCTGAGCCAATCGAGCGCCTGCTGCTGAGTGAAGACACCTGAAGCCGCACACTCTGCAATCGACTCATCGAAAATCGCATCGAACTCAGGCTCGCCCTTCGGACCGATAATTAGATTGTAAATATCCTTGTCTGCGGTGACTCCAAGTGCACGGAAGAGAATCCAGAGCGGAATCTCCGTCTTCACTCGAGGAATGGTGGCGCGCAGCAAGAGAATCTGCGGATTCTTCGGATGATACATGATCTTCACTGCATTGTTCTTCGGCACCTGGTCATTATCAGGACCAATGGCCTTGATTTCAATGACCTCCGCCTCCTTGACAGGATTGCGGTTGTTACGGAAGACGAACGGGCGATTCTCTGACATCCGCTCCTGGCTGATAATGACACGCTCACCACCCTGAATGATGAAATAGCCACCGAGGTCCTCTGCACACTCTCCAATCGAGGAGGGGTGCAGATGCTTCTGGTCGTTCAAGTGGCAGAACTTAGAGCCGACCATGACTGGAATCTTGCCGAGATGCACATTGGGAAAGAGACGCTCACGCACCTCCTTAGTTCCACCCTTCGTATTATCAATAAAGGTCGTAGTGACACGAACATCTACGAAGAGAGGTGAGGCGTAGGTGAGATTCCGCATACGCGCATCATTCGGCATCATGGGAAGCACGGCACCATTGTTCTCAAAGATGGTCGGCTTCCGCAGACTCGGATTCTCGAACTCCAGCATCACCTCGTACTCGCGATTTACAGGCGCGAGAGGCTCCGCATGCGCAGCGGCTTCAACACCCATGAGAGCATTTGCCGCGGAGGTTGAGAGACCGGTTGCCGACGCAAGAGCCGAGCGAGGTCCACTCAGCGGAATCTCAGGACTACCACGGACAATCAGAGGATTCACCATCGTCGTAATCTCGGGAATATCAATTTCCATGAAGTGATTGAACGACTCAATCTGGTGGCTGATAATTTGGCGGCCATCCGACTGCTTGAAGTACAGGTCCAGAATATCTTTGTAAGATGGCAATTGTGGAGCCTGCATATTTTTTAAAATGGGATGAGGAGAAATGAATGAATCAAATTTAGTGGTGTTCATGGAAATCCCTAAAGAATTATTCGGCACTTTTTTAGGCTCCTTATTTATCTGGGAAAAACTTGAAACAGTGGCTAACTCTTGAACTTGAAGAAATGCCCGCATAAAAATCTTTTTCTTTAGTATAATATAAATGTCTTCTGTATATCCTGGAGTAACATCTGAAGGAAAGACATTCAACAAGCAGGCGCAGAAGGCCTTTATCAGCACGGCCCCGTTCAACACGAAAATCTTTCTCTATTCAACTTCTCTGACCTCCAATTTTCAGACGGTTGGCTCGCTCGTTGTAAATCCGGCAGCCACAGCTGGACTCTGTCCCGCGAACCGTGTTCTTCACGCAAATAGCAAGGTTCTTATACCCGGTGTAAATCCGAGTGTAACAAAGCCTTATATTGGTGTATTTGACCCGGTGACTGGACTCAACGGCTTCATTGATGCTACGGACCCGACCTTTGCCACCTACGATGTCAACTTCCCGTTCCAGTATGACACGGGTCTCCAGCCGGCTATCTCTACGCTTGGTGGCCAGGGTGCGAACCTCCGCGCAGGCATGGATGCGGGTCTCTTAACACAGACGAGTGGACTTGTCGGTTCACTAACGGTGAATGCGGGCGATTCATCTGTTGGCGAGCTCAAGTTTGCCGCAAACTCCAGCACCATCCAGGTAACCGGCACCCAGGTCACAGCCTCAAGCCGCGTATTCCTGCAACCCACGGTTGGCCTTGGTCAGGTTACTACTGCAGCATTCTCAACTCTGCAGACGGGTCTGCCGATTCTTCCCAGTGTCTCCTCTATCACAAATGGAAGTTTCAATGTAAGTTTACCTGGTCCTACCTATGTTGGGCAGAACCTGAACTACTCCTTCTTCGTCCTCCACTAAACACGCACCTTTGGCACAACCTGGCGTAGGGCGTGCATAAATTCTAAATAGGGCCCGTGTTTCCCCAGTTTACTAAGTTTATCCAAGATGAACTTATTAAAGTTGGCAATATAATAATCCTCTTTTTCAGCCCAATGCGTATGAACAGAGCCGAGTGGTTTCCCCGCATAGGTCAATCCAATATGTCCAGCATTTCGATTATATCCAAATTGTCCCTGTATAAACGTGGAGCCCTCTTCACTCTGCCACATACGCCACCAACCGAAATTATTCTGAATAGGAAATTCATATGTGGCTGTACCGGCGACTGCAGCCACTTCCTCAAGCGCAGCCTGTTCAAAGAAGCGCGAGCCATGTGACGCCTTCTCCCAGACATCAAAGAGTGACTCCTTGCCGAACCACATAAAACCGGCATTGTAGCGACCATAGCGTGCCTCATCATCTTCACGAATTAGATGAGGTGATAGCGCAACCTCGGCCATCAGAGGAACATGCGGCAGCGGTCCAAATAGGCAGATATCCGCATCGAGAAACCAGACACCACCTCCCGTTTCCTTAAAGGCCGTGCGCATCGCACCGATTTTTTCACAGGTGTAGTCGCTAAACATGTTCGGATATTTAACGCCAGGCATCTTCTCCATCTTCTTACGGTCGAGTCCAGTATACGCATTCATTGTTTCACGAATACGGAGTTCACCCTTATAATGCGCCTTTGTCTTCAGACTCGCTGCCGTTTCAGAATCTGTAAAAATGTAGACAATCGGTAAGGGCTTTGTATACTGCTCAAGTGTAAATAGTAGAAGCATACATTCTTGCCGTGCCTTTTCTCCAGTTGCGAGAGTTACGACGGCCATCTACTAAGTATTCCGTCAGCCGTTTAAGTAAATTTGAAGCGACACAGCGACCTACTAAAAGGTACAACACGAGATAAATACAATGTCTAAGTTTCTCCAGATTATAGATCCTTCATCTAAATGCCTTGATTTTCCTGAAGAGGCAGGTAAGAATTTTAACTTTCCCCTTGACCCTTTTCAACAACATGGAATTTCAGCAATGTATAAAGGTCATAATATTCTTATTACTGCAAAAACTGGAAGCGGAAAGACAATTCTTGCAGAGGCGCTTCTGTATAAAACAGTTGCCAAGGGTGGCCGTGTCTTCTATACAACACCTATTAAGTCTCTGAGCAATCAGAAGTTTCACGACCTCAAGAAAACCTTCGGCCAGGAGCGAGTGGGCATCATGACTGGCGACATCAAGTTCAATCCAGATGCGCAGATTATTGTGATGACCACAGAGATTCTCAGAAATCTTCTCTACAAGCAAGGCACGAGCACAGAGCACATTGGTCTAACGGCTGCGCTGTCTCTTAAGAATCTCCAAGCGGTCGTCTTTGACGAGGTTCACTATATTAATGACCGTGATCGTGGCCGTGTCTGGGAGGAGACCATGATTCTGCTTCCACCTGCAGTGCAGTTGGTCCTGCTGTCCGCCACCATCAGCCGCCCCGAACTCTTCGCCTCCTGGCTCGGTGAACTCAAGCAGATTCCGTGCGCGCTCATTTCTACCCTCTACCGAATTGTTCCGTTGACTCATGGTGTTCTCCTTGGGTCCCAGTTTCAGACACTCATGGACAATAAGAATATCTACCACGACGATGTCTACCGCCGTTGGCTTGAGTGGCGTGAGAAGGGCATTAAGGACCACGAGGACTTTCAGCGAAAGGTCAAGGAGCAGCGCCGTGCTGGCTTCGAAGGTCCTGTCGATGGTAAGACGCGTCCCACCTCCTTCGTTCACCAGATGAATGAGACGATTGAGAAGCTCGAGCGTGAGAAGCTGCTCCCTGCGCTCTCCTTTGTCTTTAGCCGCGCAGGCTGTGAAAAGTATGCAGACAAGGTCCAGGCGACTCTAGTCGATTCGTCTGAGGCGGCAAAAATCAATCATATCTGGGACTTCCATCTTCACGCCTACAAGGAATCCCTTGAGACTCTGCCGCAGGCGCATAAACTCAAGGCACTTGCGCTTCGTGGTATTGCCTATCATCACAGTGGCCTACTTCCAGTACTGAAGGAGATCATTGAGATTCTCTTCACTCGCGGATTCATTAAGATGCTCTTTGCCACGGAGACCTTTGCCGTCGGTCTCAACATGCCTACAAAGACGGTTCTCTTCTTCGGCTTGGAGAAGTACAGCGAAGAGTCAATGGGACTCCGTCCTCTGCGCACGGACGAGTACATTCAGATGGCCGGCCGTGCGGGCAGGCGTGGACTTGACCCTGTAGGTACAGTGATTTATCTACCTGAGCGTGACCCTGTCTCCGCTGCCACCATGCGGAGCATTTTGACGGGCGGTCAAGCACAAATCTCCAGTAAGATGCAGTTTCACTACGAGTTCTTACTCAAGTCGCTTCAGTCAAATGCGACAACATGGCTCGGTCTCATGGAGAAGTCGTACTGGTTCATGCAGCGTAAGGAGGAACTCACGGTTGCTCAACGTGAACTTGCTGCACTTGAGGAGAATCTTTCTAAGACTCTTCTAACTCCTGAGGATATCCATGCATTTGGGGAACGTGAAGCAATTGAGCAAGTGCTCACCCATGCGCAGAATGCAAAGAAGAAGGCGGCACAGCGGGCGCTTGAAGCGTGGAAACAGGAGCATTCAGGTTCTAAATGGGATCTTCTTGCAAAGGCATTTCCTGTCTACAGAAAGAATCTTGCTGATATTCTGTCTCAGAAACAGTATATTCAGGTGCTTGAGTCACACAAGGAATCGGTTGAGCCGATTATCGCCTTCTTGACCTCCCGCGGCTTTCTCACAGCAGGTTCTCTAACCAAGGACTCTTTGACGGAACGTGGCATTCTCGCTACGGAAATTAATGAGGGTCACCCAATTCTAATGACGGAACTCTATCTATCAGGTCATTGCGCTGACCTAGGGCCAGAGGAGATTATTGCCGTCCTCGCCTGTTTCATGGAGGAGGACAAGAAGGATACACAGCCTAGCCTCGAGAAACTCTCTGTACCAAAGAAAGTCAAGGAGATTCTCTACGGGCTTGGCACTACCGCACAAGACTTCATGCGTGCTGAACAGCCCTTTGAGATTCAGTCGCCAGATTCATATTGGAATTTGAGTACGACCTGGATTGAGCCGATGTATAGATGGTGTCTCGGCGAAGAGGCCTCCGTTCTCTGTGCAGAGTATGATCTCTTTGAGGGAAATCTTCTACGCGCAATCAATAAGTGCGTGAGCCTTGTAGAGGAGTGGATTGCACTTTCGACCTTTAAGAAGGATGTTTCAATGCTGGACAAGCTCCGTGGTATTGAACAGTCATTGAAGCGAACCATTGCTACAAGTGATAGTCTCTATCTAAGACTCTAAATCATAGTATATAGTAGAAATGCCGAGACAAAAGAAACAGACATTTCAGGTCCCTCCTACACCGCGTTCTCCAGTGCCCATGACAGTGCCTCGCCCTATTCCTCCTCCTAAACTGTGGCATCAGTCGCAGCCGACTGGATTTTTTAGTATTCTCAAAGAGGGCATGGCCTTCGGAGCTGGGTCAGAAATTGCACACACCGCAATCAGATCCTTACTGGGAACAGCCCCAAAAAAAACAGAGTATGACCTCTGCGTGGAACAAGCGACTCACACAAAGGATGAGTGTAAGGAGATGTTTACTAAGTAGAGGCCCCCTCAGGTGTCTTGATGACCTCATAGATAATCCGCTCCTTCCACTGTGCCTTGCGTCGGTCACAGAAGTAGCGCAGCTTAATTGTGTCACCTGGTGCTGCGGTCGTCTTAATTCGTACAATCGTCTTCCATTCATCAATCCAAGTGACAGCCTTGTCGCCTTTGGCAGCTTTGGCCCCTTCCATCCAGAGCACCTTTCCTGTAATCTCAAGGCGAACTGCGCCATGAATTGCTGTAAGAAGAGCATAATGCCGGTCATGTGCAGCAATCTCCTTCTGGCGGCGATTCAGTGCAGCTGCCAACCCCTCAAAATCTTCACGAACAGCGACACGGTCACCATCAATCCAGCGCTTGATGATAACCTGGTTAAGAAGATCCGCAAAACGGCGAATGGGAGATGATGCATGGCAATAGATATCCATTCCAAGTCCATGATGCTTACTATCCTCCATATCAGCTCCACAGTATTCTGCGGCCCGATAGGCCAGAAACTGTAGATCAGGTGAGATTGTATTGACTTGTGCCAGTTGCTCCTCAAATGGCTTATCGTGTCTCCGAAGAAGACCGGCTCCGAGAGTTCGAAGAATAGTCGCTGCATTCCGATTGTACCAGAGCATAAGCGTCTCCACCCATTCATGCGAATCAAGTATCGAGCGCCCAGCAATCTTGGAGCAAATTCCCTTCAGAATATCAAGCGGTACGGTCTTACTCTTATAGATTGTATCATACGTGTACGATTCCTGATTTGTCACGAGCACCTTCTGAAAGAATGGAGCGGATAAGTGACCCCCCTCCCAAAAGGCCATAAGCGCAACACCGTAACGAATCTTTCCAGGAAGAAGCGAACAGACTTCTTCAGATAGATGTCGATGAAGCATAGGCCGTACAACGGCACCGTCCTGGTAGACAGTTGCTCCTGCGCTCAACGCTGCTTTCCACTGAGGTGAATGAACGCTCACCATTTCAGAAACGTCTGCGATGGTCACTGAAATCTTCCAGATTTTCTCATCAACCTTTTCAAGAGTGATGACATCATCAATATCTTTACAGCCTGGAGGGTCAATATTAAAGGTTCCTACAGAGAGCTTTGTTCGCTTGAAGTCCGTGATAAGAGGAAGAGTCTTGGGCCGCGGAGCATTCTGAGGAGATGCAATGAGGGCAAGTGCAAGTGCCTCCGCAGCAGGATCCTCAACAGGGCCCAGAATCTCTACAAGACCTCCGCGCGGAAGTTCAGCCTCATCCCATGAATCAAATTGAAATGAAATCAGAAGATTTTGACTGCGGTCCTTCTCCTTACAGGCAACTCGAAACGACGGCCAGCCCTTATTCATCGTCTCGCAGAGATAAATCGGTACGCCGTGTCCAGTCATTCCATACATGTATTTACTTGTCAGACAGAGAACACCTACAAGAAGTTGCTTCTCTCCTCTCTCCACAAGCTCAATGCCTGGGCCTGCGATGCGCACAGAATCACCCGGCAGAGCCTTGTGTGCGAGTACGGCACCTTCGAACTCATGAACTACAGTTCTTGCCGAATCAAGAACTTGAAATTTCTTGTAATCCTTTGTTGCGAGCATTTTGTACGGCTTGACTAGCGCTTAAGCAGCTTCAAATTTATAGGACCTTATTAGTTGGGACACGAGTATGTCAGATACCAAAAATATTCGAATTACGGGTGGTGCAGTAACGGATCCGACTGTAGGAAAGAAGCGGCGTACATCACGGAAGCAACAGGGTGGGACAGAGGGTAATAATGTTCCTCCTCCGCCTCCACTTCTGGCACCTGCAGCTGCACCTGCAGCTGCACCTGCACCTGCACCTGCACCTGCAGTACCTCCTCCGCAACAGTCGAATATTCCACCTGCACTTCGTGGTGGAGCCAAGACGAAAGTCGTACTTGAGCCACCCAAGAAAACGGCCGCGAAACTCGTCGCATCCAAGTCAAAGACACGGAAGGCCAAGAAGATTCGCGTAAGTCTTACAGGTCTCGGGAAACGCATTACGCGTCATAAGAAAATTCAAAAGGAGGCACGCAGTCATTCAATTGAAGAAATTAAGAAAACTCTTATCGCTGCGAAACTCATAAAGCCCGAATCAAAGGCACCTGAGTCCATTCTTCGTCAAATCTATGCAGACTACCAGACTCTGAAGAATAAGGCACTTTAATTATTTATAAAATTGTGTCTTATCTCCAAATTTAAATCCAGATTCGCCAGAAAAGGAGATAACAATTTTTGTAAAAGAAGCAATCACTTCTTCTAGAATTAATTGATCGCGAATATGTTGAATCCATGCATGGCGAACAATACTACCACAGGGCGTATTAAACTCTCCTAGAGGAAGAACCATAAATTGAGCTGGAGTTTTCAGATAACGAGCTGAAAGTGCCCCCTGTTCATTTCTCTTTCGCCCATAGAATTCCTTATATTCGGGTGAAAAATAGATATCAGTAAGAATCTCCTTTGCCTCAGGTGTATTCTTAACAGCAATAAATCCAGAATTGAAAAAACTATCTTCTGGTCCATGTACATCTCGCGGCATTGCAATGACCGCAGACGATTCTTTGAATTCCTTTATAAAGGCCTGAAAACGCCCCTCATCCCGAATCCAAGCATCTGTATCAATAAAAACAAAATAATCTGCAGAGGAACTATTAAATAACTCTATAAGTGCTTTTATTTTAATATAACAAGGAGGTTTTTCTGGATGTCCTGGAAAATTTTCATTATCGTCTGTTACCATTTCATACTCATATCCTAATACCCTACACTTAAACATATTAATTAGAATTGCCAATCCCTTATAATCGGAATTGTGCCATAGAGAACCATTATTTACAGCAACCAATGCATTCATATTGATTTCATTGAGAGGCTCATATTTCAGATCCCGCGACTCTACAAAAATCTGAATAGGGCGTGTATCCGCCTGAATTATCTTTACCTTCATCTTACAGTCTACAAAACAGGGACTTTAAACTAACACGCGTAGACTTAGTAGAATGGCATCCATGCAAAGAGAGTATCTCAAACTCTATAAATATTATTCAGACCAATATGGTCCGAATACTTGCGTCTTCCTTATGGTTGGCAAGTTCTATGAAATGTATGATTCCATAGATCCTGTCTCAGGCGAGGGCAAGACATCGATGAAGCGTGCAGTTGAAGTACTAAATATTCAAGTGAGTCTTCGTAAGGCCACGGATGGCTCTAAGGAGGATACGATTTTCGCAGGTGTTCCTGAACAGAGCCTCCATAAGTTCGCCTCCGTGCTCACTAAAAACAATTGGACAGTGGTTGTCTGCGACCAACTCAAAAATACATCTGGAAAGGTGACCGAACGCCCCGTTGCTCGCATTCTCTCTCCAGGAACCCACACAGAGGCCGTTGGACTTGATGCACCCTATGTCGCTGCCATCTGGCTCGAGGAGCGGAACTGGCAGAAGGGGGAAGCACCTGCCTATGGTGTCGCTTTTTTTGACCTGACTACTGGACATACAAGTGGTTTCCAGGGCGTCGCATCAGGAACAGCCGATGTCTGGTCAACGGACCTTCTTGTTCATGCTATCCAAGTACAGAATCCTCGTGAACTTATTGTTCTGTGGCGCGGAGATGCCATGTCGCGTCCGTCTGAGGCCGTACTTCGCTCCAGATTTGGTGGTACCACGGCACTTCTACACTCTCGTTCAGCGAATCCGAGTGATCAGGGTGGATTCGAAACTCCCCTTGTTCGTGAAGACTTTCTTACGCGTCTCTTTTCTCCTGAAACGATGCTACCTATTCGTGATTATCTACGGATTTCAGATGCACCCTATACGGAACGCGCACTTATCTCTCTGCTGCGATTTATTGAAGACCATTTACCGTCGTCTCTTGAGAATCTTCAAGCATTTGAGCCGTGGACACCGAGGGGGCGTGTTCATCTGGGAAACAATGCACTGACACAATTGAACTGTACCTCCATGCGTACAGATGATTCAATCCTCGGTCTATTTCAAAAGACATTGACACCTCCAGGACGTCGACAACTGCGCGACCGTCTACTCACACCTATTTCGGATATTCCGATTCTCGAAGACAGACTGAACAAAATTGAGTTCATGACACAGTTTTCTGAAGTCGCCAAACTCGAGCGCTATCTTCGCCAAATCTACGATTTTCCCCGTATTCATCGCAAGATTCAGAATTATACGGTCACTTCGGAGGAGATTCTTGAACTTTATGAAACCTATACGCGGATGAAAGACTTGGCTGTTCTTTTCCAAGGAACACTCTTTGAACTTTCAACCGATAACCTTGCCGCATTTCTCGAAATGTTCGAGCTCTTTGAGCAACTCTTTGATATTCCAAAGGCGAGACTGGCAGCCGATACTCCAGATGACCTCTGTTTTTTTAAGGACCAACACGCTCCGAAAACGGCGGCAGTCGAGAAGCAACTAGCGGCTATCCGTGCAGATGTAAGGCTGCGTGCAGAAGAACTCGCCGTCTGGGCTGGTCTTCCTATTGATGCTCTCCGTGTAGAATCAGGTCGTGATACGCAGGTCTACAGTATTACGGGAACCAAGACAACTCTTACGCTTCTCAAGAAAATCGCGAGTCAGAAGCCGACTGCATTGGAGTCATCTGAGAAACAGGTGGCCGTCTCGGCACGACTTAAGAAGGGCGCCTTGACAATTGACCCTCGAGCTGCTACAGGCGCCTGTCCTTTTCCCGACATGGAGGTGAATATTCGGAAGACCACACAGGGTACAATTGACTGTGCGTATCTGGAGGGGGTTCATGGAAAAGTCTTAGGACTCAGGGCACAGCTTGTGGCGGCGGCTCGTGAGGAACTGCCTCCTCTCTGTAACACACTGATTGAGGAGACTGGAACTCTTCTCTGGAATTTTCTGGAGACTTGGGTCTCAGAGATTGATATGAGTCTCTGTATTGCCAAGGTGTCCCAGGAGTACGGATTTCAGAAGCCGACCTTTCTAGAGGCCGACGCCTTCGCCTCTGTTCATGTAGAAGGACTTCGTCATCCCCTCATTGAAACGGCGTGTCAGCGACAGGCGTATGTTCAACATACAGTGACTCTGGGCACTGCAGAAGCGAGTGCAGGATGGCTCGTCTACGGAATGAATGCAAGTGGAAAGTCATCCTTGATGAAGGCGCTTGGAATTGCCGTCATTCTAGCACAGTGCGGCTCATATGTACCCGCCACAAAAATGGTGATTCGACCCTTTCGTTCCATTCTTACACGAATTCTCAATCAAGACAATCTCTGGGCCGGTCTCTCCAGTTTTGCAGTGGAGATGTCTGAACTGCGTGATATTCTGATGCGGGCAGATCCATTTAGTCTAGTTCTCGGCGATGAACTCTGTAGTGGAACGGAGTCGGTGTCTGCAACTGCCCTGGTCGCCTCAGGAATCCAGACACTCTTGGGTAAGGGCGCTCGATTTGTCTTTGCAACCCATCTTCATGGGCTTATGGACCTTGATTGCGTTGCCAATCAACCGAAACTTGGAGTCTGGCATCTGAAGGTAAAATATGACGCAGTTCGCGATATTCTTATTTATGATAGAAGTCTCCATAGGGGTTCAGGCTCAAGCCTCTACGGAATTGAAGTGGCTAGGGCGCTTCATTTACCCACTGATTTCCTGGAGGTCGCGCAAAAGATTCGTCGTCAACTTACAGGCACAGCAAAGGAGGAGGAGACGACAGGGTCGCAATGGAATTCTCAGGTACATCGCCGAGTCTGTGAACTCTGTCAGCACCCTATCGTGCGCGACTTGGAGGTTCATCATATCCGGCCTCGCGTCGAAGCACAAGGCAAACTCTTTACAGATGGCTCAAAGCGTGATGCCCTGCAGAATCTAGTAGTTGTTTGTGCGACATGTCACGATAAGCATCATGCGGGACAACTTGATATCCAGCCACTTCAACAGACAAGTGCGGGACTTAAGAGAATCTCAGATACAGAGTCTGTCATTACAGTCAGTACAACTGCCAGTAAGTGGTCAGATGAACAGCGTGATGTGATTGTCAATCTGTTGCAAAAGAATCCAAATCATCCTTTGAAGCGTATTGCGTTTATGTTGGAACAGGATCATGAGATTATCATCTCAGAAGCCAGTCTTCGTAACTTCAGAAAGAAGGGAGTTGATCTATGAAGAGGCCGGTGCAGGTGCAGGGGTCGGCGTAGGGACACTCGCCCCAGCAGGCAGAGCAATGTAGGTCATCGGACCCTGGTCACCCTTGGGGCCAGGAGGCCCGGCCGGGCCCGCAGGGCCAGCAGGACCAGGGGGGCCCGCAGGGCCAGCAGGACCCGCGGGGCCCGCAAGGCCCGGGGAACTTGAGCTCGCCGTGCCAGAGGCAACCGCCCTGCGAAGAGTATCGAGTTCATTGCGAAGTTCGACCATTTGCGTCTCGAGTGCGCGGACCTTGGCACCCAGCGGGTTTCCCTGGAAGTTCAGACCACTCGCAGTTGTAACAGAAGACATTTCTGTAGGCAGAAGTGAATGTAAGTTTCCTGTTTTCCCGCAACTATGAAAAATTTGAGTTAAGGAATCCTCAAGTTTCAAGGTAGAGAGAATGATTATTCCGATTCGGTGTATGAATTGCGGCAAGCTCATTGCAGACAAGTGGCGAGCCTATCAGGCCGCTGTGAAGGCGACTGAAACAAAGGAGACGGTCCAGCAAGTGCCGATTGATGGAAACACGCTACTCGAGACTCCGGAAGGAAAAGCGCTAACGGCCCTCGGGGTAACTCGTTCTTGCTGTCGTAAGCACTTTCTCACTCATCGGGACCTTATGGACAAAATCTAATCGGATGAGTAAAGAGAGTTCACATGGAACTGTTTATCCCTTCAATTCTAGCACTCGTCATAGCGGCGGCTATTGTGATGTTTGTGCTGCCCCGTCTATCGTCTGTTATTCTAGGGTCGCTCGCCCTAGTTTTTGTTATCATTGCTGCATATCAGCATTATAACTTCTTCTATACAGAATATCGTGAAAGTACATGGCAGCTCCCTCTAGTTCAGTATGCACCGTATCTCCTCATAGGAAGTCTTATCATCTTCTTAATTTTTTTCAGTATTAACTTCATTGGAACGAGCACAACTGCACAGGCTGCCGCTCCACTTATGGCGATGAATGCCGCTGTTGAGCGCGTAGCGAATCAGGCACCTACAGTTGCAGGTGTCACAAATGCTGTAACAAATGCTGCAAATAATGCACTTAAGGCCGTTGGCCTTGCTCCAAATAATGGAAGAGTCGGTGCCAACAATGCTGCTAGAAACATTCGCTTTTCCCAGGTCTAAGTAGGAGATGGCTAAGGGAACTACACGCAAATCTAAAGGTCCAAAGCCGATGACGATACCTCATCTTCGGAAAGCATTTGACCATATTGATGAATGGATTGAGAGCCGTATTCACAGGGAGGGTGTGAAAAAACTGGTTCCGGCATTTCAAGCCGAGTGGAAGAAGGTCTTCAGACGCACTGTTGATGCAAAGGCCGCCGAGGCTTATCTGAGCCTGAAGCACACAGCGACTCCTCGTGTCACAAAGAAGCACAAGCAGAAGGGTGGCTCAGCTGCGGCCTTAGCAGGTGCCCCTCTTGACTACATGACTCGCCAAGGTGTCACAGGTCCGTATGGGAGTTTTCCTGCCTATCTTTCGGATGGAATGCTGCCCTATCCTGAAGACTCCGTTTCGGCTCAGTGTGGTAAGGTTGACATCACGCCCAATGTTCCGGTTGACATCGGTTCAAATAAGGTTGGAGGTGGCCGACGTACTACACGCCGCAACCGTAAACAAGCTGGTGGAAGTAATCCTATGGCAGAGACACTACAGAATGTACAGTCCGCACTTGAAGTCTTTGGAAATCGTCCCTTTCAGAATGCCTCACCCCCTACAACGGGCAGCATTGCAACAATGGCAACAAAGGGCATTGATGTGGCCACTCCGCAGGCGCAGAATACAGTGTATACGGTTCAACCCTACAATCCTGCTGCACTCACAACATCACCTGCACTGGTGAGTCAGAATCTGCCAACCCAGCTCACAAAGGGACCCATAGGCTAATAAATTTACGCGTGTTTACCAATCAAGAAACCTCATCAGCGATTAGGGTTCTTGAATGAGTCGCCAAACAGAAGAAGCGAAGAAACTGGCTCGCCATCTATTGGACCGATATTTTCGGACAATGCCTGACTATTTAAGTCGTCACCACATCCAGTCCTACGAACAGTTTATCCAGGCCGATCTACCTCGTATTATTCGTGCGAACAATCCGCTCATTCTCTACAAAAGTCAAATTGATCCTGATAAGAAACGGAAGACAGGTGAGCGGCCCGCATATGAATACAAGGTTGAAATCTATGTGGGCGGCATCAATGGAACTGCGTTAAAAATCGGAACTCCCACCCTTGCACTTCAGAACGGCAAGGAGATTCGTGCGCTTTTTCCGAATGAAGCGCGTCTTCGTAATTTGACTTATCAGTCGCAAATCACTACAGACATCACTGTGCGTATTACATATGACCGAAATGGACCATCAAACAAGGATATCCCTGAGGACCAGCTTGAACAGACAATTGAGATTCCTGATTGGAATCTCTTTCAAATGCCGATTCTGCTTCACAGTAAGTACTGTCTACTGAGCGGAAAGTCCGCTGATTTTCTACGGGAGGCGGGTGAATGTATGTACGACCAGGGCGGCTATTTTATTGTAGAGGGTGCGGAGAAGGTGCTCGTCACGATTCAAAATCCTGCGTTTAACACACTCGACATTCATGAGCAGAAGGCCGATCCGAAAATTAAGTTTTTTGCGAGTATCCGATGCCTCTCTGAGAAGACGCGTATTGTGAAGCGTGTCACCTTTACAGTTGTGCGCAACACGGATTCCATTCAAGTGGGAATCCCCTTCGTACGAAAGCCGGTTCCTCTCTATGCCGTGTTCCGCGCCTTCGGTATTATCTCAGACCGCGACATCACTCGGCTCATTCTACCCGATGAGAATTCCGATGAGACGAAACTCCTGGAGCCGCTGCTTCTCCCGTCAATACGCGAGTCAGTGCCGTTTCTCGACACCTACACGGCCATCCAGTATATTAAGACACTCACAAAGGGCTTCAGCGAGGAGCATGTACTTGATATTCTCTACAATCAGCTCTTTATTCACACAGATGCAACAATTCAGGTTGAAGGAAACTCTACAGTGCGCTCTGGAGGTGCGCGTATCTTCTTCCTTGCAGAGTGTGTGCGAAAGATTCTGCGCCGCATTGTGGGCATTGACAAGGACATGGACCGCGATGATATTCGTAATCAACGCTGCCTCACAAACGGTTTTATGATTCAGCAGATGTTTCAGGATGTCTATGTAAAATGGACGCGAGCAATACTTCTTGCAATTGCGAACAAGTATGAGTATAATAAGGGCACCTTTTCAGGAAAGAAGTTCGAGAATCTTTTTGAGGAGAGTGGCCGCAATGAGATTTTTCTGGTGAACCAATTATCTGAAGAGGTGAAGAAGGCCTATAAGGGAAAGTGGGGGACGGGACTCGGTGAAGAGAAGGCCGGTGCAATTCAGGCCATGTCGCGTCTAAGTTATCTCGATTTTGTCAGTCACACTCGTCGCGTAGTTCTTGAGTTCGATACAGGCACGAAACTCACGGCTCCTCGTCAACTCCATACAAGTCAGTTCGGCTATTTCTGTACATCCGAGACACCTGGAGGTGCCAGCATTGGAGTGACAAAGAATCTAACAATGTTGGCGACCTTCAGTACAACCACGAATCCCGAGGATTTCAAGGCCTGGCTCTTCAAACGCGGCGGCGTGGAGTCGTGTTTCAGCATTGCTGAGACTCTACTCCCTAACTACACGGCCGTCTATGTGAACGGTGGTATTGTCGGCTACACACGCCAGCCTTTAGAACTGACACAGCTTCTCAAACTCTTCAAGCGCGCAGGTGTTCTACCGGCCTTCTCTTCCGTTGGATTCAGTTATCGTGAGCGCCGCGTCTTCATCTATCTGGATGACGGTCGTCCCATGCGTCCTCTAATCCATCTCAAGAAGGACGGCTCCTATAACATTGATATGCTCAAGGAGAATGAGATTACATGGACACAACTCGTTGTTGGAAAAACTGCAAAGCGCACGCTTGACCAGACTGGATTCAATGATCCGCTTGATAAAGAAAAGACACCAACCTTTGAGGACTATGTGAAGCTGCTCACACCCCTACAGGGTGCAATTGAGTATGTCGACCCCTATGAGCAGAATGAAGCGTACATTGCGACCTTTCCCTCGTATATCAAGGCCGGCGAAACCTCCCACTTAGAAATCCACCCGTCGACCATTCTAAGTCTGATGACCAGCATTATTCCGTTTGCAAATCACAATCAGTCACCGCGTAATCAACTCGGTGACAGCCAGAGCAAGCAGGGTCTCTCCATGTATGCGACGAATTTTCAGAATCGCTATGATAATACGGCGAATATTCTCTGTTATGGCGAGGCTCCGCTGGTTCGCACTCTCTACTACGATTATTATGGAGACGGTCAAATGTCCTACGGAACAAATATTGTTCTCGCAATTGCATCCTATACTGGATACAATCAGGACGACGGTATTCTGGTAAATAAGACGGCCGTTGAGCGTGGCCTCTTCCGCAGTATTACATTCCGTTGCTATGAGGCGTTTGAGGAAGATGACCCGTTGGCGAAGACAAAGACGCGCATTGCGCATCCGAAGTCAGTGCCGAACTGGACCAATCTGAAGGCCGGTCTCGATTATACAAAACTCGATGACCGTGGAATTATCCGCGTGGGTGAACTGACGACTTCGGATACGGTCTTAGTGAGTCGCTATGTCCGCACGGAGACGGGTGAGATGAACGATGCATCCGTGACACCGCAAGTCTGGACGCGTGGCCGTGTAGAATCAATTATTGTCACGGTGAATAATGCGGGTCTCCAACTCATTAAGATTCGGATTACACAGGACAGAATTCCTGAACTTGGAGACAAATTCTCCAATCGCCACGGCCAGAAGGGCACAATTGGTATGCTTCTGGAGGCGCAGGATATGCCTCGCACGGCGGATGGCCTCGTTCCTGATATGATGATGAACCCGCACGCGATTCCGAGCCGTATGACGATTGCGCAACTTCTCGAGATGATTTTCGGCAAACTCGCTGCGACGGCGGGATCGATTGGTGACGGTACAATCTTCATGAATGAGGGCGACCCGTCAGGCGATATTGGCAAGGAGCTCATGAAATATGGACTGGAGCCGAGGGGCAATCAGATTCTCTACAATGGTCAAACGGGTAATATGATCAATTCTGAAGTGTTCATTGGCAATGTCTTCAGTATGCGTCTGAAGCACATGGTGGAGGACAAGTGGAACGCCCGCGGTGCTGGACGCAAGGAGCAGCGCACGCACCAACCTACAGGCGGCCGTGGAAATGAAGGTGGTCTTCGTATTGGTGAAATGGAACGCGATGCGCTCATTGGTCACGGTATCATGGATTTTGTTCAAGACACATATCTGAAGCGATCAGATGGCGCAGTGATTACAGTATGTGATGGATGCGGTACACAGCCGATTTACAACGAGTCAAGGAAAATCCAGATTTGCCCCTTATGCGATGGGCCTGTCAAGTTTACAGGCAATAAAGAGATTGTTGCAACAGTTAAGCGCAGTATGGTGACTTTTAGTAAGATTCAGATTCCGTATGCATTCCAACTCGTCAACGATGAACTCCAGACTTACATGAATATTGGAATGCGCTATATTACGGGCAAAAACGCGACTGTTCTGCGTCTACCTGAAGGAACGCCTGAGCCTGACTTTGAAAAGGCAATGGCACGTGCAGGTCAGCCGATACCGACCTTTGTACCTGAGTTTGAGGAGGAGACACCTGAGGCTGCGGCTAAGACACCTGCACCTGTGGCTGAAACTGTGATTGAGGTTGTGACAAAGGGAAATCCATCGGTTGGTGAGTCTGCCACGGCTGCATCTGCATCTGCAACGGCATCTGCTGTCGCAGCACTTGTAGATGGAATTCGGCAAAACTCAGCGACTCGATTTGCCGCGGCCGCACCAGCCTCTCAAATACTCACACAGCAACAAGTTGGAGTTGTTCCTCTTGGACCAGCAGTCAGTGTGCTAAGCCAGGTGCCTCAAGGATCGGCATCAGGATCGGCATCAGGATCGGCATCAGGATCGGCATCAGGATCGGAGGTAGATAACTATGAAGAACTTGCCCCTGTGCCTAGATCCAGGCCTGCTGTACCAGCCCAGGAACCGCAGCAACCGCCGCAATCGCCGCAACAAACACAACAACTTCTCCCCTCACAACCAAATGTAGCGCCAACAGGACAGATGCAGCAACAAGTCACCCTACCTGGGGCGCTACAAGTGCAACAAGGCGGTGCGCAAATCATGCAACCTATGACACTTCAAACGGTAACGCAAGTGCCCAGCGTCCAAGTGTTCCATCCTTCGATGGCACAAGTTCCACCTACAATTGTCGTCGACGGCATGGATGGATTCGCACCTCCCGAACAGACAGGTGGTCGTCGCAGCAGAGGTCATAGTCCCGCACCTCAACAATCGAGGTCCTTCTCCTCTTCAAGCAGCGGCCAAAAGGAACAAGTGACCTCGGCCACTCGTATAACAATACAGAAACTGGGGTAAAATTTGAGCCTAAATTCTTTTAATTTGATTACTACAGAATGGACGAATACACACTACTTGATGTTCTTTATCGCTCTCGCGTCACGCTATTGAAAATGCTTGAAGCGAGGGGGTATGATACGAAGCCCTACAGTCGATTTGGTCTTGAAGAGATTAAGATGATGCGTAGTAAGGGCGGTGCAGAAGCGCTCGCCCTTCGTATGGACCTTACGAAGCCTGAGCCGAGGGCAGGTGAGCCGAAGAACTGTGTTGTACTTTATACGCCGCAGTCCAAGAAGCTCAAGCAGGGTGAGCAGATGAAGACCTTTATTAACGAGCGCGTCTTTGGTGAAGGAAAGGGTGAACTTGTTGTGCCTGATTCTCTTCGCGTAAAGGATAAGGAGAATACGGAAATCATTGTGATTCTTTCAGATGAGGTTGTATCCGACCCGTTCCACACCTTTGCATTGAAGATGTGGCGCACGATGAAATTGCGCCTCCGCTTCTTCCAGGCGGCTACAATTGTAAATGACCCGTCAGGCTATGCAATTGTCCCGAAGCACAGGAAGATCTCTAAGGAGGAGAGTGAGAAGATTCTCCACGACCTCTATCTGAAGTCAGATGAAACGAAGCAGTTGCCTACGATTCGCTTTCATGAAGATATGCAGGCCCGTTGGCTAGGACTCGTTGAGAATGACATCGTCGAAATTACTCGCCCCAGTCCTTCCGCTGGCGAATATATCGTCTACCGTGTTTGCCTGCCTTAGGTAGATGGCAGAGAAGTTCTGTGAAGACTTTCGTACAAACTATGTTGGACTTTTTCCATCAGGTACAACTGCTACATGTAAGGGCGAGCAAAAACTAACGACAACATCACAGGTCTTTGCATTAATTTCAGATATCGGCTCACATAATTCTGCAGCACAGGCACTTGCAGGAACAGCAAATACAAGTGCTCCAACGCAGACACTCATTACAGATGCACTCAAATTCTGTTGCACACTCGAAAACAAAAAGGCCATTGAAACTCAACTTCGCCAGACGCAGGAAGACAATACTGTTGCAAAGGCCCGTGTCTCGAGTGTACAGAATCCCGCAGGAGATGTCTCTCCGAAAGGAACCACAGTCCCCTTTGGTAGGCCTCTCCGGTCTGATTCAGTACCTATTCTTCTTGCATCAAGTCTCGCTTTTTTGATACTTGCCATGGGACTTCTACTGAATCTGAATTCTATTGAAATTGCCTACACGGCACCCGGTGGTTTTCCGAATCTCTATCAACAACTGATTGAATCGTGGTATGCAACCTCCTGGATGCTTATTGGTCTTACAGTTGTAGGCTCTGCTGCTGCTGCAGGAGGCTTATTTTACTGGATTTACAAGCAGCATCCTAATTGGATAAAGTAAACATATACTAGATAGAGATGTCGATGACCAATGTGTGTCCATCATCAGTTACAAGTGCCACATCAGTACCCAGTACTTACTTAGGCGGATCAGATGCGGATCCTACCTTTCCGAGTACGGTCGGTGCCTACACACTGCCGACTAATAATCCGACATTTACAGTAACTGCAGGAAATGGTAGCGATACACAAGTCACACAGACGGCTCATTTGTTCAATGTTCTCGACACATTTGTGGTAACGGCTGTAAGTGGTCGCTATACACCTCCTACATCAGGCTATTGGGCGTCTACGCAGAGCCAGAGCCTAGCCACCCTCAATCAGATTCAGCCTCTCTACACTTCATTTACAACAACAAATGTTCCTGGTCAGACTTATCTGATTATCAATCCGAGCGCCGCACTGAAGAATACAATTACAGGTAACACCGCAGATGCGACAAACTCCGTCTCATACGATCTCCTCTACAGTCTTCAGTATGAATTCTGCTTCTGGGTCAAGGTCTATTCCGTTCTACTCGGTGATTATGTCACACTTAATAACAAACCTACAACTCCAACTGGATTTACGCCGACTAATAAAACAGAAATCCAGCGTAAGATTGTCAATCTTCTAAATGCGGTCAATCTCCGTCTCAGTGACTTAACTGAGATTTCCAACTATGTTGCACAACAGCAATCTACATCACTTGCAACCATGAATACCAATGTGAATAAGTTTTTATCAGATATTCAGGCAAATACAGGCAGACTTGTTGCAAACAGTCAAGAACTATCAGGTTCTGATGCCAACTCAAATCTCCGGAAACGGATGCTTGAGTTTTCTGAGGAGAAGAACAGTTATGCGAATCAACTGCTGACTCTTTATGGTGCGGCCAATTTTATTGCTCTTGGCCTACTCTTTTACATTTATAGAAGCTAAGTAGATGGCTGACGCGGCTCTAAATACGGCCTTTGGCCAAATGAGTGCAACTGATAGGGCTACCTATCTTGCGGGACAGACAAGTGACCTTCAAACAAAGCTAACGGGAAAATTTGCAGATTCATTTGGACAGGCTCTCACGGATACGCAGAATACTGCGCGTAATTTTGACATTATGACAAACTACACAACTCAATCAAAAAATCTGAATACAGTTGTCGCCGATCTTGCAGGAACACAGGACTACAACCTGTCAACTGCTAAGCGGAATAGTGATACTGCACAGCGTAACCAGGAGATTAAGGAGTGGTACTACAACAATAAACTCGATACGCTCTTTGTATTCCAACTGATTTTTATCAGTCTCTGTGCACTTGCAGCGATTGCTTTTCTTGCGAAGATGGGATTTATAAGTAATTCAGTCGTTGGAATTCTGATTGGAGTGGAAATTGTAGTGATGATTCTACTGATTTCAAATCGCGCCATTTATACGGATAAAGTCCGCAATAAGCGCTACTGGAACAAGCGTATCTATGGTGTCGTTGGTTCTTCTCTTCCCGGCGGTATTATGAAGTGTAAGTAGAGATGGATGTGCCTACACTTAAATCACAATCCAGTTTACTTCAAAGTTTAGTCGTAAACTCTGAACTAAACACATTAGTTGAGGAACAGGGTTCCTATGAGAGCATGATGACAAATATTCGTCAACTCAAAAAAAATACGGCGACTCTCAATCGTGAATTTGATGAACGGTTCAAGGAGACGGAGGGGCTCTATAAACTCCCCTTTTTCGGAACGAACCAGGATATTCTCCTACTCGGGTTTTACTTCTCCTATCTGTTTTTAATGATTGTCATGTTGGTCGTCTATTACAAAAATACGCAGTCATGGCAAAATACTCTCTATGGTGCATTTGGTGCAGTGTTTGCACTTATGATTATAACGGGCCTATTGTTTCGACTAGCGTGATGCGGCATGTTCCTTCTCATGCTCGGCGAAACTCTCATCATCATCAAAGGCCACAATCCCTACGAATGTACGATTTTCAAGCGGTGCTCCGAACTGGTCTACTAGACGCTTTCGCAACTCCTCTACAGTCAACTTCTTGCCAATGCCACCCTGCTGCTCCGTCCAGACCCTGTACGCCTTCCAGATGAGCTTGATGTCTGTGCGCGCAACGGCCTCCTTGCGAATACGAGTGTTACTGAACTTTGCATAGGTGTCAAAGCGCTCCTTATACTCGGAGGATGCGTCCTTGATAATCTTCGGCTCCTTGATGCCATTATTTGCGTAGATTTCTGTGTAGTACTTGACCAGCAGTCCGAGATACGCCTCACGCCAGAGAAACACCTTCGTATCAATGCTCGTGTCCTTGCGATGAAAGTTCGGCTCGCCTGCCATAAACTTCTCCCAGCCGATGTCATTCTCATCTACGAATGTTGACGGATGCGGAATGACACGGATGCGACGCCATGTACCACGGTCCATTGCGTGAATCGGCGGCAGATTGTTACAGAGCATGAAGAGCTTGCCACACACCTTGAACTTCTCCTGGTCGGAGAAAAGTCCACGGGCCTCCACCAAGTCCTCTCCACTGAACTGCTTCATACGGCTTGTATTGAGGGGCTCATTCTCATCCGGCTCATTCAGATAGATGAAACGCCTGTTCTTGATGGACATGATATCAGGATTTGCTGCACCTGATTCAGGACGCTTTCGCGTCAGCACGGTCGATGCAAGTGGTCCCTGATACTCACCGAGACAGACACGCATCAGCTCTAGCATCTTTGACTTACCGTTACCACCACCACCTGTCATCGTGTAGTAGCACTGCTCACGGTTCATCGCCTCCAGACAACTGCTCATCAGAGTAATGACATACTCCTTGAGTTCAGGATACGGATAGACCTTATTCAAGAAATCCTCCAGTTCCTTCGCAGCAGGGTCCTCTGAATTGTAGGGGACATAGGTGATGGCCTCACGACCACCCTCTTTGCCGGCCACAAAGGACATCATGTCCTCGGGCCGACCATCGCGGAAATCCACATAAATCTCCTTCTTGCCGTTTTCAAGTGTCCGCTCCGCACGGAGATTGAGTACACCATTCTTACAGACGATTAGATACGGATTCAGATTCAGTTTGTTGAGGAAGTCCTCGTCATAGAAGAGATTCGCACACTCCTTCATGACACTGTCCTTGAAATTGGCCGTGTAGAGTGACTTCTCAATTGCGAGAAACTCCTTGAGAATCTTCTTTGTCATTTCACCAAATTCACCTTCACCGTCACGCTCAGCCTCCTTCTTAATCTTCTCCTTAGCCTTCTGAAACATCTCTGTCACTTCATTGCTGATGTGTCCACGGAGTTCAAAGCCCTGCTTGATGGGTCGCCAGCAGTGCTGCTCAGGTACGAACATGAACCAATCGACCTTCTTATTGTCAAGACTCGCCTTATACTGGTCACCATACATCTTCTGCATCACTTTTGCGATGTGAAAGTGTGTATTTAATGGATGTTCAATAATGAAACGAACTACATCGTTATCATTAATCTCCTTGTACTTTGTGGGACTGTCCTCACGAGCCCAGCGACTAAGACTCTTCATACTGAGGACCCGTTCACCGAGAGGTCGTGACCAGCGATTCCACTCACGCTTGCGCAGACTCTCTTCGGACGCATTGTACTTTGGTGACTTGCGACTAAAGTCCATCCAGAGGTCAAAGAGTTTCTCTGACATCTCTCCAGTACTTGCAATGTGGTGAAGACAGAGGCCAACTTCAATCCAGAGACCATAGTCTTCACATCGCTTTTCAGAGAGACAGTCCATTACAAGGCTGCGAATGAAGGGAAGATCCTCTGGATTACAGCCACGAGAACTGCTCAACATTGTGCGAACAACAAGTTGCGTCTCAGCATCCATTGGTCTAGGTTGTGTGGCGCCACCATCTAGACTAAGTTCAGCAGGAGGTGCAGGTGCGGCAACAGGCGCGAACACAGGAGTCCCCGTCGCCTTTCGAGCCAGCATCTTCTGATACAAGGCCACTGCATCGGCCCGTACCTCATTGTCATCAGGTACAAGATTGTAGCGAATGCTGAGGAGTTCCATGAGTTCGCGGTCATCGTAGTTCGTCGTCTCCTCCATCTCCAGATCATCCTTTGTAGGGTCATACTTGAAGACAAAGGCCAACGCATACGGCTGTACTGTCGGCTTCGACTCACCATAGAAGAACCAGCCCTGCTTCCTCACCATGGCCGCATCATAGATGTCCTCCTCCTGATTACAGAACTCCGTACCTTCAAAGGCTCCCATCACTGCATGCTCTTCAAGAAGCCAATTACGCAGCGCCTTCTGCTTCTCATTGCTCAAACAGAAGTCAGGGGACTCAATGTGAATGCCATCCTTGACAATTCCATTCTTGTCCTTATAGGGAGTATTACGAAGAGTTACAAAGAGACGAATTCCATTTTCATACGAACTCAGATCATAGAAGGCTTTGAGACCCTCCATCACCTGCAAACAGAAGCCACGGATATGGTGGTCCTCAAACTTCCGTGTCATATTCATATGTGCCTGGTATTTGAAATCAAGGTCTATCAGAATCGGCTTCGCCGAATCGGATCGTGATTGTTCTACAAAGTTCATAGGCGTCATTTTCCTGACAAAGAGGTAATCGTGAAGAAGATCGAGAAACTCTGGATAGTCGTCGTCCTTAATCAACCATGTACCCTTCTTGACACCCATGCCACCCATCGTGGCCTCCTTTCCACCCGCTCGTCGATCATTCAAGAAGTGATCGAGAGGATGCTTCTTGAATTCCTCCAAAACGGGACTTATTGATGTCATATTGCTGATAGTAAATACGCAGAAAATATGATTCAAGTTTTATCCCCCGGGCTTTGTGAGGATACGCGTGAAATGAAATTTGAGTCACCAGTTAAAAACTAAGCACTATAGCAAGGAAATGAAGTGGTGCCCTACTTGTAATAATTATCTCTACCATGATGTCACGGGTGGAGAACTCTACCGAAAGTGTCTGAAGTGTGCATATAATGAGAAGGACACCGAGGGCGGCCTTGTAGTGGAGAGCCGCATCAAGGGAACTGCAGCAGAGGGTTATAAGATTCTGCTGAATGAGTTCACTCACCTGGACCCGACTCTTCCGCATGTGAAGAATATCAAGTGCCCTAACCCTGAGTGTCCCTCAAATAAGGGCGGTATGGAGCGTGATGTGATTTACATGAAGTACGATTCTGCGAATCTGAAGTTCCTGTATATCTGTACGCGCTGCCCAGAGCACACCAGTTGGCGCTCACAGTAAAGGTGTAAGTGTCTCGAGTATGGCCTCAGGTCGGCACGAAGGATTTGAAAACTTTTTTTGAGATGTGATGAGATATAACCATTCACTTGAACGCCATTTTTCAGCCATTCCCGCACATGATTTATCGCTTACGGTAAGCCATGTACTAAAAAGAGTATCGAGGGGCTGAGTCAGTTGAGTTCTCACTTGAGAAATTCCGTAGAAGGAGACAATCAGATGAAAGAGGTCACGACCTTCCTTTGGGCATGGATCAAGAGGGGGGAGGGTTCCATCGCTTGCATCTACTTGTGTGATTCCTGAATTGCCCATACAAGCGAATCCAAAATCGACAATATGGACAGTGAAAGGGCTATCAATAAGTTTCCCCTTCCACTTCATAGCAGATGGTCGAGATGAGATAATAAGATTGTCTGCTTTGAGGTCACGGTGGTCCAGTTCAAGTCTCTCTTCAAGTCGCTGCAGTATGGCTGCTGTTTGTACTAGACAATGAATAATATCCTTTTCTATAGTGCTACTTTCAGATAAAAATCGACCGCAGAGTTTTGAATCGAGCACTTCATGCATGGTAAATCCAACCGAATTATTTTCGTTACGAAAAATTTCGTAGACTCTGGGAACTCGAGAACCAAGACCTTCGGCCTCAAGAGTCTTCTGGACAATCCATTGAATAAAGGCCTCAGTCTGAATGCCGGCATCCTCCAGATTACTCGTTTTAATCAGGCAAAACTGTTTTCCAGAACTATCTGAACGAGTACACTCTTCAAGATGACCGTGGGCACCACCTCCTGACCTTCCTGTTTTTTCAAGATAGGCGCGGAGTTCTCCTGATGCAAGAAAAATCATGGATTTTCTCATCCGGGGCAGTACTATGCTCGATAATTCAGTAAATTGAAACGGTTTTGACAGACCCAAGTCTGAGCCGTCAAAAAGGGTTTGTTTCCACATTAGGCCCTCCTATTTTTAAAGGTATGTTTTAATGGATAGGAGTGATGACGGCGAATTTTACGCGTGCCGCCACTTTTAGGCACTTCTACTGCTGCTAATCCTGGTTCTACTGCAAATTCAATATCAATAGCGTCGTTTGCCTGGCTATGAATATTACCATTAAGGAATAGCCCTGCTAACATTTGAAAAACCTGTAGTCGTGGAACTGTTCTTACATCAACGTTATTAATTTTGTAGTAATAGATTTCATTTCGTTTAAATTGATCATCGATGTCGTCCCAGCGTGTAGGGGGATGATATTTAGTAAGGTCTATTATAGGAAATCTGGACAAAATATTTGCTTTTACTGTATATGTTTTTACATGAATAGTAGACTCCGTTGATAAATTATTTGGAAATGATTCGTTTTTATCTATTCTAAATTTTATTGTCCTTTGCGGTGGCGGTGCTGGTGCTGCTGGGGGTGGGGG